GAGCACCAGGCGGCACGCAACAAGCGCTCGGTCTGGGAGATACCGACGGTCCCATTCAAGGGCACCCACTTCGCCACCTTCCCACCGAAACTCGTCGACCCCTGCGTGCAGGCCGGGACACCGGAGGCCGGATGCTGCGTGGAGTGCGGAGCGCCGCGGCAGAGAATTGTCAACAAGGTCCGGACGCTGGACGGCGGGGAGGGCGTAGAAGGCACCTGGGACCACGACGAGGCCGGGCGCATCGGCGCGGCAGGAGTCGGCCATTGGCGCTACGAGACAACGGTTGAGACGCTCGGCTGGCGGCCGACCTGCGTCTGCGGCGCCCCGGCCGGCATCGAACCCGACGACATGGAGCTGATCGCTTCGCCGACCGGCGAGGGAGGCGGTGAGGACCCCAGCCAGAAGGTCGGGCGGGCCGGATACCTGAGGCCGCGGGCAGACGGAGGCGGCCTGCGGGTGATGACGCGCTTCCAACAGCGCCGCTACGCCGAACAGTTGCGCGGCCTGCGCGCGGAGACGATCAAGCGCGACCTGGAGATCACCGACGACGCATGGGCCCACTACATCCGCACCGACCGCGCCGGCGCGCGGCCTCTGCCGCCGGACAAGCTCGCCACTCTCCTCGCCTCTGGGCTTCTCGACCCCGTAGAGCCGCCGGACTGGGAGCTTCCCGAGACGCGGCCAGCGGTCGTGCTCGACCCCTTCAGCGGCGCGGGGACGACCGGGATGGTCTCCCTTCGCTTCGGCCGCTCCTTCGTCGGATGCGAGCTCAGCGAGACCTACGCGGAGATGAGTCGAGACCGCATCCGCGACGACGCGCCCCTCTTCAACACGGGGGCTGAGAGGCCGCTGGAGGCCGCGTGAAGCGCTCTGGCCCCATCCGACGAGGGAAACCCCTCAAGCGGGGCGGGCCGCTTAAGAGAGGCGCTCCGCTGAAGCGGAGACCTTCGATTCGGAGCGCTCTGGACCGCCAGCTGTCGGAGGCCTATGCGAAGGGAATCCGCCGAAAGAAATGTGCCTCTTGCGGTCGTGCTGCGCCAGGTGTAGTAATACGAGCTCATCATGTGCTGCGCCGCAAAATCCTCGAACGTGAGCTGCGAGACAGGGGATGGCCGCCAGAGAGGATTTCGACCGCGGCGTGGGACAAGCGCAACCGGCTCCCGGTCTGCGACCAGTGCCACCTCAATCACCACAACGGGACCCGACGGCTCCCGATTGACCTTGTCGTGCGCGAGGCACCGAAGGCGATCCAGTTCGCGCGGGAGCTGGACATGCTCGAGGCCCTCAAGCGCGACTACGACCAGGAGGAGAGATGAAGAGCATCGAGGAGATGACCCGTGAGCAAGAAGCGATCCAAAGTCAACTGTCGATCGAGCCTCCCGCGGTAGAGAGTTCAGCAGAAGAAGCCGCGCAAAACCCGCAAACGCCCCTAGCCCTGGCTCAGCGCAGCATCTAGAAGCAGGGCATGAGCTTCCAAGCCATCAACTGGGCTTGGGCGGTGATCGAAGCCACGCCGCTCGGCAACGGCGAGAACGAGCTCACCGACCGACAAGCCCTGATCCTCGAGCGGATCGCGCATGTCGCCAACCGCTCAGCCATCTGCTACCCCGGCAACGAGGCTCTCGGGGCGTCCACACGAAGCGACGAAAGCACTGTCACGAGGGCGCTGCGCAAGTTCGAGGCGATGGGTCTCCTGACCCGTTCAGCGAAGACGCAAAAGGGCCACAGAGGAAGGGCCTACGACACGATCAAGCTGAATCTCGGCTACGCAGCAACCCCGCACGCCAGTGCCAACGGGAAGCCGCAGCAACCCCGCACGCCAGACGGGACTAATCCCGCACACCAGCCGCAGCAACCCCGCACGCCAGTGCCTCGCACTAATAAGGGAACTGACAACGGAACTGACAACGGAACTGACGAGCTACGCGCGCGCGCCCGCGGGAAGCTCCGAATTGACGAAGACGAGGTGACAGACGAGGAGCTGGCCATCGCCCTTGCTGCGATGGGTGCTTTTAACGAACGCAACGGATCGAATCTCGGGCTGATCGGCTCGAAGGGCAAACCGACCGACGCGCTGACGCGGATCGTGATGAGGGTCCGCGAACACCCGGAGCTCGCCGCCGAGGACCACGTTTTGATCGTCCATCGCAACTTCGATGCGCCGTGGTGGAAGGAGCCCAAGCTCGGCGGCGTTGGGCCGATCTACGGGCCGAAAGCCTGGCCGCGGGCTATGGCCTGCGACGGGGTCAAGCGCTCGGAGCGGACCGTCCGCCGCAATGTCGATCGGCCGGGGCGGCGGAAGAAGGAACCGTGGTGAGTCAGCTACGAGCCGTCAGCGAAGTCGGCAACGCAGCTTGCACTGGCTGCGGGAAGACGATCGAGATCGACGGTCTGGAGGAGATGGGCGAGCCCTGGCGCGACTCGCTGGAAAGGACCGTGAAGTGCGAGGAGTGCATCCAGAAAAGCGAGGCGGCCGACGAGGAGAAAGTGCGCGCCAAACGCATCGCGCTCTACCACGGAGCCGTGCGTCTGATCGGCCTGCCGCGGGAGTTCGTTGGCCTCGGTTGGGCGGCGATGGACGAGACCGAGCCAGACGACGTGGTGGAGGGCGAGCGCGTCGTTGCCACGAAGGAGGAGGCCAGCGTGTCTCGAGCCGAAGCGATCGCCGCCGCGCAGCGCTGGGCTGAGGGCAAGACTCGAGGCCTGGTGCTGAGTGGGCGAGTCGGTTTGGGGAAGTCGCGCCTGGCCGCCGTGGCGGCGCAGGCTTTCGTCTTCTGGCGCGTCAAGGCGATGGCCGCCGACCGAGTGGAAGCCGGCGCTCAGGTCGCAGCGCCGCGCTATGTCTCGGTCCCCGCGCTCGTCAAGGCGTCGCGGGCGCGCTACGAATCCGATGCGAGAGAGTGGGCCGAGCGCGTGGTCTCCGGCTCCTCCTCGCTCGTACTCGACGACATCGACAAGGTCAAGCCCACCGAGTTCTCGATCGACCTGCTCTTCGAGGCGATCGAGGCCCGGACCTCGCAGGAGCGCTCGCTGCTCGTGACGACGAACCTCCGCTACCCCGAGCTCGAGGACCTGCTCGGCGAGCCGATCGCATCGCGCTTGGCGGGCTACTGCGAGGGCCGTCGAATCCTCGGCGAAGACAGGCGGCAGAGCTGATGTCGTCCGGCCTCAACGGGACCATTTACCGCTATGGAGCAGGCATTGCTCACCCCAGATGCGGCTGTGGAAGCACAGCTGATGAGCACCGCCGGGCCGCCCGTGGAGTTCGAGATCGTGGGGCGTCCGGTGACGTGGTCGCGGATGCGGCGAAACCGCTACGGCGCGTCTTTCATCCCTGCCGACCGGGAAGCGCACATGGCGGCGATCCGCGACTCCTGGCTGACCACCGGCCGGGAGGCTTTCCACCGCGACGAGGTGCTCTTGCTGGAAACGGAGTTCGTCTTCGACCGCAGCCGCTCGCACTTCGGCTCAGGCAAGAACCGCAACCGCGTTCTGCCGAGCGCGCCGGTGCGGCCGGGGAAGAACTGCGGCGACCTCGACAACCTCGTGAAGATCGTCAAGGACGCGCTGAACTCCATCGCCTTCCACGACGACTCTCAGATCGCCTTCCTGGTGGCGCTGAAGCGCTTCGCCGAGGGCACGGAGATGCCGCGTACCAGGGTGCTCCTGCGCGCCCTATAGAGCTTGCGACCAAGGGAGCGGCGCCGGGGGCCGTAGTGCCCCCGGCCCGCCCAAGATGACCCAGGTCTCTGAAATCGCAGCGGTCATTCGCCGCCACCACTTCCACTTCTTCGACGAGTACATGCTCCAGGAGGGGCTCGCCGGCGCTCTTGGTGCAGCGGGCCACGAGGTCAAGCGCGAGGTTCGCATCAAACGCGGTCGACTCGACCTGCTGATCGACGGATGCATCGGCCTCGAGGTCAAGATCGCCTGCCCCAAGCGCCAACTCGAACGCCAGGTGACGCGCTACCTGGAGGGGGACGAGCTGGACGGCATGGTCGTCGTCTCGGTCGCAGCGCGCCACGCGGCGATCGCCGAGCAGATAGCCGGCAAGCCAGTGGAGGTCGTCACCCTCGGCGGCGGGGCCTTGTAGTGGGCGAGCTCCTCGCCCTCGAGCGCCCCCGCCGAGACCCCAAGAAGCGCCGGACCTTCGGCACGATGAAGTACCTGCCGCCGGAGGTGGAAGTGCGGCCCCGCGGCGTCTGGGTGATCGAGGCCCAGCCCGAGGTGATGCTGCGGCTGAAGCGCATCTTCCTGCGGATCGACCGCGGCAAACGCGGCATGGTCTGGATCACGGACTCGCCTGAAATCTGCCGCGATCTCAGCTGGGTGATGCAGCGCTACCCGATGGAGATGGATGCCGGCACTCGCGTGCGGCTGAAGGAAGGCACCCGGCAGCACATCCGCACCGAAGAGACCGTGATCGACATCCTCGCTGGCCACGAGCAGCGCCTCGGCACCCGCGAGCCCGCACGCCAGCCGCGCGACTACCAGCGCGTCGCCGGCAACCTGATCCTCTCCACCAAACGCCTGCTGCTGGTGGATGACCTCGGTTTGGGGAAGACCTTCAGCCTCCTCCTGACCCTGATGGCCGAAGACGCGCTACCAGCGCTGGTGGTCACGTTGACCCATCTCCCCGGCCAGTGGCTGGAAGAGCTCGAGCTCTCCTTCCCGGAGCTGCGTGGCCACGTCGTCCGCAAAGGGACGCCGTACGACCCTTCCAAGCACCGCTCCATGAAGGGCCGCCAGCCCGACGTGCTGATCATGAACTACGCCAAACTCGCGGGCTGGGCGGACTACCTCTCAGGTCGGGTGCGCACCGTCCTGTACGACGAAATCCAGGAACTGCGGCGCGACCAGAGCCAGAAGTACGACGCCGCCGCTCAGATCGCGGACGGCGCGCTCTACAAAGCCGGGGCCACCACCACGCCGGTCTACAACTACGGCGGCGAGATCCACAACGTCGTCTCGATCCTCGACACCGACATCCTCGGCACCCGTGAGGAGTTCATCCGCGAGTGGGGCGCCGGCGACTCCGGCGACAAGCTGAAAGTCAAGGAGCCCGACGCCCTCGGCTCCTACCTGCGCAGCGAGGGGATCATGCTGAAGCGGACCCGCGAGGAAGTCGGCCGGGAGTTGCCGCCGACGGTGCGGGTCCCCCATACGGTCGAGACCGATGAGAGGACCCTGTTCCGCCTCACCGCCGGAACGCTTGATCTCGCCGACCTCATCCTCAGCCGCGCCGGCACCAAGGAGGAAGTCTTCAAGGCATCCGGCGAACTGGACTGGAAGATGCGCCATGCGACCGGCGTGGCGAAGGCGCGCTACGTCGCCGAGTTCGTGAGACTCCTGCTGGAGGAGGAGGAGAAGGTCCTGCTGTTCGGCTGGCACCGAGATGTCTACGACATCTGGCTCCAGATGCTCGCCGACTTCAACCCCGTGATGTTCACCGGCTCGGAGTCGCCAGCTGGAAAGGAGCGCAGCAAGCAGGCTTTCGTCGACGGCGACAGCCGCGTCTTGCTGATGTCGCTGCGCGCGGGCGCTGGTTTGAACGGAGTCCAGGAGGTCTGCAAGGTCTGCGTTTTCGGCGAGCTCGACTGGTCGCCAGGGGTCCATGACCAGTGCATCGGTCGGCTGCGCCGCGACCGCGACGAAGACGAGGGCAAAGTCGCCGAGGAGCGCGAGGCCATCAAGCAGGTCTTCGCCTACTTCCTCGTCGCCAACGAGGGTTCCGACCCGGTCGTTGCCGAGGTTCTCAACCTGAAGCGGATGCAGTCCGAGCCGATGATCAATCCCGACCGCCCCCTCTTCGAGGGAGCCTCGGACGCCGGCGATCGCGTCCGGCGCCTCGCTCAGTTTGTGAAGGAGAGCCGTGAGAAACGAGAGTGACGGCGACGCCCGCAACCTGCAGCGCAGCCTCGCCCTCCGGATGGAGGCTCACTTCCCCGTCGCCGCGGTTGCCGTATTGAACGCTCAGCCCGAGCTACGCGACGGCACCTTGATCCTCTTCTTCAAGCGCGAGCACCGCAGCTCCTTCAAGGAGGCGAAGAAGATGGAGTTGGGGATGCGGCACTTCTGCGACTGCGAAGTGCGAGTGGAGCGCGACTGGCACAACCTGCGAGAAGACTGAAGCGTCCGCAGCGGGTGCCACGCTCCGCGCGTCAATCCCCTTGCAAGGAGGAAGTAGATGGCTGGTCTAGTCACCGAGGGACTGCCGGATCAGGTTGCGGCAAGTCTCGCATCGTTCGTCCCAGGCGCGCTCAAGGTCGATGTCGTCTCAGGGGCGGCCGAAAACACCAACATCGCCGTCACCGGCATCGCCACCGAGGACACGGTGATCGGCGCGGTCTTCTTCCCCAAAGAAGGCGGCGCTCCGGCGAAGCTGACCGTGACGATCTCGGCGGGCAACATCAAAACCGCGACCGACACGACCGGCGGCAAAATCGTCGTCCTCTGGGCCGACAAGAGCTAGGCGTGACCCCGACCGCCTAGCGCGGTCGGGGGACTAGCTCGCTGAGCCGATCACAAGGCCGCAGAGCAAGCCGACGATCATTGCGACCACGGCGGAACCGCAGACCCACAGGATGATCCTCTCCCGCGCGTCTGAGAGGTCTTCCTGGAGGACGCGCTGGCGGCGGCGGCCCTCCCTTTCGATGTGGCCGGTCAGTTTCGCGGCCTGCTCGCAGTCCGCGCTGTCGTTGCAATAGCGGACGTTTTCGCCGCGTTCGTGGCCGTAGCCGTCGACGTGGGTGTGCTTCGCGACGCTGATCTTCGCGTCGGGCCGCGAGCGCCCGCAGATATGGCAGGTCCAGCGCAGTTCTTGGGCGTCGCCTTCTACTTCGCTCACGCGCGTTTGGCGTGCAGGTTGGGGCAGTTGGCCTGTCCGCAGGTCTTGCCTGCCTCCAGCTGGGTATTGGTGCAGCCGCAAATCTCGACAACGTTGACTGCGGCACCTTGGACTGACATGGACTTCCTCCTTGGTCGGGTGTGCCAACAAAGTTAGCAGAATCGTGTATGGTGTGCAGCAGAATCAACCCGACCAAGGAGGCCAGCGATGGCAACCACCAAGACGACGCCGAGCAAAGGCGGAGTTGACATGAAGGAGGGCGCGCGGCAGGTCCTCGCCCGCGCCAAAGGACCGCTCCACTATCGCGAGATCACCAAACGGATTCTCGCCGACGGGAAGGTCAAGACCAAAGGCAAGACGCCAGCGCAGTCGGTGAGCGCGAAGCTGGCGACCTCGGCCGCGAAGGGCGACACCTTCGTGCGCGTGGCTCCGGGGGTCTACGACCTCAAAGAGCGCGCCAAGAAGGGGGACGACGAGGAGTGACCGAGCGCTGGAAAGCCGAGGACTTCTGGCAGGAACGCGGCGATGTCCCCCCGACCGAGGGGGGCACTCTGCTGACCAGCAACGATGTCCTCTGGGCTACCTTCACCGCTGGCGCAACGGAGGCCACCGTTCTTCCCGGCCATCCCGATCCCGGATACGCGACCGTGCGCGTCCGCGGCTTGGGGTGGTTCGGGAGGCGGCGGCTGTGGTGGGTGCTGAACCAAGACAACCGAGTGCCGATCGGCCATCGCTACAAGGTCGAGAAGCTGGACGACAGAACGGAGAGGACCGATGGCTAAGAAGCTCCCGACCTTCGAGGTAGACAAACAGGGCTTGGCGAAACTCCTTGAGCGCAAAGGCAAGCAGTTCGCCGTCGCCGAGTTGATCCAGAACGCCTGGGACGAGAACGTTTCAAGGGTCTCGGTGACGCTCCGCGAGGAAGAACCCGCCGACAGCGGCGGGAGCATCTACCGCCTGGAGGTCGAGGACGACTCCCCCGAGGGCTTTGCGGACATCGCCCACGCCTACACGCTGTTCGCCGACTCCAAGAAGAAGGACGACCCCGAGAAGCGCGGGCGCTTCAACATTGGCGAGAAGCTCGTGATCGCCATGTGCCAGACCGCGGTGATCGAAACGACCAAGGGCATCGTCCGCTTCACCCCCGATGGCCGCGAGATGGACGACAGCCAGCCGCGAAAAGCAGGTTCGATCTTCCGCGGCTTCGTCCAGTTCAGCGACGAGGAGGCCAAGGCCGTCGAGCGGCTCGTCAACCGCCTGATCCCGCCCGCAGGGGTGACGACTACCTTCAACGGCGTCGAGCTTGCCCACCGCGAGCCGGTCCGGGAGTTCGAGATCAGCTTGCGCACCGAGCGCGCCGACTCAGAGGGCTTTCTGAGGCCGACCACGCGCAAGACGCGGGTGGCGATCTACCAGCCTTCGGAAGGGGAAGTCGGCCAGCTCTACGAGATGGGAATCCCGGTCGTCGAGTCCGGGGACACCTATCACGTAGACATCGCCCAAAAGGTGCCGCTCAACACCGACCGCGACAACGTGCCGCCGAGCTTCCTGCGCGATGTGCGAGCCGCGGTCCTCAACGCGACCCACGAACTGCTGACGCCCGCCGAGGCGGGGGAGACCTGGGTCGATCACGCGATCGAGGACGAGACCGTCACCGAGGAAGCGGTCCAGTCGGTCGTCAGCGCGCGCTACGGCGACAAGGCCGTGATTGCGGACCCGAGCGACCGGGAGGCCGAGAAGATCGCCGTGTCCAAGGGCTTCACCGTAATCCCCGCGGGTGCCTTCTCGAAAGCCGCATGGAAGAGCGTCAAAGGCGCTGAGGCGGTCAAGCCTGCGGGCCAGGTCACGCCCTCACCGGACCCGAGCGCGGGCGAGGACAAGCTCGACATCATGGACCCCGAGCATTGGCCCAGCGCGGTGACGGAGTTCGCTGCTTACGCGAAGGAGCTGGCCGCGGTTGTTCTGGGGGTTGCGGTCAACGTCCGGGTGGTTCAGCCCAAGAACCGCTCGGAGTGGCCCTACAACGCGACCTGGGGACGCCGAAGCGCGACGACCGCCGAGCTGACGTTGAACTACACCGCCCTCGGCTACTCGTTCTTCGAGAAGGCCGTGAGCGGCCCCGTCTGCTCTGTTCGGGCGCACGAACTGCTGATCCACGAGTTCGCCCACCAGGACGCGCCCGAACACCTCAGCGAGGCGTTCTACGACGCCTGCTGCAAGGTCGGCGCGCGGCTCGCCGCGGCTCTCGCCGATGAGCCGGATCTGCTCGAGCACTCCCAGAAGGTAGCGGCATGAAAGGGGTCAAGATCAGCGTCAAACTCGGGCCGATGGAAGAAGGCTCGCTCAAACTGGAGGCTGGTGCCGTGCTGATCGAACTGGACGCCGAGCGGGGTGTCAGCAAGGAGCTGGAGGGGCTGATCCGAGAGGCCACCGACAACGCGAAAGCGGCGTCGATCATCGGCAAGGCGGGCTCGTGAACGCGCGCGAGGCTTTTCTTATCGCCATCGCCGCGCACCAGGGACAGGACGACAAGGGCGGTGTCCCCTACATTTTCCACCCGCTCTCGGTGGCCGACAAGGTCAAGGGTCTGGGCGAGGACTTCGAGGTCGTCGCCCTGCTCCACGACGTGCTTGAGGACACGCGCTACCCGCTCCACGAATCAGATTGGTCGCCCCGACAGCGGGAGGCGATCTTCGCCATAACCCAGCGCCGCGACGAGCCCTACTTCGACTACATCCGACGCTGCCGGGAGGATTTCATCGCACGGGTAGTCAAGGTGGCCGACCTGAGACACAACCTGTCCCCGGAGAGAAACGGCGTCCTGCCGGAGAAGGAAGCCGCGAGTCTTCGCGCTCGTTACGAGAAATCCCTGGAGATTCTCGATGGGACCGACGCCGCGGCGTCGCCGGGAAGCTAGGCTAGGTAGACCGACCAAGGAGTCCTCCATGCCAGATGCACTCGCCTACGTCCTGATCGTTGTGCTTGCTCTTTCCGTCGTCGTCCTCGGCGTCATGTTCCTGCGCGCGTCAGGTGCCGAGGAGGAGTGCGCGCCTTCTGCGATTCCAGCCGAACCCCTGCCCCCACCGGCAGACGACTCGCCCAAGCTGAGCAAGCTCTCCGATGAGGCGCTGCGCCTCTTCGAGGAGGCCGGCGCGTCTTGGTGGTCAGAGGTCTGGGGAACGAAAAACCCTGAGCCACCCTACGACTGGGCGCAGGAGGGTATGCCGCGCGCCTTCGTCGGCGCGGGACGCGGGAGGGCGATCTGATGCCCGAGAAGGTCACGATCACCCGCTGCAAGGGCGAGCTCGTAGGCGCGGCTGAGGCCGCGGAAATCCTTGGGGTCAAAGTCCCACAGATCACTCGTTGGCGGCGCGCCGGAAAGATGCCGCCGCCCGTCGAGGAACTGCGCGCTACCTACGTGTGGCTGCGCACCGACGTGGAGCAGATGGCCGCGTCGCGCCGGCGCCCCTGAACCCTTTTTCCTCTTCCCGCTGTCCCCGAGCAAGGAGGTGACGCCACGGACAACCCGACAGACCCGCGCTGAACGAAGTCAACGTAGGAGTGCGCCGCCAAAGAGCCTCGTCCAGAGGAACGCCCAGGCGGTAGCTGCGTGGGTCGGGCTTTCCGATGACCCGAACAAGGAGGCAAACCGATGCGGAAACGCATCAGCGTCATCGCAATCGCGGTGGCGCTCGCGGCGCTCCTAACGAGCACCGCAACCACGCAGGGAACCGACGTGCATCCGTCGCTCAAGGAACGTTTGGGCTGCTACGAGATCACGACGGTCCAGGACTTCCGCGGCTTTGCCGAGAAGGTCTGGGACAAGAAGCGTTGGCGACGAGAGGGAGGTCAGCCCAAGCAGGCCACCCTCGACGCCATGCGAGAGAAGGTCCGCTGCGCGCGAAGCGCCAGCCACCGCAAGGCACAGAAGCGCGTCTGGCGGAAGCTCAAGGCGGCCTACTACGACTATCGCCAACGGAAGCGGGAACGAGCTCGCTACCTGAACGCGATCAACCCGCCTGGGGCGTCCGTGCTTGCCGCGATTCGCTCCTGCGAGTCGGGCGGCAACTACCAGATCATCGACTCGAGCGGCACCTATTTCGGTGCCTACCAGTTCAACCTCGCCGCTTGGCAGGAGGTCGGAGGGTCCGGCCTTCCGAGCGACGCCCCGCCCAAAGAGCAGGACGAACGGGCGGCGGTGCTGTATCGGATTCACGGCTCTTCGCCCTGGCCGGTCTGCGGCGTCTAGACGATCGGGGAGGGGCTTCGGTCCCTCCCCGAAAGTCAATCCAGGGGTAGGTGCAGCAGATGGGTCTAGGCTGGTTGAGCCAGTCCATGCCCGCAAACTTCCTCAAGCATGTATGAACGGCGACCTGCTCCCGCCGCGACTGCTCCAGGGCGCGGGCCTACTCCTTCTCTTCGCCTCGTTCGGATGGTGGGTCTACTCGGGCAGCGAATCCGCTCTTCTCGTGGGGGCCGCGCTCTCCTTGATTGGCTTGGGCTCCTACTCGCAGGCCGCCCAATCGCTACGTCGGCGGAACGGCAACGGGAGACGGGACGACGAGGATGCCCGATGACCGACGCGCGCGTCCGCATCAACATCCTCCTCGTTGCGATCGCAACCTCCTACCTGACCCTCGGCGTGGCTAACGCAGAGTGGGCGGCTTCGCTGTGGTGGATCTACGCCATGATCTCGGGGACGCTGGCCTCCGCCAACCTGATCCTCGCTCACCGCAGCGAGAAGCGCAGGCGCCACTGATGCCCGAGAAAGACCCCAAAGAACCGCTCCTGCGCGAGGAGTACGAGCGCCGGCACAAGGCGCTGCAGACCAAGTACGAGACCTTCGCGCGCCGGACCTATCGCACCCTGGCCGTGTTCTTCGTCGGCCTGCTGCTTACCGCGGGCGCTGCGGGGTATCTGATCAACGAGAACGGCGAGCGCTCCGGCGAAATCACCGAAAGCCTGGTCAAAGGCTGCAAGGAGAGCGGCAACTCTCTGCGCAAGACGGTGCGCAAGTTCGGCTCGACGCTGATTGAACAGACCCAGCGACAGATCGACCAGAGCAAAGCCTTCGAGAAGTCCGGCGTCCTCGCAGAATTTCTCCCTAACTTCACGCCCGAGGAGCGACACGCGCTCGTGGTCAAAAGCCGTCAGGAAGACCGCAAAACCAAGCGCGAGTTGCGCAAAGCGAAGGCGAACGCCCACCCTGTTGCCTGCGAGGCGCGGTACCCATAAGTAGCCCGCATATTGCGGAATCACCTGTGCCCAGCGTCCGTGGGCTTGGGTAGCTTCCTGGAGGTGCCCGACCAAGTCACCGAGCCGCCAGCGCTTGCGGCCCGCCCCCATCACGGCGGCTTCCCGATCCCCTTCATCACCGCGATCGTCGACGGCCGCCCCGACTTCAAAGTCCATGATCAGGCGCTGCGGGCGAGCTGTGCGACTCGAGGCCTGTGTCAGCTCTGCGGGACAGAGATGGAAGGCGGCGAGATGGCCTTCGTCGGCTTCCCGCGTTCGATCGAGCGCCGCGTCTTCGGCGAGCCGCCGGCCCATCCTGCCTGTCTTGACTACGCCTTCTCGGTCTGCCCCTGGCTCGCCGGGCGCGGCTGGGCCGAGGGCTGGGAGGAGAAAGCGCGCGTTGCAGGGATTACTGTGGCGCCAACCCCGGCCCCAGCTGAGGTGATGGGCGTCCTCTACACCGACCGCTTCTGGCTGGTCGACGACGACGAGGGCGTCAGCGACTTCAAGTTCCACGCGGGCGAGCCGACCCGCGCGATCGAGTGGAGGAGCCGTGGCTAGCTTCGTCTGTGCCTGCGGGAACAGCATCCCAGTCGAGGAGGTGGTGACGGTGGTGAACCGTCCGCCCCGCGTCGATCCCGTGACCAGGGCTGTCAAAGCGCAGTCGGTCGTGCTCTGGCCGAGCATGGTCATCTGCGGGAGTTGCGGGATGGAGATGAAGGAGGTGGAGGATGCCTAAGAGCGCCCTGGCCTGCCTCGATGCCTTGCCTCAGTACCTCGGCTCCAAGCGCGAGCTCACGCCGGCGATCTTCCGCGCCGTGGGCCTGGCCGGCTTCCCGCCAGGGCGGGGCCATGTTCTGCTCGACGCCTTCGCTGGCGGATGCAGCGTCGCGCTCACGGGCAAGGCGCTCGGCTACCAGGTGATCGCCAACGACGTGAGCCTGCGAGCCGAGGCTGTCGGCCTCGCGTTCGTGGAGAACGACCGGGTGCGGCCGAGTACCGAGGATGTCGGCGTCGCCCTCGAGACCGGCGTGGAGGACTGGTGGCTGCCGCCGGTCAAGGACCTGCCCTGGCCCGATGGCGCTCGCGAGCTCCTCGCTCAGATCGCCAAGGCAGCGATGAGCTACGAGGACCCCGCTCGCCGAGCGCTGATGCGCGCGCTGATGCTGAAGACCGCGACGCGGCTCTCGATGTGGGGCCAGGTGCGATCGCTCGGCGTCTCCCACGCGCGCCGGGAGCAGTGGGATGCGATGACCCGCACGCAGATCGAGCGAGTGCCCGCGCTCACCCGGCCACGCTCGATGATGCTGAAGGCGCTGAAAGCGATGCAGCAGGGGGTCTTCTCCAACGGCTACGAGAACCGGATGCTCCGCTACGACGTGCTCGATGTCTTCGACGCCGACCTGCCGATCGCCGACGTGCTCTACCTCGACCCCCCCTACCCCGAGACCGAGACCTACGAGCGCAACTACTGGGCGCTCGACGGCATCCTCGAAAACGCTGCGCCGCCGCAGGGCCCAAGCCGCTTCAGCCGCGCCGGCGGCTGGCGTCACCTGGGCGATGTCTTCGATGCCGCGGGCGACATCACAGTCTGGGTCGTGAGCGTCGGCGGCAAGGGCGTCGATCCAGAAGAGCTGGCAGAGATGGCACGCGAGCGCGGCCGCGTCGTCAAGCAGCACGCGATCCGCTACGGCCACATCACCTCCAAGGAGAACGAAGAGACCAAGGCAACCAGTCACGAGCACATCCTCGTGGCGACCTGAAAGGACAGCGATGGCAGAGAACACGCAGTACGTGGTGCTGAAGCTGGTCACGGCCGATGAAGTGGCCGAGCTCGCCAACCAGGGCCGGGAGTTCTGGTTGACGATCGACGACAGCGTTGGGGCAACCGGCAACACCGAGGCGATCAAAGCCGCGACCAAGGACATGAGCGCTGAGGAGAAGAAGGGCACCTACGCTGCGCCCTCGGTGCGCAACTTCCCGGTGCTCAAGCGCGACATCCGCACCGAGGAGATCGACGACTTCGGGACGCCGAGCACCGCTGGGACCAGGCCACGCACGAAACCAGAGCCGACGCCGGATGTCTAAGAGCATCGAAGAGGGTCTGCGCCAGCCCGATCTGCAGATCGAGAACCTGCCGATCGAGAGCGTCCAGCCCGACCCCGCGAATCCCAACGAGCTCCCGGACGACCTGCTCGACACTCTCAAGCAGGATGTCCGGGAGCGGGGCTTCGTTCAGCCCGTGCTGGTGCGCCCGCTCGAGGGCGAGGAGGAGCGCTACCAGATCATCGACGGCGAGCATCGCTGGAAAGTGCTGCTGGAGCTCGGCGCCGAGACCGTCCCGGCTGTCGTCGAGGACGTGAGCGAGGACGACGCACGGCTGCGCAACATCACGATGAACCGCCTGCGCGGTTCCTTCGTGCCGATCAAACTGGCCCTGCTGCTGGCCGACCTCAACCAGCGCATCCCCGAGGACGAGCTCCGCCGGCGTCTGGGGATGGATGAAGCCGAGCTCAAGGACTCGCTGCGGCTGGCGGAGTTCACCGACGAGCTCCCCGACAAAGTGCGCGAGGCGACCGAACGCGAGGAGAAAGAGGCGCCGGAGGTCCTACAGTTCGTGCTGACCAAGCGCGACGCGAAGGTGGTAGAGCGAGTGATCGGCAAACTCACCAACGAGACGACGGACCGGGCTAAGGCTCTGGTTCAGCTCTGCCGCGAATACGAGAAATCAGGCAGCGGCTAGGGTCGTCTGGAGGGAGGACAAAGTGCTCGAACTGATCGGCGGCCCCTTCGACGGCCGGACTTACAACCGCAACCCCGATGGCAACGAGGTCCTGGTCGGTCCCCAGGGGCAGATTCGCAACCCTGGTCCTGACCTCGGCGAGAACACCCGCTATGTCGAGGATGGGGTCTGTCAGGGCTGTGGGGTCCGGGTCGAGAGCAAGACCGCCTCTGCCTCAAGCAAGAACCTGAAGGTGCGCCGCTTTGTCCTTGAGGAGATGGCGAAAGGTCAATGCGATTTGTGTGGAAAGAAGGTGGCTTGATGGAGGAGTTCCCGCGCTGTGGTTTGCCCGAGGACAAAATCGACAACGCGCGCTTCGAGGACCTGATCCTCACCAGGGTTGATGCGAAGCGAGGCTCCAGCAGCTACGGCGTCGAGGCCGAAGGAAGAGGCTTCGGATTCGCCAAAGCGGCCGCCGTCCAGGCGGGCGTAGAGCCGCCCGAGGTTGGCGATCGCGTGAGGCTCTGGAGCTACCGGGGTTCGATGATCCTGGGCATGGCACTGCGTGGCACCGTGCTCTTCTACCGCACCGAAGAGGAGAACCAGGCGCAGCTTGCCGCCGAAGGCGAAGAGCGCGAAGCCAAGGAAAAGAAGGAGTGGGAAGACCACGGCAAGGCCGAACTTCAAGCCCGCTACGAAAAGCTCCCCGAGGCCTTCCGTCATCGCCTCGATAAGTACCGTAACGGGCCGAACAAATCCTTTGGCTGGCAGTACGAAAGCTACGAGATGTTCTGCTGTGAGCAGGCTGTCGTCTATGCCGAGCAGGCGAAAAAAGTGGTTTCTGTCGCAATGGGAGACACCGCCGAGGTTGCGGCCTACTACGAAGGCAAGGGCGAGAAGTCAACCCCGCCGACGCCCGAGCTTCGCTGGCTCTTTTGGTGGAACGCGCTGAACTCGGTCGAGTACGACTACGACTACGAGCGCCAAACGGCTCTGATGCCGGGCATGTCGGGCGACCACTCCGGCAACACCCACGGCACGGCTTTCCAGCTCGCTGTGATCTGGCTGAGCCCTGAAGAGGGTCTGGGTGATGAGGGTGTAGTCAAGCGCTTCGGCGCGCTGGCGCCCCTGGTCGGCTCAGAGACCTACGGAGACTCGATGCCCGAGGAGGCCCCCGCTGGGTAAGAACGTCACCGTCGTCATCAAACTCCCCAGGGACGAGGAGACCGAGGGGATCAAGGTCGGCGACATCATCCGTGTCGAGCAGGCAGAGACCGAGAACGCGGTCGGGCCGGTCGGCTCCGTTGTCGTCGTATGCAAGGTGATCGTGCCGCCGCACACCTTCGCCGACGAGGAGATCGGCGTGCCGGTCGAACTTCTGCCGGTCTCGGAGGCCAAGAACGCGACGATCCTCGTCACCGCTGAGTCCCAGAGACGGTCGTGAGCCGAGAAATCGAAATCTGCTACAACGACCCCGAGGGCAACCCTCTGCCGCCGCGCGAGGTCCTGGCGATCCTTGGGCGCAGCGGCACTCCCTTGCACTGGCTCGATCGCCGCGAGTGCGACGAGGCTGGCAGGGTGGCTGCGGCGGGCACAGACGAGGAGTGCGCGACTCTGCTGGAGAAGCTGGAGAAGGAAGCCAACCACCGGCTCGCTATGTGGCGGTGGAGCCAGTGAGCGTCGAGGACCTGCGCGAGCCCTCAGAGGAGGCGCTGACTCGCTTCAGTGACGAGGAGGGCTACCAGCCCTACGCGCACCGCGCCCATCTGCGCTTCAAGGCCCTGGCCTTCTACCTTTGGCGCTTCGCCTGCGACGGCCACGAGGCCGCGGCGCTGGCTACCTGCGATCGCTACGGGCACGAAGTTCGGGGCGGGCGCTGTGAACGTTGCGGGAGGCCGCCGCGATGATCGACCGAGTGATCTGCGGCGCTCTGGCGTTGGCTTGCATCGGCCTCGCCGGCGTCGTTCTCTACGCCACGGTTATTCACTAGCCCTGCTGCGGGCTACGATTGCTGCGTGGCCCGCGCCAAAAATGCCGCTGAGAAAGTTCAGCGGGACCGCCAGATTGTCGCTGCTAAGGCCCGCGCGCTCTCCGACGCCACCGTCGCTGAGACCTTCGGAGTCTCAGAACGCCATGTGCAGAACGTCATGGCCGAATACCGTGAGAGCCAGCCGTCGCTGCGCACCATCGACCCGATCGAAACCGTCGAGCAGGTCCTCTTCGAGCTGAGGGGCACGATCGAGGAGCTGGCGCTGATCTCCAGCTCCACCAAGCAGGACGCGGTTCGCGTCGGCGCGATCTCCAAGAAGCTCGACGCCACCAAGCAGATGACCGCCTTGATGCAGGCGACGGGCGTCTTGCCGAACGACCTCGGCACGCTCAAGGTGGACATGGACGTGCGCGCCTTCGCCGCCACGGTCCTGCGCGTCTTCACCGAGGAGGGCGTGCCGCAGGAGACCGTGGCGAAGGTGATGGACGAGATCGCCTCCTTCACCGGACGCCAGCTGCCGAGTGGCAACGGGGACAGCTGATGGCGGGGCCGCTGACCAAGTTCGCCAAGCGCGAGGAGGTCGCAGCGCCCAAGCTCGACCCCCTGCAGGCGGTGCTGGAGATGTACCAACTGCAGCAGGCCGACGCCGCCAACCGCCGCACCCCCTTTCTGGACTGGGCGCTGCGGGTGCCCGAGCCCAAATCGGGCACGCTCGACTTCGACCGCTTCCCCTTCCAGCGCGAGCTCTACGCCGAGGGCGCCTACGAGAAGGAGATGGTCATCAAAAAGGCGACCCAGCTCGGCATCTCCGCCTGGCTGACCCGCTGGGTCATGTACCACGCCGACATCGGCGCTCTGGTCGCGCTCTACGTCTTCCCCAAACTCGCCCAGATGTACGACTTCGCCGACGCCCGCGTGAAGCAGGCGATCCTGGGCTCGGAGTACCTGCGCGGCCGGGTGCCGCCGGCGCATGTCCAGAACAAGGGGCTGCGGCAGATCGGGCTGGGGATGGTCTACTTCCGCGGCTCGGAGGTCAAAACGGCCCTGGACTCGGTCGACGCCGACGTGCTCGCCCTCGACGAGTACGACACCCTCACCCAGGAGAACATCCCCGACGCCGAACGCCGCATCTCCGGCTCCGACATCGCCCTGATCCGCCGCGTCGGGGTCCCCTCGACGCCCAACTGGGGGATCGACAAGCTCTACAACGAATCCGACATGCGGCGCTGGATGGTCAAGTGCGAGTCCTGCCGCACCCAGCAGCACATCGAGTTCCCCGACAACGTGGACCTCGAGGCGGCGATCGTCATCTGCAAGAAGTGCCGCAAGCCGCTGGATGTGCGCAAGGGCGAGTGGGTCGCCGAGCACCCCGACCGCGACATCCGCGGCTACCACATCCCGCGCTTGGTCAAACCCAACACCAACGTCGCGGAAATCGTCAAGGCCTCGAAGAAGACCAACCCGACCGAACGCAAGACCCACCACAACAAGGACCTGGGTCTGGCCTATGCCGACGAGGAGGGCCGCCTCTCCGACGAGGCGATCGCCGCTGCGTGCCGCGCCTACGCGATGGCTCCTCGCGACGGTGGCTACCGCGGTCCCAACCTCGTGACGATGGGCGTCGATGTCGCCTCCACGAGGGCACTGAATGTGCGCATCTCCGAGCACTTCGGCGAGCGCAAGCGGGCGCTGCTGATCGCGCGGGTGGACAACTTCAACGAGATCGAAAAACTGATCCGCCGCTTCAACGTGAAGATGTGCGTGATCGACCATGCGCCCGAGGAGCGCATGGCGCGCAAAGTGGCCGAGAAGTTCCCCGGCCGCGTCTACCTCTGCGCCTACGCCCAGAACCAGGGGCAAATCTTCGCCGTCAAGGAGGAGCTGCGCCTCATCACCGTGCGCCGGGTCGAGGCGATCGACGCGACCTACGATCTGATCCGCCGCCAGCTCAACGAGCTCCCCGGCGGCCGCGGCGGCGATCCCGAAGCTCTGCCGGAGGGCTACAAGGAGGAGCTTCAGGGCGAGGTGCGCGAGGCCGAGACCGACGAGTTCGGCCGCACCACGGTCCACTACCGCAAAACCGGCGCCAACGACTACACCCACGCCGAGGTCTACGACGTGGTGGCGACCGAGGCCTGGCACTACCGCCAGGGCGTCGAGTCGGAGCTGAGCGAGGACACGCAGCCGCTCGACGACATGATCGAGTTCGAACGAGCCAAGCTCGACCCGATCGGCAGCCCCGCTTCACCGAGCGAATACGACCCCGGATTTGAAGGGAGCAACGAGTATGAACCCGGCTTCGAAGACTAGGTCTGCTGCGATGCGTCGGAAGCGCGCTCTACGCTTCCGCCTCAAGTGGCCGCAGCGTCTCAACTTTGCGTCGCCTGCCCGGCGGCTGAGCCGATCGGTGATGCCGGCAACGGCCCAGCCGTCCGTTGTCGAGTCGAGCACTCCGTCATCACCGCGGCAGAGAACCCCAATTCACTCGTCGCCTTCTGTCTCGGCGAGTACACCCAGTGCCCCACCTGGCGCGCGGAGAAGGAGCGAGGGTGGGCGCGCAAACGAGAGCTGGTCAGCGAGCGTGAAAAGGTCTGATGCCTCCAGCCAGGTCAAACCCGAGGCGGGCGACTATCTGCAGAACGGCAAGCGGCTGGTGATGGTCTTGTCCTACACAAAGACGGGCGCATTTCGGGTCGAAGACGCCCAGACCTACAAGGTGGACACGCTGAGTTCGCTCGAGGGCTGGAAGCCGGTGGAGCGGCGACATGGCTAGCGAGGACCAGCGCACTCAGGCGGCCGAAGTACGCAAAGTCCTGAAGAACGCCTGGGAACGCGGGGAAAAGAGCGGCGAAGAGCGCGGCTATGAAGCCGGGCTGAAGTACGCCATGCGCCAGGCGCTGCTCAAGACCCACGCCGAGGCACTGGAGGCCGCGGCGAAACGAGTCGATGACGAGCCGGCGACCACTGGCTTCAAGGAGGCCGCCAGCATCCTGCGCGACCTCGCCGCTCAGGGACCTCCAGAGGAACCGGAAAGCAAGGTCATCGAGCGGAAAGCGGGCTAAGTGGCCGAGCGCCCCTTCATCCGCCGACTCCGCGAGGCAGCGGAAGACCGCACCGGCCTCACCGTCCGCAAAGGCGAGGAGGTTCAATTGCTCGAGGCCTCCTACGAAGAGCGCCGCGCCCTGCAGCGCGAGCTGGACCTGCTCGCCTACACCGCCCTGGACTACTTCGGCGGCAACGAGCAGGACCTCCAAGCCGTCGAGCGCCGCAAACTCGCGCAGCGATCGCGCGTCGCCTGGCAGAAAGACGCTCAGGCCGGCGGCGCCGTCGATCTGCTCAACGACTTCACCTTTGGCCGCGGCGTGCCGAAGCCCAAATGCGCAGACCCTCTGGTCCAGGAGGTGGTCGACGAAGCCTGGGACGACCCCGACAACCAGCTGATCCTCACCTCCTACGCAGCGCAGATGTCTCTGGGCGTGGACCTCTCGACCCAGTCCAACATCTTCTTCCTGATGTTCGACGAGGGCAAGGACGGCAAGGTCAAGGTCGGCCTGCTCGAACACGACTCCGTCGAGAACGTCGTGCGCGACGAGGACTTCCGCCAGCGCATCCTCTGGTACGTCGCCCGCCGCAAGATCGTCAAGTGGGACTTCGACAACGACCAGGCCAAAGTCCAGCTGGAGCGCGACCGCGACGTGATCGAAAACCGCCCGGTCCGCTACTACGCGCACTGGCAGAACGTCGAGGTGGCCGAAGAAGAGCGCAAGCTGGAGAAGCCGCCCAAGGACAAGGAGGGCAAAGGCAAGGTCTTCCACCTCTACGTCAACAAGACGAGCGAGGCGGCCTTCGGGCACCCGATCATGGACCGGACGCTGCGCTGGTTTAGCGCCTACAACAACTTCATGGAGGCGCGCGTGGACATGGCGCGCGCCGCCGCGGCGCTGATCATGAAGCGCAAAGTCCAGGGCACCAAAAACCAGGTGGAGCGGATGGCGATGCAGGCGCTATCGCGCCGCTCGGTGCTCGGCGCAGCTGTGGAAACCGCCGACATGGTAGGCCCGAGGGCGGCCTCGGCGATGACCGAGAACATGGAGGTCACGCACGAACCGCTGAAGCTCGACTCCGGCGCTGCGAACGCGGAGACCGACGGGCAGATGATCCGCTCCCAGATCAGCGCCGCCACCCACTTCCCGCAGCACTACCTCGGCGACGCGGGCTCAGCCAACCTGGCCACGGCGACGAGCATGGAGCTCCCCGTCCTCAAGCACGTCGAGGGCCGCCAGGAGGTCTTCGAGGGCGTCTTCCGCTGGTTCGTCGACCGCGTGATCGAGCGCGCTGTCGAGGCGGGCACGATCCCGAAAGAGCTCACCGAAGAGGAGAAGGCAGAACGGGCCGAAGAGGAGGAAGCCAAAGAAGCCAACCGCGAAGGTCAGGTTCCCCCGCCACCGCAGGAAGCGCCGCCGACCCAGCTCCAGGCCGCCCACGCGGAGGCCACCGAGGACGAAGAGGACACCGAGCGCGACCTCTCCTACGAGTTCTCGATGCCGAGCCCGCTGCGCCGGATGTTGAACGATCTGGTCGGCGCCGTCGAATCCATCGCCAAGACCTTCGACCCCAACGGCACCAACGTCGAGCTCTCCCGCATCCTGCTCAGCGTCGCGCTCGGTGAGGCCCTGGAGGTGGAGGACCCCGGTGCGGTCGTCGAAAGGGTCTTCCCGCCGGGCTACGAGGACCCCGTGCTCGCCCAGGCGATGCAGGCCAAACAGCAGGAACAGATGGGCGAAGGCGAAGAAGGCGAAGAAGAAAACCCCTACGGCGGTCGGATGAAATCCCAGACCCCCGAGGAAGCTGCGAAAGCGCCCTACGGTGCGCAGGAGGGGCGGGTCACTCCGCTCGGCCGAGACGGCCACCCGATCCGCGAGGCTGCCTTCACCCAACTGCCCGCCGACGACCGCGCGCGCAGCGAGGAGCGCACCGACGAGCTCAGCGAGAAGTTCGACGAGACCGTGATCGCCACCGCCGAGCGCGCCCTCGAGCTAGCCCTGGGCGCCCACCAGAACGGTGCCAGCAGTGGCTGATGCCTGCCGAGTCGAGAGCAGCGCGCCCCGCTACCCAGTGGAGGAGGGCGAGCTGGCGCGAGTCAGCGGCGTCTTCACCGACCTGGAGAGCGGGGAGGCGATCGACCCCGACGTGGTCCGCTTCTTGCACCGCCGCGGCGAAGGCGACACCGCGACGCTGACCTATGGCGATGACGCAGAGGTGGTCCGCGAGGAAGCGGGCGTCTACCACGTCGATGTGCCGACCGAGGACGAGGGCGTGCTGCGCTGGCGCTGGGAGAGCGCCGGCGACTTCATCGGTGTCTCCGAGGGCCAGGTCACGGTGCTCGCCAGCGGCGTGCTGTGAAGCGAAGCGAACACCGCACGGTCTGGATCTTCCGAGACGACGGGCACTGGTATGAGGTCGGCGTCCCCTACAGCGACGAGTTCGCTGCCGCACTGGGCCGCTGTCAGCCAAAAGCCTGGCAGGTCGCGCTGAACGCGATCGAGAAGCTGATCGCGGCAGTCGATCAGAGCTAGGCGACGGGGCGACGGGCCAAAGCCCGCCGCCCGTCTCGCTACTCGAGAGGTAGAGCCGCGATGCCGACGCCTACTGCCGCGATGTCCGCCGCCAGAATCTCGGCGAGAGTCACCAGGATCAACACGATCGCCACGGTGTAGCGGAGGGTGATGATCCGCCTGGAGCGTCGCGCTTCGCGGCGATGCTTGAGGCAGGTTTCTTCTCGCCGACGAGCGATCTCTGTCGGTGAACGTGGCTGGGCCTGTGGCTCGGCGAGGCTCATCGTCGTCGTCGCCATAAGCTCCCTTCCCTTGGTCGGTTTCGTCGCCAACAAAGTTATCAGCTACGCGGTAAGCTGTGGACCCCGACCAAGGAGGAAGTGATCGTGGATTACCGCGAGGCAGTTAAAGCACACGAGCGCGCCCAGCAGCGGGAGAAGAGGCTCCGTGAATCGCTCCAGGAGTTGACCGACACTGGCATCGCTGCTGTCCTGCTCTGGATCAGCTACTTCTTCATCAAGCGCGGGATCATCAAGCGCGGCGGGCCAGAGTGGGCGGCCTACGGCATCGCGCGGCTGGCGATGGCGATCTACTCCCAGCCGACCAAAGAAGCGGCGACGAAGTTGCGCGAACAGATCGAAAAGGACCAGGGTTGGGTCGAGCCCGCTCACGCCGCCAGGGGCCGAGCCCAAAGCCGAGGCCAAACCATGAGCGACGGCTTCAGCTTCACCTTCGAAGGCAAGCCCGCAGCGACCGTCTTCGAGCTGACCGAACGGATCAGCGAAATAGCGAAGGCAGGGGACAAGGAGAAGGCGGCTCGCTTTCTGGACGAGTACACCGCGGTCCTGGCCCAGCACGCCAAGGAAGAGAAAGTGCGCAACGCGCCGCGGGCGGTCGCCCAATCCAACGTCGGCTACCTGAGTGGCTACTTGGACCCCGAGACGATGGGTAAGGCACTGGAGGTCTTCGATGTCTCCCACCCGGTCTTCGGCCAGTCGGTGCCGACGCCGACCGAGGCGATGGCCGCCGGAGAGCGAGATGGGGCTGAGGCTGAGAGATGAGCCAACCAACGGAGACCAAACCCGCCCTCTGTCCAGATTGCAGACGCAGACTCAAGCTTGTTCGGCGCGTCCCCGAGGACGTGGAGTTCGAAGGCTATAAGCCAGGCGATGTAGTCGAGTCGCGCGGCGTGCTTCGCTCTGTGGACATGGGAGCTGTCCTGCTCTGGGTCGAACAGGGCGACCGCTTCGAAGACGCCAGTGGTCCTGGTCCCGATGGAGGAGCGCTCGGCGAGGTTGAGTGCGAGGAGCACGGCGAGCTAAGCGTCGATGCGCTATGCGCGCACTACGAGGCGAAGCTGTAACCCGCAGGAACCCGCTCGGGCCGATCTTCCTCTTGTCGGGCATCTTCGGCCTGATGATCGGCGTCTGGCTGGTCGGCGGCGTCTTTGTGATCTTGGGCGCCGCCGCCGTCGTTCTCAACGGACGCTAGGGCGCACTCCGCCGACGTAGCCTTCGCTCGCCATGATCCGCTCGCACTCCGGGCAGATCGGGCGACCGCAATCCGGGCAGGCTTCCTGGCCGTTGTAGGGCGAGCAACCCGGCGCGGGGAGGCAGTCATACGGCGCTCCGCAGACCGTCTTGTCGGAGTGCTCCATCACTTCCAGGATGTGGCAAACGTCGTCCTCGTCTAGGACAGGGACGGTCGTCTCAGCGACTTGCGGCGGATCGAGGACGGTCGGGATTGCCTCAGGATAGCCGCGAGCCGACCTATCATCGCCTTCGATGCCGAGGGAAAAGCCCGAGGAACAGCGACCCGGCACCAGCGGCGTCGCAGCCGGTACTGCGGCGGCGGGCACCGCGACCGCGGGCACCGCCGCCCCGGCTCCAGTCACCGCCGGAGTCGGGGCGGTCGGCATCGCCCAGACCACCGCGGCGGTTCTCGCGGCACTGCGCGCGTTCTGGGGCGGGGAGGACGACTTCATCTGGCTCTACCAGTCCCTCCTGCGCCGCCACCCCGAGCTACAGCCCGATGAGCTGAAGAAGCTAGCCGATCGAGAGTCCGCCTACGGGCAGGAGTTCCGCCGGCGCATGGCCCAGCGCATGGAGCGAGACGTTCCTCGAGCGCTGGCGACCGCCGAACCCAAACGCGCGCTGCGCAAAGTGCTCGAGCGCGAGAAGCGCTACACCCGTCAGCGGCAGCAGGCGATGCTGGCGAGGTCGATCTCCACCATCGAGCGCGACTCGATCAAGCGCATCTCACCGCTGGGCGCGTACTGGCGACTCAGCCCGTTCGTCAAGGAGCACACGATCGACTGCATCGCGATGGGCGGCAAGTTCTGGCCCTGGGAGGTGCTGGACGTCATCCATCCACCGCGGCACGCGGGCTGCCCGTGCGAGCTCTACGGCCTGGAGGAAGCGATCCAGCGCGGCTTCCTCCCCTTCGGCTTCAAGCCACCCCACCCAGCTGACGGGATCGAACTGGCGCGCGAACTGCAGGCGCGCTTCAAAGAGCTCCGCGAGGCGCTGCGCCCAGGTGAGGACCTGGCTGAGCTGATCGACGAGCTGGAGTCCATCCGCCTGCAGGAGGCACCGTGGGCCAAACGCTTCGCCAAGGGGACCGAGAAGGGCGGCGAGTTCATGCCGAGGCGCGGCGGCTTCAGCGCGCGGCTGCGGAGCGAGCTCGCCAAGAGCGTCGACGGCCTGCTCCGCGTCGGCTCCGGGCGAGGCCGGGCACGACCCCAACGCGCGCCGATCGAGCCCAAGCCACCTGGCGGCCACACGCCGGAGAGCTACAGGCGGGCCTGGGAGAAGTCCGAGAAGGTGGCCGAGAAGCTCCGCGCCATGCCCGGCGGCAAGGGACCCCGGAAGGCCGAGGGGCCGCCGGTCGCCGGCGAGGCGGGCAGCCCACCGAAGAACTTCGGGGAGTTCAGCGCGCGCGTCTCCAGCGGGGCGGCCAAAGCAGCCGAGGCCAACCACGCCAAACTCGTCTTCAAGGGCCTGGAGCACGACCCCGAGGAGCCCGACACCACCGCGCTGCGCTGGTGGGACGGCCACGCGGCGATTGGCGAGGACGCACCGGCTCACCTCGAGGGGGGCGCCGCGGCACAGGCGGGCGAGTCGGACCCCAAGGCGGCTTCAGGCGTCTGGCTGACCTACTCCCGAGGAGCGCACGAGTCCGTCGGGCACGGCGTCAACCCGATCACGTCGTCGGAGTACGCCACCCCCGAGGGCTACGCGCTGGAGGAGGCGCTGGCCGAGGAGATCGGCCGCGACGAAGCGAGGGCCTGGCTGGCCGAGGACGGGCACACCGACGCGATCGCCTGGGCCGACGCCAACCCCGACCACCCGCGCGCACTGGGGGCTTACTCGATCGAGCGGGCTCGCCTCGCCACCCTGCTCGACGCCGCGCTGGTCGCACCAGCTGATCGGCGCGATCTCCTGCGCACGATGAGCCTGCGCCAGGGGCACCAGGCCCGGTTGAACACGCTCAGTGCGCTGCTCGCCAACGCCGCAGGCCTCGAGCCGAGCGCCGCAGCGGAGATGGTCCGCCAGCGACTCGCCGGCGAGCACGACTCCGAGCTGGGGCTCTACGACGGGGTCGGGGCCGAGGCGCATCTGCCGGTCTTCCAGCCCGCAGTTGACCTTCCGGACGAGGGGGGGTCGAAAAGCAGCCCTGAGAAGCCTTCAGAAGGCGCGACAGGCGCTTCAGGAGGCGGATCGACCACGACCCCGCCGACTACCCTCGTGGATGTCAGCGGGCCGCGTGGCTTCGACGCCCGCCACTACAGCGACCCGCGGCGATCGCTCCTCGCCAAGATGCGCGCGCTCCCCGAGGGGAAGACGATCGAGATGGCCGACGGCACCAAGGTCAAACGGGGGCCGAAAGGCTCCTTCAGGGTCACGCCACCAGGTGGAGAGCAGGGGAAGCTCTACTCGACACCGCAGCGGGCGGTAAACGCCGAGACCGCGGGCATCCTCGAACGCCACGGCGTCGGAGGGGCCAAATTGAAGGCCGCCAGGGGCTTCGCGGGGGCCAAAAAGGACGCTCAGCGCGCCCCGGCCGAGGGTGACAAAGAGGTGCGTGACGGAAATCCGCAATTTGCGGGGGCTGCAGGCGTGAAGACAGGCCCGAAAGAGGAGGTGCCGAGGCCCGAGAACCCCGGTATTCCGACCTACAAAGAGGCCGATTTGCACCTCCACGACTTCAAGGCCGCCGGCGGGTCCAACGGAGCCCAGTTTGCGACCGATGCAGCAGGGTCGAAGTGGCTGGTCAAGGCCTACCGCGGCAACACGGATCGCGTGGCGACCGAGCTGCTCGCCAACGCCGTCTACCGCGAGCTGGGGATCGAGGTGCCCGAGGCCGGCAAGCTCGGCAGCGGGCCGGACTTCTCGGCGATCGCCGACGAGCCCCTGGACGAGCCACCTCTGCCCGATCTGCCGCCGCTGCCGCTGAGCGCGGGCGACAACACCGCCGAGGGCGAGCTAACGAAAGGTAAGTTCGACGCCGCGATCAGCGCCCTGAAGGGCAAGGGGAAGGACAAGGGCAAGACACCGCGCAAAGAGCAGTCCACGGGCCTGCTGGTCCTCGAGGACGACGGCTCGGTCTGGCTGTTCGAGCCCAAAGGCGGCTTCGGCGGCTACCAGAACACCTTCAGCAAGGGCCGCCTGGAGAAGGGCCTGAGCCCGCAGCAGAACGCCCGCAAGGAGCTCTGGGAGGAGCTGGGGATGCGGGCCAACCCCGTCGCCTACCTGGGGGACTACGAGGGCGACGAGACGATGACCCGCTTCTACGTCGCCCGGCGCACCTCAGAGCCCGTCGATCCACCCGGTGGGGAGACCGAGCCAGGCGGTGTGAAGAAGGTCAGCGCAGCGGACGCACTGGAGCTGCTGAACAAATCCCGCGACCGCGACATCCTCCTCGACGTGGTCAACGGCGAGTGGCCTGCAGGCGATCGCACCGACCACGAGCCACCCGAGGGGCCGCCACAGCTGGCCTACCCGCTGGTGGACGGCAAGACCGAGCGATGGAAGGGCGCAAGCCAGGAGCTGGGAGAAGGGTTCATGGCCGACGCCCTGCTCGGCAACTGGGACGTGGTGGGCCTCCAGCAGGACAACGTGCTCTGGACCGCCGACGGCCGCCCGGTGCGCGTCGACCAGGGCGGCACCTTCGAGTTCCGCGCGATGGGGAAGGAGAAGCCCTTCGGCCCCGTGCCAACGGAGGTCTGGACGATGCGCTCGCCCAAGGGCCAGGCGTTCGGGCGCATGGCGCTCAGCGAGGAGATGATGCGCGACCAGGCCCGAGACATCTCGGAGCGGCTGACCCCGCAGCGGATCGACGAGCTGATCGACCAGACGCCCTTCGCCGACGAGGAGATGCGAGATCGCGTGCGCGGCAATCTGAAGGCCAGGGTCACGTTCATGCGCGGGATCGCCGAGGGCACCGAGGAGCTCCCAGGCCCGCTGCGCGGCGAGGAAGCCGATCTCCAGCTCGAGCAGGACCTCGCTCACCTCGAGCCGCTCTACCCCGAGGAGGAACGAGCGATCAGCCATCTGCTCGAGGACGGCGAGGACATCGACAACCATCTGCGCAGCGGAGCGCCCAAGCAGGCGGCTTCCCTCGAGGTGCAGGGCTCCGTCGAACAGCTGGACGCGCTGCTCGGCCAGGCCCGCGCCGGCGAAGACTTCAACGCCTACGTGCCGATCGCCTTCGAGACGCTGGGGGCCGATGGCGACGCGCTCGCCGGCAAACGCTTCAAGGAGGCCAGCTACCTGACCGCCTCGACCGATGAGACGAGCGCCAGGGCGGCCGGGAAGGCGGTGCTCAGGCTTCTGGTCCCCGAGGGCACGAGGGTGTTGAGCACGAGCGCAGCGGGGCTGTCAACCGAGCCCGGCGCGGTCCTCTTCAAGCGCGGCACCCAGGTGCGGATCGCCGGCGCGGCGATGGAGGACGGGGTGGCCTACGTCGATGCCGTCGTCGGCTGAGAAGCGACGCGGGCGAGGCCGCTTGGCCCTGTATCGGCCCGCGTAGCCGCGTAGAATCCTGCGGACCCGACCGAGGAGACTGATGAACGACCGGACTTTCAAACGCGAGCAGATTCGACGCTCCGCTGTAGAACTTGCCGATGCCTTCCAAGAGGCCGCCGACGCGGAGGCAAGCGGCGACTTCGAGGCGATGGAGACGGCCGACCAGAAAGGCGTTCTCCAGTTGGTCGTGATCTCGATGGGCGCGCGCGAGTACGCGAAAATGGTCTTGCCGGACGTGGTGGACAAAGGGGTCTGACGTTGGCCTACATGCGCGGCGAGACCTACGTCTACCGGCACCTCAACGGCGACCTCCATCTCCACCGTGGCGGCGACTCCTTGGCGCTGGACTGGGAGAGCGCCGAGGAGTTGGTGGCGATGATCTGGCACGGCATGGACGAGGACGAGCGCAAGGCGGCGATGGAGCGCGCGTCGAAGCGCCACGGCGGCAACTTCGGCGCCGACGGCGTGCGGGTCGCGCTCGGCAAGCCGACCGTCATGGAGGAAGTCGGCACACTGACCGAGCGGGCGATGAAAGAGCGCTGCGCCCGCGACTCAGACTGGTGCGACGGAGAGATCTGCAAGATGCACGGGGTCGACTGCCCGAACGCTGACCGATAGCAGTCCCGTATAACAGACATCCCCGGTAGCTGTTATAAAGGTCGGGATGAAGAAGGTCGTCTACGGACTCGTCGATCCTCGTTCGGGCTCTATCCGCTACATCGGTTCGTCTCGCCGCGTCGGCGTTCGCTTCGATGAGCATCTGAGAGGCCGGACGGCGTCGACCGCACCTTGGGTGCAAGAACTGGCCGAGGCTGGCTTGGCTCCCGAACTACGTGTTGTTGTCCCGGAGACCGAAGACTGGCAGGCCGAGGAGATTCGGCTGATCCTCGAGACGACGGGCTTGCTCAACAAGCGGGCCGCTTCCGCTTCGCCCAGGCCACCGAGGAGTGAGGAAAACGAGCGGATCGACGCGGCGGTTGGCGGAGCCCTACGGGAGGCGCGTCAGGCGATTGGAATGAGTCAGCAGGAGGCGGCACAGGCCACCGGCGTGACCCAAGCGGCCATCTCCTTCTACGAGCGTGGGAAGCGGCGGCTGACGTTCGAAACTGCGGACAGACTCATCACAGCTTACGGCGGAAAAGTCAGCGACCTTGAAGGACCCATAGACAAAGCAAAGCGGGCAATCCGCGGAGAGGACTGAATGGCGACCAAGACGAAGACGAGGAAACGGGCGAAAGCCAAGACCAAGACGGCGACCGAGACGATCCATCTCGGCCTGCTGATCGACGAGTCCGGCTCGATGGGCGGCAAGGAGGAGGCCGTCATCACCGGGTGCAACGAGTTCATCCAGGGCTTGCGCGCCGACGAGCAGGTCGCGGCCAAAGAAGTGCGGGCGACCCTGGCGGTGTTCGACGCCAGCGCCGGCAACGAGGTCGTGCGGGTCAAGTACGAGGGCACGCCCCTGAGCGAGGTCCCCGAGCTGACCGCAGCGGACTACCGGCCGCGGGGCATGACGCCGCTGAACGACGCCGTGCTCGAGGTCATCGGCCGGATGGAGCGCGAAACCGACGAGGGCGACAAGGCCATGCTGGTGATCTTCACCGACGGGCTGGAGAACGCATCCAACGCCAGCAACGATCAGGTCCGGGAGAAGATCAGCGAGCGGGAGGCCGCGGGCTGGACCTTCATCTACCTGGGCGCCAACCAGGACGCCTGGGCCGCGGGCGGAGCGATCGGCGTCAGCGCGGGTTCGTCGAAGAACTTCATGGCGACTCGGCGCGGGACGGTCGGCACGATGCGGGCGGCTTCCTCGATGGCGGGTCTGTACGCGACCACCGACCGCGGGACCTACGACTCGACGATGGCCGCGCTCGGCGACGAAATCGGCGAGGACGGTCTGAGCGCGACCCAGGCCAAAGCCCTCGCGGACGCGCGCGCGAAGGCCAAAGGCGGTGAGGGATCGTGAGGTGCCCCAACTGCGGCTACGGCCGCTGTCCGTGCTGTGGTCGGGGCTACCGACCCTTCTGGCCGTGGCGCTGGGACTACGAAGGGTGCCCGCCGCCGCCGCCAGTCTGCCCGCCGGTGGTGAGGCCGCTTCTGCCCTCGCCCCCGCCGATCCATCCGATCGACGCCGCCAGAGCCGCGATCCTCGCTTGAGGGTCGCGGCTAAACTGGTGTCCGATGGATAGCGCGAGGCGAAACCGCTTCCTCTCAGAACTGTCAGCCGACCTGCGCGCCGCCGAGCATGAGAACGCGCTGATCGTCGTCTTCGACCGCGGCCTGCGGGTCTACGAAAGGGCGCAGTGGCGCTGACCAACGACCCAGAGGCGGCTCGGCAGTCGGGGACCAAACCCAACGGCGAACAGGAGCTTTACGTGGTCCTCTCCGAGGAGGAGCGCGCCAAGGGGTTCGTCCGTCCGCTGCGCTTCGCCTACAAGCACATCGGCCCACCCGCTCCCCGGTTCCAGCTGGTCGATCTCACCGAGGAGCAACGCGAGGAACACGAGGGGCGGGGCTACGTCAAGTACGAGCCCTACCCGGAGTCCGAGCGGCCTTCGCTGGGCCGGTTCTGGACCCAGGACCAGCTCGACGGCGTGCTCGGCGGGTGCGGTGTCGTGACCACGATGAACACGGCGATCGCCGAGACCTACGCGCGCGACCCGAGCTACTACGGCGGCACCTTCTGCGCGGGGTGCAAGAAGCACTTCCCGGTCGCCGAGTTCCTCTGGGACGGCACCGACCAGGTTGTCGGCTCCTAGCGAGAAAGACGAGCCGCGCTGCGACTACTGCCCGGAGGCGGCGCGCTGGTTGAGGTGGGTCGCGGAATCGCCAGTCGACGAGTTCCAGCAGCGGGTGATGGGTTTCCCTGGCCCGACCTCGCGCGCACTCCGTGCCTGCGATGCGCACAAGGACAGGATCGAAGCCCTAGAATCAAGAGCACCCGACCAAGGAGACGTATGACCTCTTCGGACCCTACGGGCTGATGAGAGAAAAGCCTGAAGAGACCCGCGAAGACGTTTGCCACGTTTGCGGTTGCGACCTCGACACGAGCAGGAAGCAGCAGATGATCGGGCCGGACTATCGGGCATGGTGCCCTCTCTGTGAGGAGTGGCGCGTGCCGATCGTCGTCCTCAACGAGGCGGCGTCGAAGCTGGTCAAGGACATTCTCGAAGAACCCGCGCAGCGGGTGATGAAGCGGGCGGGTTCCTGATGGGGGAGATTCTCGAAGTCATGGACGAGTTCGCCGACGCTCCGCAGAAAGAGATGAACCTCGACAGCCAGACGATGGATGAATGGTTTGTCGCGCGCGAAATCGACGGCAAGGAATTGGCAAAGGTGGTCCACGTCTTTATTCAGGTCGGTATGCGCTCGATTGGACGGGGCGGGCTCTCCACTGTTCTCGGCAGCGCCTTTCGGCTTGGCTACGAGCTGGCGGCCAGGCGCTACGTCACCGAGATCCCGATGGGCGAGCAGAGGGCCGCTGAACGAGACGAAGCGTTTCGTGATCTAGCCGAGGTCGCCTACGGTGATCGAGACGCTGTGTGGTCCTCGCCGCGGACCTTGGTGAGGGTGGCGATGGAGAAGGCGGCGAAACGCTGATGCGTTGCGTTGACGCCGCCGCCGCGCGCTTGCTGTTCCGCCTCGCGCACGAGCGTGGCCTGACGGTCGTCGATGCTTGGTCGCGCCAGCACATGCTCCGCGAAATGGGCGTGGTGATGGACGATGAGTGAGCTTGCGGCCGAGGCCCTGGCGAAACGGTTCTGGGAGTTGCGGACCTTGGGCGAGGACCTGCCGCCCTGGGACCAGCTGAGCGAAGAGGAGCGCAGCGCGAAGGTGAGCAGCGCCGCGACCTTCCTCGAAGGGCTGCTCTTCCTCGATGGCGAGGTCGGCCAGCGCTGGTTCGTCGCCGTCAAGGATGGCCGGATCGACCGAGATTGGCCCGCCAGCGCGGAGGGTCGTCAGGAGCCCAAAGAGCGGCTGTTTGGCGACGCTGACTCAATCGTCGCGGTGATCTCCCAGAAGGAGGCGCGCGCGCGTACGGCGGCAGAGGTTGAGCGAATACGGAAAGCGCTGGAAGACCTCGACCGCTATGTCGTCGGCACCGGCTCCAGCGGGGACCACTACCAAGAGCGCACCGTGGGGCAGATGATCGTGATGAACAACGAGAACGCTCGCGGTGAGAAAGGGCAGTGGATCAGGCGGGCTGACGCTCTGGCGGCGATCGAGAAGGAGAAGGGCGTTGGCTGAGAAGCTCGTCCAGTGCCCCGGCTGCGCGCTGATGCTGTCCGAGGACGACGCCGCCGGCCAGGTCGCGCACATGCGCGAGGAGCACTCTGACATCGTGGACGAGCGCCTCGCCGAGGCGGGCTTCGAGTACGACGGCGAGCGCTGGATCGACCTACTGGTGGACGAGGGCGAGCGCGACTCGAGGCCCGAAGAGTTCGAGCGCTTCATCGAGAAACACGGCGAGCATATGCTTCCCCCCGATGCCTAAGCCGCGCGATCGAAACACCTTCCCTCTACGATCTCGTTCTCGAGCGGCACGCTGGGCGGTAGCTCAAGGGCAGAGCGCCGGGCTCATGGCCCGGTGGTTACCGGATGCCTGACGACGCCCAGCCCGACGATGGACCTGATATGACCGACCTTGAACTGCTCACCGAGAAGATCAAAGCCGTCCTCACGGCGGATGGCTTCGAGGTCGAGGGCGGTGCCTTGACTCACGTCGGCAACGTGACCGCCAAGAAGGACGGGGAGGTCCTACAGGTCAGGCTGACCCTCGGGGAGATCAAACCGCGCGAACCTTGACCCCGCCGAGTGGGAGGCTGTCAAGCGGTGAGCGCCTCAACCGATCGCTTCCCAGACGGTGCCGCCTTCCCCGAGGGCTACTTCCCGGTGGGCCAGCCCGTCGATGAAGGCGACGTTGTGCTCTACGCGCTCCAGCCCCAGAACGACTCCGTGGAGCACTGCTTCATCGTCCGCGCCTACCGCGGCGAGGAGCTGTTGGGCGAGAAGAAGATCCCGATGAGCCACGACAGCCGCTTCGGTATCGACGCGGAGGACGGCGCTGCGCTGGAGGCCGGGACCGACGAGTGGCTGGCCGAGATCAGGGGGGCGCTAGGCTTGATCCATAGCAGGGCCGTAGCTCAGAGTACGTCGAGACCCCGGCCGCCCTAGCGGGCATAAGGTAGTCCGGGTCGTCAGGGGCGTAGCAGAGAGCACCGCCAACGTGGCGTCCCGTTGATTGATCGCACAGGACGGGAGGGCGGCGGAAGGACGTGGGACTAGCTGCCCCACCGGCCCTGCATCTGCGGCTGAAGCTCTGTCGGTGGAGCGCCACGTTGCCAACGTGGAGGTCGCGGGTTCGATCCCCGCCAGCCGCTCTGTCCGCACCTCCGTCTAGCGTTTCCCGTGGATCGTCGCTTCGATCTACAACATCTCTCCTCTCTGTCACCCCCCCAGCGCCCCGTCGTCTCCCTGTCGGCGGGGCGCTTGCGCTTCTGGCTCGCAGCGGCTACGGTGGCGAGCCACATAGCCGTCCTCGCCTCTAGATGTCCTGGTACGACTTGAGGGCGGCGCCCGAGATGTTGTAGAGAACGGCGATTCGCCTCCCCGAAGTGTTCAGTCGAATGTGGGGAGGCGTTTCGTTGTCCGGGGCGTCTTTAGGATCGGTAGATGCCGTGGGAACACGTCAAATGCGGCACCGTTCACGAAGGCCGCGTGCCGCCGGTCAACTGCGCCTACTGCTGGCTCCACAACACGCACATCCCGGTCGTGCGCGGCGACAAGGACAGCGGCAAGGGCTGGCGCAAGGTCGGGGGCACTGGCCCGGTGGATGTGCCGCATCCCAACAACCGGAAGAGCCGACGCCGCGGCAACCGGCGCATCGGCCCCGAGCGGCGCGAGAAGCTCTATGAGCGCGACGGATGGAAGTGTGTCGAGTGCGGCGAGGACGACAGTGCCCTGTTGACGCTCGACCACAAAATCCCGCGCTCCAAGGGCGGCGACAACAGCGATGACAATCTCCAGACGATGTGCCACGACTGCAACAACCGCAAGGGCGACAAGGTGCCGAACGGCGTCCGCTGGCCCTCCCAGAAGGAGATGCGCCGCGTCGATGCAGCGGTTAGGCTTCCCGCGGATGCCCGACCAGACTGCTGAGCAGATCACGCTTGCCGATCGTTTCCAGGCTCTCGCGCAAGAGCTCTCCGATGAACTGGATGCTCACGGCTACCCCGAGGGCCACGCTGCGCGCCGGATGACGATCGACATGCGTGAGGCGGCTGCCCTGCTCGAGGGCGCTGACTCCCTGCTCAAGCTGATCCTCGTGGATATGGCAACGGCGACCAACCGGGACCTCGCCAGCGACGGCCCGGTCGGGGATGCCGAGGGCGCTGTCTGGCAGAAGATCAAAGAGGCCGCCGAGGAGCTGCGCGAGCGCTTCGCTGAGGCGGCACCTGAACCTGGTCCAGAGGATGCCTGAGCTGAGCAACCAAACCGCCCTCACCGTCTGGCTCCACCTTGGCGAGAAGGGCTGCGCGGCTCGGCTCGAACGCGAATACCGCTACTTGAGCGCGGAGAAGGCGAGCGAGTACGCCGGCGGCAAAGAGCCGGTCTTCTACCGCGTTAGGGTGCCGATCCGTCACATCGGCGAGCGCGGTCTTGAAGAGGTCCTTGCGATCGCCAAGACCTACGAGGCAAAGGTAGGCTTCGGCTGCGGCCCGACCGGCGAACCCTTCATGGAGATGCTGTGAGCAAGGGCAAGCGAAAGCGCGAAAGGCAGGAGCGTCGCGCGCTGAAGGCGGACCCCGCGCCTGCGCCTGCGCCCGCGAAAGAGGTCGAGAGAGAGGAGCGGCCCAACCCCTACTTCTGGAACGGCGACACGCTGATGCACCGCAGCGGCCGCGCGGTGGCCCACGTCAGCGAGTTCCCCTTCGCGTCGATGCGCGAGCACTACCGGCGCATGGAGGTCATCCGCTCCTTCCATGAAGGCAGGCCCCCCTACGCCCCGCCGAAACCGAAGCTGGTCGTGCCGTGATCGCGCTAGGTATCTGGCTGATCGGCTTCCTTGTCGCGCTGGTCTTCGTGCCTCGCATGGCGCGCTTCATCTGCGACGGCAAGGGCGTCGAGTTCCCGCATCTCCGCGGCGAGCACGAGTCGTTCGGCCTCGCTCTCGTCGCCGCAATGATCTGGCCCGTGCTGCTGGCCTGCTTCAGCTTCAAGTACCTCGTCGAGTACAGCTTCGGCACTCGCCAGCTCCCGCGGCGCCCGCGCGCGCGTGGCACGCAGCGCTTCGTCCAGGGAGAAATCTGGGAGCAGAAGAACACTCAGGTAGATGTCCGCGCTGAAGTCCGAGCGCGCCTAGTCGTCGTCGGCGTCAGCATCGACGGCGAGGTGATCCTCCAAGGGCTCAACGACGACGGCGAACACAACCTGGTCCTGCTGCGCGCCGAGGAGTTGAGCGACACCTACGCGCCCGGCGAGTCGATGAAGCTGGCGATCGCTTGAAGCCCTCCATCGACCTCGCCGTCAGCGGCATCCGAGACTGGCTGGATGAGCGCTGGGATCAGATCGACTTCAACATCGAAGTCAAGGACGACCCGACCAGCCCTTGGCTCCTCGTCGACGCCGAGCGGCGCACGCCGTTCTTCGAGGAGGAAGGCACGCCCGAGAAGGTCTCCTTCGCGGTATGGCGAGAGACCGGCGCCGTCCACCGCTGCGAAGAAGGCATGGTCAAGGACCCCGAGCTGTTCATCCTCGAGGAGCCGCCGACGCCCGCGGAGCGAGCTAAGCGAATCCGCGAAGAAGTGGAGCGGAGCATGATGGGCCGCCTCCAGCCCTCCGACGCGCGCGCGATCGAGAGCGTCGTCGCCCAAGTCATCGAAGAAGCGCAGCAGAAAGGAATCATCCCGTGATCGGACTCTTCTTCCTCATCGTCTGGCTGATCGGCATCCCGGTCTCGGTTCGGCCCTTCGCCAAGTGGTGCTACCGCCTGACGCCCACCCGCAAGACGACTTCCGAGTACGCCCAGGGGCGCGTCTGGGAGGCGCAGGACGGCTCTCAGGTGATGATCGCGGGCTTGCGCTCCAACGGCTACCTGATCATCCAGCGCCTCGACCGCGACGCCGAAATCTCGTCCGTCACGCCAAGCCAGCTGGTAGCGGCCTTCGCGCCGACCCACGAGGTACTCGACCTCGAAGTCGCGGAGATGCTGTGAAGCGTCTAGTCCACATCGTGATCGACCCCGAGAAGGTCGCGCAGGGGAGCTACGCGGTCGGCGGCGTCAAGATCCTCGACGGCACCGCCACCGACGAGGACATCGGCCGCGGTCTGCGGACGACGGTCGTGCGCGTTCACGACGAAGACGGTGCCGAAGAAATCCGCCAGATCGTCGCCCTCGACGACAACCTTGAGCTCGACGACCACAGCCCGCTCCGATGAAGAAGGCTTTCTGGCGCTTCGTGCCGCACCGACACCTTCCTTGCGACCACAGGTGCGCTCGCTCCGAACGGCTCGGCCGTTCGATGCTCTGCGGCGCTGAGTGCCATCGCTGCCAGCGGTGCGGGCGCTTCGTCGATCTCGATCCGAAGACTAAGAGCTGGCGGCTCGGCCGGCCGTCCTGGATGGTTGATGGGCCGCCCTGAAACGCGCCTGGCAGGATTCGAACCCGCATCGACCCGGTTTAGGAAACCGGCGCTCGTCCGTTGAGCCACAGGCGCAGGTAGAGGGAGCTACAGCGTCCTGAGTCTCGCGCGAAACCACACCCGGAAGGGCGTGACGAAGGTCTCGGAGTAGTGGACGGTGGTGATGAGCACCAGCGCCGCGACGCCGAGGGCAACCCGTGCTGGCTCCCACATGCCGACCAGGAAGGAGGCGATGTTGATGAGGCCGATCGCCCCGTAGGACCACGCGACGCGCCGCAGCGTCGGGCGGAAGCTGAACTGGAGGATCGGGACCAACATAATGCCCACTCAGGGACTCGAACCCCGGACGGCCCGGTATGTAACACCGGCGCTCTCCCAAACTGAGCTAAGCGGGCAAAACGCCGATCGTCTCGGATCGGCAGCACGCCTGGAGGGATTCGAACCCCCGACCCCCGGCTTCGTAGGCCGATGCTCTGTCCGCTGAGCCACAGGCGCATCTGTGATGTTAGCGCGCCATGCTACGGTCACGATGTGGCGGTCGCAGGCTCTCGGAAATACAGCGAAGAGGACATGATCCGAGCCCTGCGAAGAGTCGCCGAGAAAATCGGCCGCACGCCGATGGCGAGCAACAGCGCCCCGCGGAAGAAGACACAAAAGCTCTGCTACTCCGATCACAAGCGCAAGAGTGAGCCCTGCTCGGCAGCGATCATCTACACCTTCGGCTCCTGGAACGCGGCGCTGGAAGCCGCAGGCTTGCCCCTCAACAACTTGCAGCCGAAATGGGAGGGCTTCGGGGCCAAGACCTTCACCGACGACGAGCTGATCGAGGCCGTCCGCGACATGGCCGCCCAGTACCCGGTCTTGACGACGCAGCTCTACCACGAAAACCGCCCGAAGGGCTCACCGAGCCTCTCGCTGATCCGCCGCCGTCTTCGCAAGAGCATCGGGACTTGGCAGCAGATCGTCGCCTACGTCGGCGGTCAGTCAGGCCCCGGACATCGGCGTCTGAAGAAAGCGACAGCCACATGATGTTGGACGACGGTCGGCTCGAGGCCGCCTACCCCAACGGACTCAAAGGCGACGGCATTGGCTACCGCCGAGTCAAAGCGTCCAGCTTGATCGACGGAATTTCCCCAAGCGAGGTATAGGAATCACCGCTTGCAGCAGGTAGCCTCGCCCGTCCGATGAATCGCGTAAAGCACCGCCACCGCGTCGAAGTAGTGAACGCCCGCCTGCGTGAGCAGATGGAGGCCCGCGCGCGCGTGGAGAGGTGCCGGTGCGAGGGGCGCCACCACGCCGGATGCGCCGCGACGCACCGCGAGCATCGTGAGCGTGCCTTGGCGTGAGCAAGCGCCACGGCAACTGCCGATACAGCGAGCGCCACGAACTGGAAATGGTCTCGCTCTACGTCGACGAGGAACGCTCGCTGGCCGAAATCGAGGCGCTGACCCTCGTGCCCTACCGCAGCGTTTGGACGATCTTGCGCCGGCATGGCGTCCAGCTCCGCCCACCTGGTGTCGGGCGACCTGCGCCGCGGCTGGCGGACAACGATCTGATCCGCACGGCCTGGCTCCATGAGCAGGGCTTGACCTACGCGCAGATCGGCGAGCTTCTCAACCTGCGCGCGGGCGGCGTCAAGTACCGGATCAGCATCGCCCGCGAGCGGCTTGGCTACGACCGCGTCAACCGTGGCGCGCACAACCGGGCGCGGAGCCAACTGCCTGATCACGTTCGCCGAGCGATCGCGACCTGGAGGGCAGAGGGTCTTCTGGCCTCAAGCTAGCTCGAGCGCAACTTCTTCATCACCCGGCGAGCGTCGGCGTCGGGTTCCTCGAGGTCGCGGAGGCCATGCTCGGCCGCCTCGGCCCCGGAGCCGAACAGAGGCACGTCGGTCTCGTAGTCGAGGAAGCCGTCCACATCGACCCGGCCCTCCGCTGAGGCGAGCCGCAGCGCCAGCGACTCGTACATGTCGTGGACAGCGACCCACCCGGCGCAGGCGCGGCCGTCCTGTCGGTGGCAGTGGAAGACGCCGATCGGCTGCTCGAAGGTCTCCCCGTCGTAGGCGGGGAGCTTCTCGTACTCCTCCTCGGCCCATACGCCGCTTGGCACATCACGCCGGTAGGGGCAAGAACCGCAGGGGCGGTCGGCTGGCGGGCGGATGTCCATCTCTTTAGCCCTTCTGGAGGACCTGCGCGAGATCACCATTGGGTTCGAGAGCGATCGCCTTCTCGACATCGACCAGGAGCCAGTGAAGCGTTCTCGTCTCGTCGGGTGCGTTGAAGTAGGCGTACTCCCGCTCGTCGTAGGCGACGGCCACGGCGTCGAAGGTGTTTTCCTGCGGCATCGTGACCTTCTTGCCGCCGAACCCGACCATCGTCAAACCCGGTTCGCCCGCCTTGTTCTCCGCGACGCAGACCAGCACTTTGTCGGCTGGCACATCCGAGAAGCTCTCGCCCTCGAATCGTTCGGCGCCATGCTCGGCGAGCAAACGATCAGCCTTGCCCGTGTCGCCGCCAGGAACCTCCAGGTACATCCCCATTGCATCCTCCTTGGTCGGGTGAGCCAAGAAAGTTAGCACCCGCCCGGCTGGATTCGAACCAGCGGCCTCCGCCTTCGGAGGGCGGTGTCCTGTCCGCTAGACCACGGGCGGTGGTTGGACGACCGGCCCGCATGGTCTCCCCTACAGGAGCGCCTACCGGCCGCCCGCGGGTAGAGTAGCGGCAGTGAAGGCGCTCGTATGCGGAGAGTGCGGCGACATCCAAGCGCTGCAGGTCGAGTGGCGATCCTGCAAGTGCGGGAACGTCGAGGGGCACTGGACCAACCCCCTCCTCGGCACAGCCGAGTTCAAAGCCCGCCGGCGCGATCGCGCCTTCATCCTCGGGCTCAACAACCAGCTGCTCGGCCCAGCGCTGCGCGGCCAGCTCGGCATCTGGGAGGACTTCCGCGAGGGTTCACAAGCAGGCGACGAAAGCGCCCAACCACATCTTCGACGAGTCCCGAGCCGACTGCTGGGCTGTCGTCGTCGCCGTCGGCCGGACCAACGATGTGCGCTGGGCCGAGGACGAGGCATGAAGGTCGATCTGTCCACGGCGGAGGTCGAGCGCCTTCTCTCGCTGCTGAATCTGACGACCGCGCACGATCCGCGCGACTCCGAGGGGCCGTGTGCCGGATGCACCGCCCGCGAGAAACTGAAGAAGGCAAGCGAGGGCGACCCCGCTCCCCGCTGAAGAGAGGTCCGACCCCGAGCGGGTGGGTTGCCGGACTTCTATCTGGACCCTCCGGGTTCACCCGGACCGAGCCGGGTTCACCCGGCAGGCCGCTGGCGTCATCGTCGCCCTCGTTGCGCTGGCGGTGTGGGCTGGTTGAACTACGAGACCGTCAAACCAGCTTGTCCCACGCTGGAGGCAAAGTCCCGCCGGGATCGCGCCTCCGTCCCGGATCTCCCGGCAGTTACGTCCGGGCGTTCTTTCGCGCAGGGCAAAGCTACCTGAAGTGCGCCCGGCGGGACTCGAACCCGCGACCTCCGCCTTGAAAGGGCGGCGCTGCTGGACCCCGCATCTCCCGAAGGCGCGTAAGCCTCGAACCAACTGAGCTACGGACGCAAGATGGAAACGGCGGGCTTGACCCGCTCAGCGTTCGAGCGGACCTGGGGCGCTCTCGGAGCGCGGGCGCGTGCCGTAGCGAAGGGTCACGCGAGCGAGTGTAGCTCGATGCCACGACGGGACACGCAGCGGGTACCCTTCCGCTGGTCCCGAACAAGGAGGCGCAGTGAAGCTGCTTCAGCAATTCGAGGGCATGACGTCCCGAGTCCAGGCGATCATCGTCATCTCCGTCGCCCTCGTCTTCGGCGGCGCCCTCGCCGTCGTCATCGTCGCCACCGACAGCAACTACACGCGCGACCAGGCAGTCTCCGACGCGAACTACTACTGCGCCGAACACGGCGGGGTGGAACGCTTTGACTACACCTACCAGAGCGACGGCAAGAGCCAGGTCATTTGCAAGGACGGCGCGCTGGCGGTCTTCCCGTGATCGAAACCGAGTACCGCATCATCGGGATCGAGATGCCCTACCGCCTGCGCTACGAGAACGGCCCCTTCGAGAGCGAAACGCGCGCCCGCGAAGAAGCCGAGAAACGCAAGGACGCGGGCGACTCCGCGCGCATCCAGAAGCGGACCGTGCAAGCGACTCCCTGGAAGGATGTGGACTGATGCCGAGCGTCGCCTCCAACACGTCGAAGATCAAGTGCGAGGTCTGTGGCGCTACCTACGATGTCCCGCTGATCGCGATGAAGCTGCCGCCCTGCCAGGTCTGCGGCCAGGTCATGTACAAGCGCGTCCTCGTCCAACCGGCCTGCGACTTCTGCGGGGGCAACCTCGACGACTTCTGCTGCTGGACCTACCCAGCCTCCGTCTTCGTCTACCCGCACCAGCCGCCGACGGTGACGCCGGAAGGAAGCAACGACGCCTGGTCAGCCTGCGAGAAGTGCCACGAGTTCCTTCAAGCCAAGGACCTTGACGGGCTTGCGGTCTACTCGGTCGACGCCGACCTGACGCGAGAACCAAACCCGAAGGCGGACCGCGCTCACCTGATTGCCTACACGCTCGATCTCCATCGCCGCTTCTGGGAGCATCGCATCGGCGAACCCTTCCGCGAGGTCTACAGCGACGGTGAGTGGAAGCGCGTCGATGACTGAGCGCTGGCGGCTCCTGAAGTGCGAGCGTCACGGCATCCAGCTGGGGCCGAAGGACACGCTGCGCTGCGGCGTAGCCGAAGACATTGGCGACTCCGTCCACGAGTGCGAGCGCTTGCTCGAGATCATCGAGGTCGAGGAGGTGCGCTGGCCCTACGGCGAGCCGCCGCCGGAAGCGCTGGAGGTGCTGGTGGAGGCGCGCGCGCGGACCATCGAAAAGGGTTTGCACCATCTCAACGAGGCGAGCCAGGCGCAACTTCGAGAGTGGCTTCGTCCGAGCACGCAAGAGGAGCTGGACGCGCTCTCGACGGCGCTCAGGGCGAACTGGAGCGCGCGTGCGCGGGAAGCCAAGGGAAGCATCGCCACGGCGCTCGGTCAGCTCAGAGCGGGCGACACCGCGCGTCTGGAGTTCAACCTGCAAGCGGCCCTCGACCGCCTCCACCGCATCATCGAAGGGGAGGACTACATCGAGCGCTGGGAGAAGCTCGCCGCCGAAAACCCCGGTGCCGTGTCCTTCACCGCGCCACCGACGGCGGCGCTGCCGAGTGATGCCCAAACGGGCAAGATCAAACGTGGCTGAGCCGATCGTCGTCCACGCTCCGCTCGACTGGCGCGTCCTTGAGAACCGCGACGTGGCGCGTCGGCGCAAGCCCTACGAGACGATCTGCGGCGTCTTCGCCAAGCTCCCCTCGCGCGTGCGGGTGCGCGAGGACGAGCAGGGTCCGTACCTCGTCGCCGGGCCGCACGAGCGCTACTTCGGCTGGTGCGCGGATTGCGCGCGCGCGACGACGGCTGGCCTTGCTCCGGTCGCCTCCGAGTAGAACACTCGTCCGCGTTGCTCAAGGGCCTCGCCGGCGTCGCCGATGAAGCCGCGTGGAAGCGAAACTCGCATCCCGTCTCCCCACCTGGCTCCGCCGTCTGGAACAGTCCACCGGAGACCCCGAGAAGGTCAAGCTCGCCGTCACGCTGGCTCACTACCAGCGCCTCGAGCGGGAAGCCGTCGAGCAGGCTGACTCCCGCTCTTGCAGCGGCTAGTCTGTGCCGCGTGCCCGACCATCCTCGCGGTAAGTCCGCTCCTTCGCCTGTCCAGTCAGTCTGCTCTTGCGGACACCGCTACGACCACCACAACCACGCGGTCGCCGGCGCTCCCTGCTGGCGCTGCGGATGCAAGCGATACGACCCGGCGTGAAGATCGTCTACGACAAGGACGAGTTCGTCGTGCGCAGCATCGACGACGACAACCCTGGCCTGCTGTGCCTCAGCTTCCACCCGGAACACAACTTCGCCTCGTGGTGCATCGACTCCAAAACCCAGCCTCCCCAGACCGAACCGGATGGTCTACACCCCCGCTTCCAGCCAATCGGCCCAGGAGAGTCGATCGACTACCTGACCCCGATCACGCCCGAGGAGTTGATCGAGGCGATCGAGAACTTCGACATCGCGCTCCACACGCTGGCGATGATCGGCCAGGCAGTCGTCATGAACGCGCAGCAGGCGACGATGGGGAAAGGAAGCTGGACTGCGGTCGCCGCGGGCGCGATGCTCGCAGACAAAACCGCTGAGGTAGTCGTCGAGCGCTGGCAGGACGAGCAGCCCGAGGCCGCATCATGAGCTCGGAGCCGCGGTGGGTCCGGCTTCTTCGCTGGCTCGGCGTCGATGTGGATTCCGATGCCTGAGGGCAAGCCGTCGATCTGGGTGCGGCTGTGGCGAGCGCCGGATGGGCCCTGGCAGAGCGGCGAAGCGCCTGTCTCTGCGGCCGAGGTCGAGCACTTCGCGCCGGCAAGCAAGGTCGCGCCTCTGGTGGAGGCAGCGCGGGCCTTCGTGGGCGCAGAGTTCCCTGGGGGCCTCGAGGAAGCCTCCGAGTTCAAAGCTGACGCGAAGGCCAAGACGCTTCTCGAAGCGCTGGAGGAGTTCAGTGCCTAAGAGCTTGCCAACTGCCTTCAGCGTCTTGAAGCGGAGTGACCTGCCGGTGACGTTCCGCGCCTTCCGCACCGACAACGACGAGCAGGTCTGGGAGGAGCAGATCACCGAGGCCGCTGACTTCGCCCAGATTCGAATCCCGCCGCTGGCGAAGGAACACGGCTCCCCTGTGAGGATGACGATCGAATACGGCGACGGACGAATCGAGGAGGCGACACCTTGACCCTGTTCTCTTACAGGACCGCCCAACGGCTGGAGGGAGGCGACTTCTACGCCCTCATCATGGCCGCAATGATGGGCGCGGACGAGTTCAACCAGGCGAAGCTGAAAGCCGCCTGGCCGGAGGTCTACGCTGAGCTCGAGGCCCGCTACCACGCTCCGCAGGGGCTCCTACCAGGTGAGCGCAATCCCGAGACCGGCGACACCCGCGAGGAGCTTGACGAGATCCGACGAAAGGCAGGACTCAGTGACTGAGCCAACCTCGATGGACGAGCTGGCAAAGCTCCAGCTCGCTAACCACAAGGTCAGCGGCTTCGGCGTCTACGAGGTCAAGACCCATTTCCCCTGCCCGTTCTGCGGAGCAGAGGACTGGTGCGTCGTGAAGATCATCGACTTCCGCGGCGAAAGCAAGCCGCATAAGTGCGAGGTCTGCGGGCGCTCGGCTCGCTTCGTCCATGAGGAATCGGCGGGCAGCGTCTCCGTCGGCGTCGTCCAGACGGGCGGCCCCGCTCAACCGAGCTGGCTCAAGCCGCGGATGCCGGTCGAGCTTCCGACGATCATGGAGGCCGCTGGCGACGGTGCTGGCGAGTACGCCTGGGTGCGCCGCGACGCGATCCTCGACACGCCCGAGAAGGCAGTCGAGGAGTACCGCGACTACATGGGGCTCGACGGCGAAGAGATGCCCGCGCCCGAGCAGGCCAAGCCGATCTTCATGCGCCCCGCCACCGATGCCGACGAGCCCGAGGAAGGCATCGCCGTCGTCTGCGGGGAGGGCGAAATGGACTCCCAGCCCTACTGGGAGATCGACCTGAGTCCATGAGCGAAAGGAGCCTCCCGTGCTGCACACCGTCTCGCTGATCAACGCTTCGACCGTCGTCACCGACGTGGAAACCGCTGCGATAGCCCGTGCTCTCCAGCGCCAGGTCAACCGCGACTACCGCCCGATCTGGGGAACCAACGCCGCGGTCGTCCCCGTCTTCAGGGGCCAGCCGCCGCCGCCGGGCACTTGGTGGCTGGTGATCCTCGACGACATGGATGTCGCCGGCGCCCTGGGCTACCACGACCTCACCTCTGAGGGTCTGCCGATCGGCAAGGTCGGCGCGAAGACCGATCTCGAGTTCGGGGCGAAGGTCAGCGTGACCTGCTCGCACGAGCTGCTTGAGATGCTGGGCGACCCCGAAATCAACCTCCTGGTTGAAGACCCCGACGCTGGCCGCCTCTATGCCTACGAGAACTGCGACGCGGTGGAGTCCGACGATCTCGCCTACGAGGTCCTGGGCCAGATGGTCTCCGACTTCGTGCTGCCCGCCTACTTCAACCCCTACCGACGTGGCAACGAGCCTCTGTCCTTCCGCGGCAACGTCTCCAACCCCTTCGAACTGGCACCGGGCGGCTACCTGAGCTACCGCGAGGTCGGCGACAGCGCGTGGAAACAGGTCTTCGCCAAGACGCGCAGCGGGGACCTTCTCCGCGTCAAGCCCGGCGAGACCGCTCCCGAGCGCCAGGAGCGGCAGCGCAAGCCTGGCTTCCCCGCGGGATCACGTCGCCAGCGCCGCCTGAAGCTCAGCGAGGGAAAGGGCCTGGAGCGCAGCAACGCGCACATCGTCTTCGATGCCTGAGACTGTCATCAGCGCCTACACGATCGACCACGGCGGCGAGTTCGCCGTGAACCATGTCGAGGTCGTGCGGACCGGCCGCCTGGAGCACGGCGTCTTCACCTTCGTTTCCCGCTCCATGTCGCCCTCGAGCTTGCCCAGACGACCCCGCCAGAACACCTCGTTGGCTGACGCGATGGACAGAGCACCGCGGCGGATCAACGTCGGCAGCAGCGAGCCGGTCGGCCCGCGCACCGCCTTCCTCAAGCGCTCGCCGCCGGGTGAATGGGGCCGCTGGTGCGTCTGGCGTCAGCGCGAGGACGGCTCCTTCGACCTGACGACTTGCCATGTCTTCCGCTGGCACGCGCGCCTCTGCGCGCGCCTGTACGAGCGCAGGGGCAAGGTCCGGGGTTACGCGCCGTGATCGTCATGCGGGAGTTCGAGTGCGAGGACTGCGGCCAGCGGGTGATCGAACTGCGCGGCCCCGATGGGATGAAGCTGATCCTCGACTGGCACGCCTCGCCGGCGGGCAACATCGTCATCAAGGGCCACAAGGCGACGGTGCTGCGCAACGCGAAAAGAGCGCGCAAATTCCTGGAGCTGGCTGGCGTTCCGGATGCCGATCGCTACCTCGTCCATGCCTGTTGGGGTAAGAAGAAAGCTCCGAAGAAGGCCAAGAGGAAGCGATGATGGAGCGCACCCTGCTAGGCAACGCCTGGATCACCGAGCACGACCGCCGCGAGATCGCCGCGTTCCGGCGTTTCCTCAACCTGGCGGGGCCACCGGCCGATCCGGGCGTCCCGCGGCGCTACCCCGGCTGGATTCCCTACATCCTCGGCCACTTCTTCTGGTCGGGCGTCTGGGGGCCGCACGAGCGGAGCCTGCACCCACCGGAGGGCTTCGACGAGGTGCCCGTGACCGCCTGGACCTTGCCCGGATGAGCAGGATTGCGGACTCACGCGCAGCGGTGCGCGCGGGCGAGCGCCTGCTCGCGGTCAAGGGTTCGATCCGGGGCGCCTGGGAAGGGCTCGGCCTGGGATGGACCTTCGACCAGCTGATGGACTACCTGAAGGGCGGCGGCTACGGGTCCATCCCCGAGGATTACCACGGCCAGGTCCTCGGTATCGCCGCCAGCGTCGCCGTCGTCGCCGTCGAGCAGGAGCGCGACCGGCAGATGCCGGAGCCGCAGGAGAGCGGCACCTTTGTCGTCGAGAAGCGCGAAAGCGGCGTCGTCGGTCCGTTCGGCGGCGATCGCCTCTGGGGCTCGCTGAACGGCCAGCGCTACTGCGTCCTGCTCAGCCGCGATGTCTTCCCCGACGGCGATCCGCGCTGGCACATCTCGGTTTCCAACGAGGCGCACCTACAGCGTGGCCACGATGTCCCCGTCTGGCGCGACTTCGTCGCCATCGTCCACCAGATGCGGCCGGGCGTGCCCTTCGTGCTCGGCATCCCGCCGAGCAACATGTGGATGAACAAGAACCCCAACGTGCTGCACGCGCTCGAGGTCAAGGACGAGGCGTTGATCCGCGAGTGGCGGCGCCACGCCGACGCTGTACGAGGCACCGACGCTGCGACTCCATCGTGATCCTGCGCGCGCTGCTGAAAGAACACGGCATCGACCCCAACGCGCTCCTTCGAGCTGAGGTCGGCGGCCCGCTGAAAGACGGCGGCGGCATCACCTTGCGCCTCGAGGACGGCGTGATCGACATCCACATCATCGTCCCCCAGAACGCGCTGCCCAGGGAGAAGAAATGAAGCTGGGGCGCGGCGGAGAAGGGCCCTGGGAGGACCGCTCAGAGATGTTCATCAAGCTCGCGCGCTCGGAGGGCAACAAAGACGTGGTGGCAGGGCACCTGAACCGCGACTACGCCGTCCAGCGCCGCCAGTACGTCTCCCACCCCGGCATCGACCTGCTGACCGTCATGCGCCACGACAAAGCCAACCAGCATCCGGGCTGGGCGGTGCTCCAGTCGATCAAGAACAAGCTCGCGCCCGACGGCACCGAGCGCTTCGGCATGGAGGTCTTCCCGCCAGCGCGCTTCGTAATCGACAACAGCCATCTCTGGCACGTCTGGGTCATGCCGCTGGGCTGGGAGCCTGGCTTCGGCTTCCATTCCGACCAGAAAGGCGGGGGGCTGAAGATTTGATGCTGGAGCTTGAGCGGCTGGCGAGAGAGAAGGCGTTGGTGCAGCCAGTGCCGTTGGGGACTGAGCTTGCCTTCGGCACGCTGGGAGAACGCGACGAGCTCGTCCACCTCTACTCCTGGGCGATTCCCAACGAGGACGCGCTGCGCGCGATCGCCGCGCATGGTCCGATCCTCGAGGTCGGCGCCGGCAACGGCTACTGGGCGCAGCTCCTGACCGAACGCGGCGTCGATGTCCTCGCCTTCGACCCCGTGCCATTCGCCGAGGGCCACTACGCCGAAGTCGAAAGCACCAGCGTCATCTGCCGGGACGGGTCGAGCTGGATTCAGGAGTACCACGGCGAAGACGCCGAAAACGAATTTGAGTCGCCCGAAGAAGTTCGCGAGCGCCAGCGCGGAGAACCCAGCGAATAGCTTGCCGATGCAGCGGCTACCCTGGCCCGCATGACCGATCTGCGAGAGGGTGACAGTGGACTGCCGCTTGGTCTGATCCAGGCGTTTGATCCCGCTCCGGCACCCCAGCCCCGTCGGTCGTCGTTGAGGTCGGTCGCCGCCAGGCTCGCAGAGGCGGCGGCAATTCAAGTCGACGAGCTGGCCTACAAGCTGCTCGGCTCGAACAAATTCCGGCTCGAACGCTGGGCGCACGAATACGGCCCGATCGTCAACACCCGCCGCTGGGTGCAGCGGGCTCGCCGCGGCTGGGCGATCGAAGACACCTTCTCCTTCGACGAGTACCTCGCGCGGGTCATCGTCGAAGGGCTGACCGAGCTCCGCAACCGCGACCTCGCCCACCCCGGCGGCCTGACGATGGAGGAGTGGCGGGCGGTCCTCGACGAGATCATCATCGGCTTCAAGACCTTCCTCGACGAGGAGAAGCGCTTCAGCAACGACCCCGCGGTGCGCGAGAAAATGGACCGAGGTTGGGAGCTTTTCCGGGAGTGGTTCCCGGCTCTTTGGGACTGATGCCCGACCGCCCCGACAACATGGACCTCTTCTGGGCGTGGCTGTGCTTCCTGGGTTCCTGCTTCATGGCCGCGTCGGTTGCGGCGGCGCCGGAAGCGACGATGGGCTACGTCATCTGGCTCGTCAATTGCATTGGCTCGGGCTTCTTCTGGCAGCGCTTCTGGACCACCCGCGACAAGTGGCGGAACTGGCAGAAGGCACGCGAGGACGAACGCACCGAGGAGGAATCCTCGTGAGGGAGCTTCCCGATGCCGCGCTCCAGGACCAGATGATGAAAGCCGCCGCTGCGGAGGCGCGCGAAGTCCAGATCGAGCTTTTCGTCGCCGAATCCAACCGGATCGAGCAGATCGAGCGCGAGCCACTGCCGGAGGAGATCGAGGCACACCGCCAGTTCCTCTACCTGAGCGAGATCACCGTAGAGCGCCTCGAGCGCTTCGTCGCCGTGGTCGAGCCCCGCGCGCGCCTGCGCCGGCGCAAGGGCCAGAACGTGACGGTCCAAGAACGAGGCAAGGTGCTGCATCGTCCACAGGAAGGTGGTCCGGTGATCGAGGTGCGGCTCAACCAAATCCTCGAAGGGATCGAGGAGGGGCGCCTCTCACCCGCCCAGGCGCACTACGCCTACGAGACGCTTCACCCCTTCACCGACGGCAACGGCCGCTCCGGCCGGGTGCTTTGGGCCTGGCACATGGAGAAGATCGGCAAGGACCCCTTCTCCCTCGCCTTCCTCCATCGCTGGTATTACGAATCTCTTGAAGCCCTAAGGCAACGTTGAATCGGGGCGAAGAAACTGCTTGGGCGGCGGGTTTGTTTGAGGGCGAGGGTTGCGTCTCTCGGTACATCACGACCAAGCGCTCTCGGCAATACGGCTACTGGCAGACCAAGTTGAGCAGCACGGATCTCGATGTTGTCGAGCGATTTTGCGAGATCGTTGGTGTTGGACGAATCTATGTGCAAAAGCGCTCCAATCCCGATTGGAAGCCTGCCTATCAGCACTGCATCTACCGCCAGCCGGAGGTACTTGCCACGCTGGAGCTTCTTCGTCCTTTCATGCTGGCGCGGCGTGCCGCCAAGATCGACGAGGCACTTACCGAGATGCGCGGGCGTGTTTACAAGCCGGGCCGGCGAGCAACGCCTCAGCGCGAGCTTGCCTCCCGCTAAACTTCTTGGCAACCGACCAAGGGAGTCCTCGATGTACGACAAGCGCTTCTACGCGCTGCTGGCTGTGATCTTCTTGCTGGGCTTGTTTCTGGGTCTCGCTGGCAGGCTCTTTGTCGTCTTCTTCATCGTCCTGCTCGTCCTGCTCGCGGTAGCCCTCGCGTCCCTCGCAAGGCGGCGGCGGTGAGACACCCGATCCGTCGCATCCGGGTCCAGATCGCGCTGTGGCAGATGCGCCGCGCCGGTCACCTGAGCCGCGAACGCGACGAGAACGGCAAGTGGCTCTACAGCCTGACCGAGGAGGGGAAGCGATGGACCGAGCGCGAACAGGAGCGCCGCGGAGAAGCCCGCATGGTCGCCCACGAGCAACGCAGGCTCCCGCGCGTGCCCGCCAACGGGCGCGAGGTCGCCGCCGAGCAGATGCTTCGCGGGAACTGGTGGCCACGATGAAGACCTACGTTGCGGCGGGCCGTGGCTTCATCCTGATCGACGGCTGGAAAGGTCCCTGATCGTGTCTTGGTGGCAACGACTCGTTCGCCGCTGGAACCGTCGCTATGGTCGGCACCCCGTGCTGGAAGGAGTCTCAGGCTGATGGCGACGATCACCGACCTCTTCTGCGGGGCTGGCGGCTCGAGCATCGGCGCTGAGATGGCGGGGGGCGAGCTGCGCCTCGGCCTGAACCACTGGCCGCGCGCGATCGAGACCCACGCGACCAACTTCCAGCACGCCGATCACGACTGCAACGACGTGTCGGCGTTGACCACGGCGCAGATCAGGGGCTACCCAGACTCCGACATCCTGCTCGCCTCACCGGAGTGTACGAACCACTCCCTCGCCAAAGGCGGGCGGCGCCGCAAACCGCAGCGCGGCTCGCTGTGGGAGGACGGCCCAGCTGGGGATGCCGAGCAGGAACGCTCGAGGGCGACGATGTGGGATGTCGTCCGCTTCGCCGAGCAGAAGCTGTTGAAGGGCAAGCCCTACAAGATCATCGTCGTCGAGAACGTCGTGGACTCCTTCAAGTGGGGCTACGAAGACGACGGCGGACTCTTCCGAGCTTGGCTGGAGGCGATGCGGGCGCTCGGCTACGAGCACGAGATTCTCTGGCTCAATTCGATGTTCTGTCACCCGACCCCGCAGTCTCGGGACCGCATGTACGTGGTCTTCTGGAAGCGCGGCATGGTCGCGCCGAACCTGCGCGTCGAGCCCTTCGGCTGGTGCCCTCACTGCGAGAAAGCGATCAACGGTCGGCAGACCTGGAAGAAGCCGACTCTGCCTTGGGGCCGCTACGGGGCGCAGTACTTCTTCTCCTGTCCGCTGTGCAACGGGGCGATGCTTCCCGGCGTCTTCCCGGCCGCCTCGGCGATCGACTGGAGCCTGCCCGCCGAGCGGATCGGCGATCGCAAGAAACCGCTGGCCCAGGCGACGCGCGAACGCATCCGCCGCGGCCTGGAGAAGCTCGGCCGTGAACCCTTTGCGATTCGGCTCACCCACGGCGGCTCGCCGAAGCCGCTCACCCTGCCGATCGTCACGCTGACCCAGCGCCACGATATGGCGATGGTGATGCCGGTGGCCGGTAACACCTTCGAACGGACGCCGGGCAATCGCGCCCGCGACGCCGACGCTCAGCCCTGCGACACCGTTCACACGACGCTCGATCGCGCGATGGTCGTGCCGCCGATGGGGAACGTCGCCCCGCGCGACGCCGACGCCGCGCCGGTGCCGACCCAGACGACCTCGACGCGCGCCTCCCTGGTGATGGCGAACACCGAGAACAACGTCCCACGCGACGCTGAGCAAGAGCCCACGCAGACGCTGCGCACCGAAGGCGGACTGGCGATGGTGATGGCGAACCGCGCTCACAACGTGCCGAGGGACGCCGCCGAGAGCGCGGCGCCGCCGCTTCTGACCGGCAGCCACCTCGCCGTCGTCATGCGCAACAACAAAGGCGGCGCGGAGATGTCCACCCCTGCCGACAAAGAGCCGATCAGGACGCTGACGGCGGGATGCCACCAGTCTCTGATCGTGCCCTACGACCGCACCGGGGAGCCGCGGCCGGACTCCGAGCCGACGCCGACGTTGACCACGCGCGATCGCCTGGCGATGCTGGTCCCCTTCACGCGCGAGGCGCGCCCGCGCGATGTCGATCGAGAGCCGCTGACGACGACGACCGCGGAAGGACCGCCAGCGATCGTCCTCACCGAGGAGGACATAGACGCCTGCCGCTTCCGCATGTTCGACCTCCACGAGATCGCCGAGGCGATGTCGATGCACACGCACGTCGACGGCGGCGAATACGTCGTCCTCGGCAACAAGCGCGAGAAAATGGCGCAGTACGGCAACGCGGTCACGCCGCCGGCGATGCGCTGGATTCTGGAAAGGTGCCTGCCGGTCCTGGGGAGTGCGGGCGGTTGAGTCCCTTGGTCGCGCTGCGCTTCCTGGTGCTCGGCGCTGTCGTCGGCGGATTGCTCTTGCTCTTTGGCGCTCCGCTTTGGGCCTACTACGTCGCGTTCGCCGCGACGCCCCTTCTCGTGCTCGAGCTTCGCCGCGATGCCTGACCCCTTCCTCGTCGTCGATGCCTCCTTCGACGAAAACCTCAAGATGGCTGGCATCGCTGCGGCCTGGGACACCGGCCGGGTGATCGCCACCGAGGTCGCCAGCGCACCCAACGGCAACGTCGCCGAGGTCCTGGCTGCGATCCGCGCGACCTCCTTCCTTGCTGCTCGCCAGGAACACGGCCTGACGATCGTCACCGATGCCGTGTTCATCATCGACTGCCTCTACGGGGACGGCCAGCGCGGGGATCAGATGGTGATGGCTCGGATCAAGGACCTCAGACGCTTCCTGGAGCGCCGAGAAGCAACGATGCGCTATGGCGAGCGCCGAGAGGTCAAGGCCGCCCACAACGCCGCCAGGGGCGCTCTGAAGGCTTGGAAAGCGGGCCGCAAAGAGGAATCGACCTGGCGCTGTCCTGTCGAGGTCACTTAACGCAGTTTGCGGGTTCAACCGCGACGAGCATCGGCTCCGCTCGCTAGCTTCGCGCCTACCAGTCAACGAGATTTCAGGAGGTCCAATGTCCGAGCGTCCGAGGCTCCCCGTCTCGTTCCTCAAGCAGTTCAAACGCGAACGCCTGATGGAGGCCGCCGCCAGCGTCATCGCCCGCAAGGGCTACAACGACACGATCGTCTCCGACCTCGTGAGCGAGGCCAAAGTCGCCCGCAACACCTTCTACGAGACCTTCTCCTCCAAAGAGGACTGCTTCCAGTCAACGGTGCGCTGGATAGTCGAGCAGGCCACCGACCGGATCGAGACCCAAGTCAACGGCTACACCGACATCAACGAGCGGATCGAGGCGGGGATGGAGGCGCTGGTCGAGTTCGTCCGGGAGTACCCGCACTGGACGACCTGCTGCCTGATCGAGGCGCCGGCGGGCGCTCCTGAGCTCTACCAGGAGATGCTCGAGCGCGCAGCGGAGCGCTCCGGCCTACCCGCGCCCGTCAACGAGATGGTCGTCGGCGGAGTCGCCTTCATCCTCTACCGCTACGCCCTGGTCGGCGGCGACGGCGACGAGCAGGAGCTTCTCAAGGGGCTGAAGGAGTTCGCCCAGAACAGCTTCGCTGCGGTCGAGCTACAGACGCGCTAGATGTCCGCGCTGATGGTCTACTGGTGCCCGGCCTGCATGAGGGCCTGGCCGGTCGCCAGCGGACCGAAGTGCGCAGGATGCGAGAAAGAGCGCGGGACCGCCGACGCTTTCTCGGTGATCGAGCACCTGGTGGCTATGCTCCCCGGACCCGACCCGACCAAGGAGACGTAGATGGCGCTGGTGCATCCTGAGTCCCACCCGCTCGCGGACAAGAAGATCAAGGTCGCGCTACGCGGCAATCCGATGCAAGCCCTTCACGACGGCGTGGAGATGCGCGTTGAAGACTGGTGGAGCTGGGCGCACGAAGACAACGAGCGCCAGGGCGATCAACCCCAACTGCTCGCTTCGATGAGCCCTGCAGCGCAGATGTACGTGCTCCGCGCCAAAGCCGCCGGACTCCCGGTTGACGACGACGTGATCTACGGCAAGGTCCGGGTGGCTCCCCCAAAGGGCGTGATCGATCTCGGCGGCCAGGGGGTCGGCGTCGGCTACATCATCCACAGCTCCGAGATCGGCGAGGTCGTCCCTGACTGATGGCAAGCTGGAGTGGATGAGCATCGAAGCCGAGGCCAAGAATCTGCGCGCTATCAAGGCCGCGATCATCGAGCACAACGGCAACTGCGGGATGCGTATTCTCGCCATCTTGATGAACCCCTTCGAGGTCGACCGCTTGGGCTGGGACGAGTTCGAAGGCATCCCGATCACCGGCGACTCCAAAATCTGCACGGGAACGTTCCATCTGCTCTGCGAAGGCGACCACGGCAAGTCCGAGGTGCAAGAGCGCGAGACAGTGCTGGTCGGCAAGGAGGTCTAAGTGCCCGAGATACCGCTTTACCTTGACGACGCCCATCCCGAGGCTCGCACGCAGGTCGGAATCGTCCATGTTGATCAGGTCGGCAACGATCTGCAGATCAACGGCACGGTGCGGCTCTTCCCCGGCTTCGAGCACCTCAAGGATCAGTTGGGTCAGACCTTGGACGTGACCGCCGGGTTCGGGCCGAATGGGGCCACCTTCGTGCTGCGAGAGAAGCGTTGAGCGAGGAACTCAACCAAGCGCCCGTCGGTCGGGTAGCGGCGAACCTCATGGAGAGGATCGAAGGCATCGTTGAGCGAGAGGGGCGCTTGCCCAAAATCGGCGTTGTCGCCTTGGTCGTGGAGCTCGATTGGCCGGCCGAGGAGGAGGGAAGACCTGGCAGCACCGAGGTTCTGTATCACTGCAACGATCCGCGGCGCTGGGTCCAGAAGGGCATCTTCCAAGCAGCTGCCGCAGCCGTTGATCGCGTCCCCGAGGTCTAGTCAACTTTGTTAACGTAGTTGGCGAGCCTCTGGCGAAGGGGCGGGCACGGTGGCCTAGCACCAGCCACGGGCAAGGAGCGCTTGGGCCGAAGCGGGGCGAGAGGACCGGATACCGCCTCAAGCCGCAGTCGGTCGCGTTGGCGCAGTCGAAGATCGGGGTGGCACCCCGGCGCCTTGCCCCTTCGTCACGCTCCACTTGTATTCTGGATAGCGGGCCTGTAGCTCCAACGGAAGAGCGGCTCCCTTGCAAGGAGAAGGTTCCGGGTTCGAATCCCGGCTGGTCCACTCCCCGGTAGGAATCCGGGCGGCTCGTATCCGGTAGGCGTTGCCCTGAGCCGGGCGACCGCCGCTCTACCGGGGATACGCGACCGGGTGGCTGAGCGGCTAGGCGAGGGACTGCAAATCCCTTCGACGCGGGTTCGAATCCCGCCCCGGTTTTCTCTCCGTTCGTCGCTGATAGCCTCCGGTCTTCAACCCGACCAAGGAGGATTCATGAAGAAGCTGTCTCTTGTGGCGCTGATCTTCGCGCTGCTCGCCGGTGGCGTCGTGGTTGGCTGTGGCTTCGGCCCCGACGAATCACGCGAGGACGCGACCGACACGAAGAATGTCGATAAGACCGAACCCGAGGCGATCGCCTTCAACAACCACTTCCCGAACGTCGAGACGAAGTGCGATCAGCACGGGCACCGGATCTTCGTGTCCACCCACGACAGCTCGACCGGGAACAACCTGATCGTGCTTCCCGATCCGACGTGCCCTGGCTACGTCAAGGGGCAAGAGCCGCCGGTCGTCGTCTCGCCATGAGCCAGACCCAAGCTGAGAACTACCTCTACCGCAAGGAGCTAGACGACGGTCGGGAGATCGTCGTCTACCCCATGCTCTTCACCGACCGGCTGTGCATTGGCGTCGCCGGTGACGGTGGCTACGAACGCGCCTGGTGCTACCCACGTCTTCATCCGGCGGGGCAGACCACCGCGGTCATTGCGGCCGAAGCCTGGGACGGTGAAGGCGACCCGCCAGTCGGCTGGATCAAGGAGGTCGGCACCGAGCGGCGCAGGGTCGATGGAGATCCCGAGCGCGAGTACGACGCGAGCAGGGAACCCAAGCCCGCCTGATGTATCTCCTCGGCTTTACCGCAGACGGCACCCGCATCCAGATCAACGACGACCCCTACGCGGTCAAGCGCAACAGCGACCCCCGCGTCCTCTTCGACGGCGAGGAGGTCGAAGTCACGTCGATCTCCCGCTACCGCGACGGCGGCACGACGGTGATCGAGACCGAGCGCGGCCGACTTGTCGCGCATCGGCGCGTAGGGGAAGAGCCCTGGGATGAGTTCGAGGACGAGCGCCTGAAGCCCGAGGGTCCTTTGAGCACCTTCGCAGCGGTGATGACGACGGACGGGATCACCTTCGTGCGCCTCCCCGACGGGCGCTGGACGCGGCTCGAACCCGAGCAGGTCCTCATGACGGACGTAAGCGGCGGCACGGTCCACAACATGAACGGGCCGCCGCTGAAAAACGAAGCGCACCGCGAGGTCGCGGCGAAACTGGAGCACGCGCTTCAGCAAGCCCGCATCCGGTCCGGTCTGTGAGCTACATCGCCTGGCACACCCGCGATGAGGGCACCGCCGAGCTTCGCGGCTCGGAGTACGCCCATGCCAGGGGTGTCTGTACCGACCTCGCCCTTGGCCTGCTGCGAGCCGCGATAGCCATGAACCACAAGCGCCTCATCAGCTTCCTTCACAACCCGCCCGACTACGTGAGGAAAGAGCCCGAGCCGGCCGAACACATGCGCTGGGCCTCCGGCCTGAAGACCTGGCTGAACGTCGATGGCGAAGTGAGCATCGACGGGGAGACGATGAGCTTCGGCGAGATGGCGATGAACACCGCGATCACGATGAACCGCCCGCTGCGCCTGCTCGCTTGGATGGCCGGGATGTCGGAGAACCACGGCTACTTCGAGCGCCCCGAGCAGAGCGCCCTGATCGAGGCGATCAGCGAAGGGCTGGACGCGAGGATTCTCCGCGCCGATCAGGGCTGGGATCGCGTCTACGACCTGCTGGAGCGCAACGTCGCCGCCGGTGGCAGTGCCGTCGTCTGGAGCTTCAGCGTCGCCGAGTCCTGGCCGGATGTCTGGATGCTCGACGACCGCCCAGACCCAGACGATGACGACGCGGTTGCCGCCTGGGAGGAGCGCTGGTATCTCTTCGGTGAAAGCGACCAGGAGCGCCGCGAGGCAGGCAAGCCAACGAGCGGGGAGATTTGGGACCTGTGCATGGAGAAGTTGCGGGCGCAGGACTGGCCCGTCCCCCTGGACCTCGAGGTCGAACAGGGCTATCGCAGCGGCAAGACGACCTTCGACTTCCTCGCCCAGCTGAGCTGAAAGGAGACTGAATGAGGCAGGCAGAACGCGAGACCGAACTGGTCAAGGCGCTGCTGGACATCGGCGCGGGTTGCACCGCTGAAGACCCGGACGCGCACGCGCGCGTCGCCCTGGAAAGCATCTACGGCCCGAACTGGCGCAAGCTCAAGGGCCACGAAATCGACGAGTGGGTTGCCGAGTCGGAGAGGGTGTCGGGCTGATGCGCCTGCGCTTGCGAATCGACAGAGCGATCGAAGGCGGGCATACCCACGTCACGGTCTTCGAGGGCAAAGAGCATGGCCCCAACCTGGGGAAGCTCGTCTTCGACTCCGCCAAGTTCGCCGGTCTCGTGCCCGGCGTCCTGCGCTTTGAGAACGATGCTGTGATCCACGACGCCAACGACAAGAGCGTGATCGGCGTCGGGGATACCTTCGAAGTTGAGGTCCGCGCGACGCGAGTCGTGCGCCGCCACGGGCTTTCGACCGCTCGCAGCGGCTAGTCTGCCGACAACCGACCAAGGAGGATCAGATGGGGTTGATGAAGGTCATGGGACCTGAGGGCGACACGGAGATCGCCTGGGACCCAGACGACAAAGCCAGCGTCGAGAAGGCCAAGGAGGAGTTCAACCGCCTGAAGAAAGACGGCTACGAGTTCTTCGAAGTCGCCGAGACGAAGGGCAAGCAGGTCAAACGGTTCTCGAAGAAAGCGGGCAAGCTGATCGCAGCGCCGCGGGCGGCCAAAAGCCAGGCCGAGAAGACCGGCGGCCGGGCGATGGCCGGCGGTCCGCTGTCCAGCCTCGCTCGATGAACCTTCCCTACGGGGGGTCGCCTGACGAATGGATCGCGCGGGATGGGCTTCCCGCCGCGATCCTGGGCGACGCGATCAAAGGCAAGGTAGGCGGCCTCCCGAGCGCCGAAGACGATGACGGCTTCGTCGTCTACGAGCAGATGATCGTCTTCAACAAAGGGGGCTTCGCCCAGGTCCACTGTTTCCCTCGCAGCTACATAGGGACCTGCATGGCTTTCGGAGGCGGACTCGTGCCGCTCCATCACCAGCCCTCTCAGCGCTGGGCCTACCGGCCGTGCATCTACCGCTGGCACGCCGAGCGGACCTGGCAGCGGCAGGGGAGCCAGCAGGAGCTCGACTGGCGCTACGCCCAGCACAAGGCGTTTGAGGCGCTCCAAGGGGGCGTACAGGCACTCTGGCGATACCTCGAAGCTGATCCGCTCGGACAGGCAAATCGCCGGGCTGATGAGCTGTTGGAGTCCATGCTCGGGTCGACCCAGATCACCGAACTGTTCATGCGCGGTGGAACCTTCCGCGTGATCGGCGGCGCCACCGGGCACCACTACCGCATCGAGCTCGGCAACGGCTTCGCTCGAGTCGATCCGGCGACCAACGAGCCGATCACCAGCTACTGCCTGCACCCCGAAGACTGGATGCCGCACGCCGATGTCGCCCTCGCCCACAAGCTGAACCTGGAGTGCCCCGAGCTCGAGGAGGAGACGATCAAGCGCGCCAACGCGCGCGACCTTCCGCGCTATGAGGACGAAGACAGCCCTACGGAGCTGCGTCGCCTTCGCTACGCCGCCGACATGGAGCGGGAGTTGATCGCCGCGTGAGCGAACAGACTTCGCTGGAGGGGACCGACTGCTGCAAGTACCGCAACTGCCCGCGTCCTGTGGTCGGCTCGTCGACCACCGGCAGGGGTCATGTCTGCAAGGGCCACAACGAGTTCGAGTGGGGCGAGGCGCTGCGGGAGTACGACCCGCGTCTCAGCCGCGCGCTGTTAGCCGACTCCGAAAGGACGCTCGATGGGTAGGCCGCTGCTCTTCCTCGACGTAGATGGCGTGCTGAACGCCTGCCCGCCGCTCGACGGCGTGCCGGTCTTCAACGCGAAAGGCTTCCCTATCTGCGTGCCGCCAGGGACCAAAGAGCGCATCGCGCGTCTGCTCGAGGCCTTCGATCCGGTGTGGGCGACGACCTGGCGCGGGGACGCGCACGCGCACTTCTGCGAGGCGATCGGGGTCGATGAGGACCCGCCCTGGGATCACATCGACTCTCCGCGCGGTGGCGCTTGGAAGCTGCCAGAGATCCTCCAGTACGCCTGGACGCTGCGGATGAGCGGTCCCGATGTCCACCAGCCGTGGGTCTGGATCGACGACGACGGCCGCTGGGAGATGCAGCAGCACGGCCTCTGGCACGACAAGGTTCAGACCCTCGTGATCTGCCCCGACACGGCGAAGGGGCTGACCGACGAGCATGTCGAGGAAGCGCTCGCCTTCGCCGAGAGGCTGAAGGAACATGACCCTTATTCCTGACCACTACCGCTACCCGATTCCCGGCCTCGGGATGGAACGGACGCGCTTCAGCGCGCTCGATGTCGCTGAGGTCCAGATGGGCCGCGATCGCAACGGTGCCTACAGCGATGCGAGGGCCAGGATTCCCAGCGAGGACGCGAAGCGTCTTGGCGAACGCGAGGGTCGCGCTGTAGCTCATACGATTCGCTTGAGGGCGGCACGCGAAAAGCTCGGCGAGTGGCTGACGTGAGTCTCTTCCGCAAGCGCTGGGAGGTCTGGGTCCACTACCGGCTCGGCGACGAGATCATCAAAAGCCGTCTGCTGAAGAGGCATCGCTTTCTTTGGTGGGCCAAGCAGTGCCACGAAGGGGTCGTGCATAACCCCGCAGTGCTCTTGGCGATCATGGAGAGCCTTGACGACGACGGGCGCATGATCTTCCCCGAGCTGGAGTACCGCCGGACCTAGTTGGCGCGCAAGCCGCCCGTTCACTGGCAACCCGGCACCGAAGCCAAGCTCACCTACACCGACCACGGAGTCCCGCCGTGGCCCAACGGCACCCCCGTCGTCGGCGACCTGCTCGCATCGGAAGCCGGGGGCGCTTGGGTGATCGAAGAGGTCAAGCAGTCCAAGAGCAACCCCGCGCGCCTGAACCTGGTCGTCGTGAGACTTGAGTACGGCTCGATCGACATGGACGAGGAGGGCGTCTGGCCGCTTTAAATTGGGGTAAATGAATCGGCTTGAATGGCGTGAAGGCTTCGCTGAGCCGCTTGCGCGACGGCTCGCCCTGAATCTTGTCGCCGCGGGACCCTTCTGAGTCGATTAGCTGCATCGGACTCACAGTATAGAGCTATCGACGCGATGTATAAGTGGATTTTGGTTTAACGCCGCGCAATCGCCGGGCCTTTTCGCCCGGCGCGGCAGGTCCCGCGCCAAGTCGACCCGCTACCCCCTCTGCAGGCGCGCCTCGGCGCGCCGCAGGCTCAGGTGGACCAAGGTCGCCGCCGCGCGCTCGTCTTGGAAGGGACCGTGGGCCTCGATCGCCGCCCGAACCGGCTCGGCGACCGGACCGTCGGCGACGAGCTCCGCTGACTGGGGACGGCGCTGATCGGCAGCAGGTATGGTCCTTCGCGGCGAAGGCGGTTGACGCAGAGATACCTTTCGGCTGCGTTTTGACCGCATAAGGGGCGGTGCCGTCTTCGCCGCTAAACTGCTCCGTGGCGCTGTGGTCTAGCGGCTAGGACACCGCCCTCTCGAGGCGGGGGTCAGGGTTCGATTCCCTGCAGCGCTACTGCACAAGCCTTCATCGTTCAATGGCCAGGACGCCGCCCTGTCGAGGCGGAGATCGCGGTTCGAATCCGCGTGGGGGCGTAGACCGTGCGCGGGCCTAGCTTAGATGGCAAAGCGCTGGCGCTGCCGGAGATTCGGGCTCGGCTCCCGTGGCCCGCAGCGGTCTAGTCCGACCGCTTCTCTACCTTGCGCAGCAGTCGGTGAGTAGACGCTCGCCAAGTCCAAGTCGAGGAGGAACACGATGGAGAAGCCCGATTTCGATGTGGTCAACACGGTCGGCGCAGCAGATGCTCTCGCCAAGCTGATCTCCCAGATCACCGAGGACCGTGATTGGCCTGGCCTCACCGCCCTGCAGGCCGGCCTCGAGGTCTACGAGAATCATCGCTACCCCAACCAGGGGCAGAGCACGACGCCGTTCACCGCGATCGAGGAGCAGATCGCCCAGGCCAGCTGGGTCCTCCGTCGCCTCGTCGCCCTACACGGCTTCCAGGCCACGCTGACGGTCTACGGCGGAGACTTCGAAGAGCACGGCACCAACGTCCACCGCGGCGTGAGGGTCAACGTCTTGCGGCGATCGCTCGACCTTGACCAGATTCGGGCTATCACCGAGTTCGCGGAGGACCACGGCTGCGACGCCGAGTGGTCTCAGGAGCACGGCGTCACGCTGCGCCTACGGCCGATCATCGAAGCCGAAGTCTCGACTCCCAAAGTGTCGATCACGGGCTCAGGAGGTATCGAAGGGGTCACCTCGACGGCTGTGACGCTTTAGCAGCGGCTATGGTGGCGGCGATGGCAACCCGATTTCACGGCACAGGCAAGCAAACTTAGCCCGCGTCGTGGATCGGCGCGGGCGCCCCGAGGAGGGTTGCCATGCGCCGTACCAAGCACCGACGCCGCTACCACACCGGCCGCGTCATCTCGAACCGCCAGCGCCGCCAGCGCCGCCTTGACCGGGCGCTGTGGGTCGACGGGACCGGGACCTGGGTTCTCCCCAACGGGAGGCTCGACGACACCGATCGCTACCACGACTGCGGCCGGCCGCGCTGCCTGCTCTGCCACTGGGACAAGTTCGACCCGAGCCGTCGCGCGCGGGAGAAGCGCGGTTGGCGCCGCGAAGTCGATCTCGAAATGCAGCAGGTAGGGTGAGGCGCCCGACCAAGGAGGAGAGATTGCCGGACCTCAGCCGCTTCACTGACCGCACCCGCAAGGTCCTCGACGGCGCGTTGCGAGAGGCGCTGTCACTGGGCCACAACTACATCGGCACCGAGCATCTCTTGCTCGCCCTGGTCCGCGATGAAGACGAGACGGTCGCCTACATGGCGCTGCAGCGATTCGCCAGCGCCGACGAAATCCGCAACGAGGTCATCCGTCTGCTCAGCGGCAAGGACGCGATCAGTGATCCGGTGCCCGAGCGCAAGGCGTTGGACATCGCCAAGGAGATCGTCGAGAAGCACCTGGCCGACGCACCCGAGGACCCGAGCACTCCGGTCAACATCCCCGAGGTCATCACGGCCTTGGCGTTGGTGGCGATCGCCGAAGCCCTGGGAGAGAAGCCATCGTGATGGTGAGGCACGAAGACCGCATCTTCGTTCTCGTCGTCGGTGCCGCCAGCATCGTCGCCTTTCTCCTCGGCCTGGCGATCTTCTCTACCGACTCATGGGCGATAGGCGGCAAACTCGCAATGTTCGCTGCGGTCGTCTTACTCTGGGCGTGCGTCTTGGTCCCGACGACGATCTTCTACTTCGAGGAACGCGACAAGCGGGTGCGCGAAGAACGGGAGCGCTGGGAAGCTCAGGAGCAACGGCGCCTTGAGCGCAAACGGCTGGAAGAGATCACCAGTGGCTGACGACGAGCTGACCATCGGGCCGCTGCACTTCGAATACGACCCGAAGACCCGCTATCTGGGGATCGGCAACGGCGATGAGCTCTACGGCACCGCCGAGGTCAGCCCGGAGGACTGGGCTGGCTTCCGCGACGCAGCGAAAGAGCTGAAGGAGGACGAGAAGCGTGCCACCCAAGGATGAGGGCGCCCGCGCCCGCGTAGACGCGCTGATGAAGGACGCCGAGGAGATGCCCGAGGCCGCGCTCGAGGCCGCCATTCCGAAGGCGACCGACGCTCTCTACGACACCCGCGAAGGCGAGGGCAACATGCACGAGGCGGGCAAAGCTGCCGCCGTGGCGGCGCTGAAGGCGGCGCTGCCGGTTCTCCAAGCCGAAGACGACGAGGACCTCGGTCAGATTCGCGCGCTGGTGATGGGTGAGGAAGGACTTGGCGACGAGGACCTCGGCTTGATCCAGAAGATCGAGCGCCTCGTCAATCTCAACCGCCGGATATGCAAGGCCGACGCCGTGATGCTCCTGACCGAGAAAGGCCACGCCGGCGCTGTCCGCTTCAAGGGGATCAAGGGGAGCATCCCCTTTGAAGTGGAGGTCTCCTACGGGGAGAAAGACGACCCGCCGCTGACGATCCGCCAAGTCAAAATCACCGCGGGCTGGAAACGCCCTGACTGGCGGAAAATGGATCGCTCCGAGTTGCATGATGCCACCCAAGAGGCGCGTGACGCCACCCAAGAGGAGGCTAGGGCGTGACCGAGATTCAGCCCTTTGTCCACCACGGCGAGGTCACGATCTGGGGCTGGGTTCTGCTGATCGTCTTCTTCTTGCGGGCAGGCGACTGATGGCTAGGAAAGTCAAGCTGATCGACGGCCCCTACGCGGGCGTTGAGGTTGAGACCAACGGCGGCGGGGCGATCCTGATGGAAGGCGACTTCCCCGACGGCGGCGGGCACTCAAAGGAGGGCGAGATGGCGCGCTACCGGCCCACCCGCAACCGCGCCGAGTGGCGCTTTAAGGGCTGGGATGACAGCGTGATCCGCCTGCCCCTGCCAGGAGCCTCCGATGGCTGAAGCGCTGAAACTCGACGACGCGACCGTCTCGTTGATCGAGGATTGGGTGAGCCGCGTCGAGCGCGCCTCCGACTTGATGGAGGACGCCGCGCAACGAATGGAAGCGGCGGCCAGCAAGCAGTCCTCGGCCGCCACAAGGATCGACAGCGCCGCGAGCACGATGTACACGGCCGCGGGCATGATGCGCTGATGGGCGACTACGACCGTGCCTATGACCGCGCGCTCGACGCCGGGCTCTGCGACACCGCCGCGGCGGACTACGCCTACGACGTGTGGGCCAACCGCGCCCCCGACCCCTACCCGCAGACGATCTATGAGGAAGACGAGTACGGGGAGCGCTTCCCGGTCGGTGAACGCGGCGGCGTCACGGACCAGTATCTGGAAATCGAGTACGGCTGGAGGTGCGAGCGATGAGCGAGGTCAAGGAGAAGTGGCTGATCTGCGTTGGCGGCGGATACGGGTGCTTCGTGTTCGAGGGGACCGAGACTGAGGCCGAGGAGATGCGCCGGCACAAGGCCACCTGGGAGCAGGCGGTAGCGCGCAAGACGCGGGCCAGCGACAAGGAGAAGATCGAGAAGGAACTTGACGCCTTCGATGTCGTCGACCCCTGGCGGGCAGAGAAGCTCGCAGCGCTCGCATGACGATGTATAGCTCCGGCCAGGGCAACGACGGGATCACCGTCAAAGACGCCAACTGGCGCGTCGTCAAGCGCGGCCCGATCACCTGGAGCATCGACATCTCAGGTCGCAAGGAATGGACGGGCCTCGAGGAGGGCGACCGGGTGGTCGGCCCCAAAGGGCAGGTCATGTTCATCGCCACCAAGAAGGCGATGCCCGCGCACATCGAGAGCGACTTCGAGGAGGGCTTCGACACGAGCGGTCTCGTCGGCGAGGAAGAAGAGCTCGAGCTTGACTGAGTGCAAGCTGTGCGGTCGCACCCTGAAGCCAGCGGAGGAGTGTGAGCCCGACGATCCTGCGATGGACTGCGGCGGGGACTGCTGGGGGTGCGTGGGGCCGACCGAGGAGGAACTGCGCCAGCTCTCGAAGCTCCCCAACGCGATCGACGCTGGCGATCTCCTGCCCGCCAAACGGGTCACGCCAGATGGGACCGAGTGGTGAGCGACGAGCATCCCGATCGCCTGCAGGCCGATCCCAAGCTGGAACGCGAGTGGAAGTTTCGCGCCAACTTCAAGCTCGAACCGGAGCTGCCGCCTGGCACCTGGACGGTCGAGGGCGAGGTCCAAAACGACGAGATCACCAGGGCCAATCTGCTCGCTGCGGTCAACAAGCACGCGCCGGCGAAGCCGACCGTGATGGTCTCCCCGCCGGCGCACATGACGATCTTCCCGATCATCGGCTTCGTGCCTCCCTTCAAGCCTTCGGGCTAGTTCCGTCCGTGCTGCGCGCGAGGCTTTCCACATGGATGCCACCGGAGCAGTACGTCAGCTCGGCGGCGATGTCCGCCCCAACGAGGCCGAAAACCTCGAGGCGCTCGTCAGCGAGATCCTCATCCTCCGGCAGAAACTCGCCGACAGCGAGAACTCTGAGGTCCGAGCGGAGCGACGGATCGGCAAGGAGATCGAGGCGCGACAGCGCGCCGAGCAGAGGGCCTCGGCAGCCGAGGATGCGCTGTCTACCATCGAGACCGCCATCGCGCGATCGCGTCGCAAAACGATCAGCGAAGGGGGTACTTTGCGCGGCGTCCGCCAGCCCGGCCGGACAGGCATCGAGCCTGCCAAGATCGCCGGTATCGCCAAGGTCGGCGAGGGTGCCGAGTATCCGCGCATCGAGGCGCGATGAGGCGGCACCTGCCGCTGCTCGCCGCCGGCGCGGCCGTCGCCTTCTTGGTCTACGTTCAGTCCCAGCTGCCGGTTTGAAGGGCTGCCCGCGGCACCCGCTGGACCCAGCGGGCCGCGAGCGCCTCGGAGAACCCTGTACCTGCGAGGAGCCATGAGGGTCGCCGTCGGCTACCTCTGGCATTTCGGCTCGACGACGCTCCACAAGTTCTGGGTTGCCTTCCACCTGATGCGCTGGGTCTTCTCCGACTACCTGCGCGCGCTCGAGCACGACGACATCCCGCCGCTCCTGCTCTGGCTCGAGCTCGTCAAGCGCGCCCTGCTGCACGATCTCTCCAAGTACCGGCGTGACGAGGCCCAAGGCTTCGCCCGGACGATTCATCGGCTGGGCAGCACGCCGTATGGCACCGACGCCTACAAAGAGCTTTTGCGGGAGATCAAACCGTCGATCCAGCGCCACTACAGCCGCAACCGCCACCATCCCGAGTGGCACGCGGATGGCTATGAGGGCATGAGCCGCATCGACCGGATCGAGATGGTCGCCGACTGGGGCGCTGCGGTGCGCCGGCACAAGGACGGCGACCTCGAGCGCTCGATCACCACCAACGCCGAGCGTTTCGGCTACGGCGACAACGAGACGATTTTCCTGCGTTCCACCGCGCGTCGAATGAGACTGCTTTAGTCCTCCTGGGCATCGCTCGACGACTTAGCTTTGGTAGCTTCCAAGGTCACCGACCAAGGAGGACGAGATGCAATTCACGATCAAGGACGGCAACGGCGAGACCGAGCCATCGACCTACGCTGTTTGCCCTGCGATGGGGAGTGCCTACTACCTCTACGGAGGCGATGACGCCCTTCAGCAAGTGTCGCTCGGAGAGGGCGACATCCCGGACTTCGAGCCAGTCCCGGAGGTCGAGGACCCCGAGGACAAGTTCTTCGGCGGCGGTGAAGTCGACTGGGACCGCGGCTTCGAGACCGACAGCCAGCGGATCGAAGTCTCGCGGATCAGCGAGGCGCTCAAGGGCGCGACGATCGGCCCGGTCAAGGCCGAGGTCTAACCGCCGCACCGAGGCGTATCTTGGGTCACGGTGCAAGGCCGTGGCCCAAATCGCTTCCTCCGATGGTCCTCGCCGAGGTGCGTCCGCACCGAGGCTGGCGCCGTAAGCGAGCGCCGTCAGTAGCGTCGCCCCGTCGTAGGCCGCCCTCGCGCAAGGGCGGCCTTCGTCGTTCAGGGCGTGTATCCTTGCGGAGCAGATGAACCATGATCGCTCTCATACAGCCGCCCCGCGCCGCTTCGACGGTCGAAGTTCGTCTGCCTCATCTCGATATTTGCGCCTGCGACTCGCCTAGTCGGATTCCGACTCTGGCTCAGTCGCACTAGGAAGGTGCTGCTGGGCTGGTCCGGCAACTGGTCTCGAAAGCCAGGGGGCGGTAATACGTCGGGGTTCGACTCCTCCACCTTCCGCTACATGCGCGGGTAGGCAAACCTGGCAAAGCCACTCGGTTTAGGCCCGAGGATCTGAGGGTTCGAATCCCTCCCCGCGTACTTCACGCCCCGCTGGGCAAATCGGCAAAGCCGCCCGCTTCAAACTCGGGAGCTTCCAGGTTCGACTCCTGGGCGGGGTATTGGGCCGGATGCTGACGGCGACTCGGGATCGTCGGGCGGGCTGTAACCCCGTTGCCTCGCAAGGGCTAGAGGTTCGAATCCTTCATCCGGCATGACCCGACAAGTCCGGACTTGTCCAGACCTGCCGGGTCAGATGGAAGGGCGGCAATTGGTGACGCAGCGCCCCTGCTAAGGGCGTGGGTGTAACAGCCCTGCGGGTTCGACCCCCGCCCCTTCCGCTTCAGCCGTCGTACCTCCAAGCGGCCGGGTTGATCGAGCGAGGGCGTCGGCCGCCTTCTTTGACGGAGACCATGCCGTTAGCTTGGCGGCTGTAAACGACTCCGCGCGTTCCATCTACTCCTCGGACGATCGGGTCCCCTTTCTCCCAGTTTTCGGGGAGCCTCTTGTCGAGCTTCACCCTCTTTACCTTCTTCGTCGGCTTGCGCTTCATTACAGCCGATGGCGTGGTCGTGGCAGGACTCTCCGGGAGCGCCAGAGCGGGCAGGTGCATCGCCAGGGAAGCCGTGCGATCGGCGTAGCGGAAGACGGCTGCGGTGTTCTCCGGCACCGTCTGCGGGACATTCGCTTCCGGGGTGACGACGATCGCCGCCGCGGGGCCGACGACGAAGACGCCAGACTCTTTCATTCGGGCGACGACACGCCCGCCAGCCCGGTATTCGGCCATGTCCGCCACATCCACGTTGCTGTTGAAGCCAGTCGCCCAGACCACGAGGTCGTAGCGAGCACCGTCGACGTAGGCACCCTCGAAGGCTACGCCCGAGCTGTCAGCGCGCCTCCGGATGGGCTTCACCCTGGCGTCGGTACCGTCGATGTCCGTGGGCAGCAGTCGAGCGATGCCCTGGTAGCGGGAGCGGTTGTTTTCCTTCCAGCCCGCACGGAACGCGCAGCTTTCCGGCACCCCATACCAGTCGATCGTCTCGATGAAGTCGAGCGACGCGACGGACATCTGGCTCGATGGACCTTGGCCAGTCATTGCCTCGATCACGGTCTTGCCCGCGTCACCAGCACCGATCACGGCGACTCGTTTCAAGCCCTGAAAGGGGAAAGGCTGATCGAGGCTGGCCAGGAACTGTGGGTAGCTCATCATCCGCTCGCCGTCCATCTCGGCGGGTCCCTTGGGTTCCCCGAGACCAGTCGCGTAGATCACGCGGGCGGTCTTGATCGTCTTGCCATCGGCGAGCGTTACGCTGGTCGAGTTTGCCTCGACTACCTCTCTCCCCACGATCACTCGTGCGTTCATTGCGAGCGCCGTGCGGATGGAGAAGGAGAGCGCGGAGTTTGGCTGGTACTCGTCGCCGCTCAAGTCGGCAGGCTGAACCGGCGCACCAGGCAAGACGTTCAGCGCTTCGCCACGACCGGGGATGCCGAGATTGCCTGGCCGGTTGCGGCTGTTCAGGTAGAAAGTGGAATCACGGCTGACCGCGAAGATGCCGCCAGCGCGCGGTTGCGCCTCGATCACGAGCGGTTTCGGATGGCCCTCGGCCACGCGCACCGCGCAGTAGATCGCGGCATGAAGACCAGCGCCGACAACGATCTCCGGTGCCTCCTGCGGGACGGCGGCGCTGGCCCACATCATGTCGAGCTCTCGGTCGAACATGGCGCGCGCCTGGGGGACAAGCGCTACGCCAGTGAGTTTGGCGGCGAGGGTCGAGTCGAACTCTGGCGCGCGCGCCATCATTGCCTTTACGCCGTCGTTCATGCTCTTGTCCTGAGCGATTTTGGACAGGACAGAACCAACGCGGCTGGGGGGTCGGTCGGGCATCTCTTTCTCCTCTCGGCCCGAGTATCTCGGGCGTTCCTTGGTCGGGTGCCAACAAAGTTATCAGGATTCAGACCACGCAGCTACGGCTTATTTGCTTCCCTTCCTGCAGCGCTGATAGCCTTTCTCGTATGGCCCTGTCGCCGACACGAATTACCTCGAATCCCACGGCGACTACCCGAGGGCGAAAGCCCCAGGGCCAACCCCGCCAGCTTTAGCCGGGCGCTCCTGCGGCGACCCGGCATCAGCTTCCCGCTCCGGGTTGGTCACATCCGACGCAGCAGTCATAGCTGCCACATGCCTTACGCCGACCCAGATGCACAGAGGGCTTGCAACCGTCGCTGGTATCAGCGCAATCAAAGGAAGGAGATCGAAAGAGCCAGAGCACGCAAGATCGAATTGAGGGCGTTCATCCAGTCCCAGAAGGAAGCGCCCTGTGCCGACTGCGGCGGCGAGTTTCCACCAGTCGCTATGGACTTCGATCATCGCGAGGTAGCCGAGAAGGACATGGCGGTGGCAACGCTCGCGGGCTATGGCAGCAAGACGAGAATCGAAAGAGAGATAGCGAAGTGCGACTTGGTCTGTGCCAACTGCCATCGGGTCAGGACAGCAGAGCGCAGATCGGAGTCAGAACTTTCCGCGGTGGTGTAATGGCAGCACGCGGCGCTCTGGACGCCGAAACGAGGGTTCGACCCCTTCCCGCGGATCTTGGAATGGCGTCGTAGCTCAGTTGGCAGAGCAGGCCCCTCTTAAGGGCAAGGTCGCAGGTTCGATGCCTGCCGGCGCCACTGGAAATATTTCCAATATTGCGGCGGTAGCTCAGATGGCAAGAGCATCTCGCTTCCAACGAGAAGGTCGCCGGTTCGAAGCCGGCTCGCCGCTTATGAGGACATTCGACAAGGGCAATATCGCTGAGGCCGCTTGGGTCTCCTTCTTTACTCGCTGCGGCGATGTCGTGCTTCTGCCTTTCGGCGGCGGCGCACGCTATGACCTCGCAGTTGATCGAGGGAACGGACTGGAGCGGGTGCAGGTCAAGACCGCTCGCCGTCGGGGAGAAGTGCTGCGAATCCCAACCTGTTCCGTTATGCCCGACCGAAGCCAGAGCAAGCGCTATACGGCCGAGGAAATTGATCTCCTCGCGGCATATTGGCCGGAGGAGGATCGCTACTTCCTGATCGCCGTAGACGATCTGCCAGCGACGGAGATCAACTTGAGGCTCAATCCGGCGAAAAACGGACAACAAGCTGGTATCCGAGATGCCCTGGCCTACGAGGTCGTACCGATCCCTAAGATTTCCCTTTCTGCCCGTCGAGCTCACGTTGGCTTCGAGCACTCCCCTCGTAAGGGAGAGGACGCAGGTTCGATTCCTGTGACGGGCTCTGCGGCTTCGGCCGCCACCCTGGACGGGTAGCTGAGTCCGGTCCAAGCGCCGCTCTGATAAGGCGGTCTACGAAGGTTCAAATCCTTCCCCGTCCACTTCGGTCCCTCGTGGCGTAGCGGCAACGCATCCGACTGTTAATCGGAAGTCCTTGGTTCAAATCCAAGCGAGGGAGCTTGAGCGAGATGCGGGAGTCGCTAAGCTGGCGGTGCGATGGCTGCTCGCCGAAAATCGCTGCGACATCCCTAGCCCGACAACTTGGGGGCGTAGCTCAACGGCTTAGAGCGCTGGACTTTTAATCCGGGAGATGGCGGTTCGAATCCGCTCGCCCCTACTGCGGCCGTCGTCTAATTGGTCAAGACTTCGGGATGTGGCCCCGACAATGCGGATTCGAGTTCCGCCGGTCGCCTTGACTCAGATAGGGTGCGCGATGCTGATCGGCACTGAGGTCCGGGCCGACCCCCTGCCGTCGCCCGGACCTCCCTTTACCCTCATCAGGTAGCCTCCCAGCACCCGACCAAGGAGTTGCCCGATGAGCCCGTTGATGATGTTGAGCCGCGAACTGAAGCGCGTTCCCCTCGACTTCGATGCCCCGGTTGGAGATACGTGGGCACCGCTTTTGGAGCACCCCGACTGGCACAACTTCCCGGCCTGCGAGACCTGCGGACCACCGACTCTTATAGCCCACGGCGGCGAACGCCATCCCTTCGGCACCGACCTCGAGGGGCGTCCGAAGGGTGATGGCTTGACTCCCGAAGCGCGCCAGCTCGACCGCAGTTGGTATGCGCGCTATATCGGCGACAACGCCCAGCGCCAAGCGCTCTCGTGGGACGACAAGCTCGGCCAGCACGAAGTGGATGCGCTCATCAAGGCGGGCCGGTTCAACCCCGTGATCGACTGCCCGAAAGGATGCAAGTCGCCCGAGGATCGCGGCGTCGAGCGCGGCCAGCCGTGGAAAACCGACTGCCCCGACTGCCAAGGCCGGGGCTGGACTCGCCGCCAGCTCGAGCCCGGCGAGATCACTGCCGCCGATGTCAACGCACAACAGCGCGCTGGCGGCTTCGGCCACGACGGGATCAACCACAGTATCGCCATGCGCGCACGCTGCGAGCTGCTCGGCTTCGGGGTGAACTGCGAGACCTGCGACGGGCACGGCGACATCGCCACCGACGAGCTGCGCGAGAAACGCGAAGCATGGGAGCCTCCCAAGCCGCCGGAGGGGCCGGGCTTCCAACTGTGGCAGTCGATCAGTGAGGGTGGTCCCGTCAGTCCGGTCTTCGCCTCTGCCGAGGAACTCGCAGGGTGGCTCGCGGAGAACTACGAGGTCGTTGGCAACCGCTACGACTCCGACAGTTGGATGAAGGTGCTCGATGGCGAGGCGAGCGCATTTGAGGTCGGAAGCGGCCAATTGGTGTGACCGAGTACGTCTGCTCTTTCTGTCTCAAGCCGGACACGATCCGCGAATCGGTGACGCTTCACGGCTGCTCGGAGAAGGTCAACATCGTCGCCTCAGACTCCGAGAAGTTTCCGGGCCCGCGAGCTATTCAAGCCACGCGACCCGAACGGGCGACCTCTTGGGACTCGGTCGACGGCGAAGGCTTCTATTGCACGAACTGCGAGGCGTCTTTCTCCAAGCTCGAGGACATGGTGATCCTCCGGCCCCTCTTCGAGTGCCGCTCCTGTGGTTGGAGCGGCAGCAACCTCGACGAGCATCTGGACAACTGCCCCGAGACGCCGGAGCGCGTCGATCCAGCCGAAGTCAACCCCGGTCAGGAGACCCTCACATGAAAGTCCCAGAGCAGCCGGAAGTCTGGGTCACGCAGGCGCACATGAACCAGCTCGCCAAGGTCTTCAACAGCCTGAGCACCGACTTCTCGAAGGCGCTCAAACAGCAGTTCAGGCTGATCGTCCTCGCTGGCGCGGCTATCGGCCTGATCGCTGGTGGCGCAGCAGTTGCCGCTGTGCTCCTGCACTTGTGGGTGATGCTGGTGCTTCCCGCAGTTTGCGCCTTCGCGATCTTCGCGATTTGCAAAGAGGCCTGATTTCGTCCCGGTGCAGCAGTTAGGGTGCCGCCGATGCCCGACCGCGTTGATTTCGTCTTCAACCTCAACAACGACAGCCTCGCTGTAGGTCGTTGGCAAGAGTTGCGCAACGACCTCGGGTTGACCAAGGCGCTGTCGAAGACTTGGCCTTGCATCGTCACCGATCCGGCCAGCGACGCGCGCACCTACACCCCGGATGTGATGGACGATCTCGAGAACGAGACCTTCGTTCTGCTCTACCGCTTCGGCGATGTCGCGATCGCCGTCCAGCTCGGCCACGGCCATGTCCACGCACGCGCTGCGGGCACGAGCATTGAGGACTGCGCTGCGGCGTTGGAGCTGCTCCAGGAGTCCCTACCCGAGCACGGCCTCACCGACGACGGCAAGATCCCCGTCACTTTCTGGGCGTACACGCCGAACGGCCCGATGTCGCAGGTTCGCGACCTTCGCGTGCCAGCGTGGGATGAGATCGCTTGGAACTACGGCGAGCGCGAGCGCTCCGAAGTCGAGCGCCTCGTCTCCCCGGACTTCGTGCCCGGCCAGGGTGGCCAGCTCCTCCTCTGGCGCGGCATCCCCGGCACCGGCAAGACGACCGCTCTGCGCGCTCTGGGGCACTCCTGGAGGGATTGGGCCCGCATCCACTACATCACCGACCCCGAGCACTTCTTCGGCGACCACGCTGACTACATGCTCCAGGTGATGCTCGGCGCGGGCGACATTGAGGGCAAAGACAAAGACGGCAAGTGGCGATTGCTCGTCCTCGAGGACGCCGGCGAGCTCCTGCGCAAAGACTCCAAGGAAAAAGTCGGCCAGGCGCTCAGTCGTTTCCTCAACGCCGTGGACGGCATGATCGGGCAGGGGCTTCGCTTCCTGACCCTCGTGACGACCAACGAGGAGGACTTGGGCGCTCTTAACGACGCTGTCTCCCGCCACGGCCGCGCCGCTGCCAACACCGAGTTCAAGAAGCTGACGCCGCAGGAGGCGGCCCAAGTCCTCTACAACCTCCGCAACGGCGACGACGAGCCGGGCTTCGCGATCAGCGACGCCGAAGACCTCGTCGACTTCAAGCACATGGCCCTCGCCGATGTCTACGCGTTGGCCGAAGGGCGCCAGGACGACCTCCCAGAGAAGCAGGCCGTGGGGTTCACGAGTGGCTGAGCTCGCGCTCGCGGTCAAGGAGTTCGCTGGAGCGCTCCTTGAAGTCGAAGAGACGCGAGACAAGCTGCAAGGCCTCGTCAAGTTCGAGCGGGAAGGTCTTCGCTACGCCGACGAGAGCTGGGAAAGCGCAGAGGAGGGCTACTCGCAAGCCTGCGCGCGTCTATGTCGCGCCAAGGACGACCTTGAGGAAACGAAGTCCGCGCCATGAAGCACTTCATCACCGTCAAGCTCGAGCGCCGGGAGCACAGCTTCGAGCACCCCGAGGGCGTGGCATATGAGCCGCGCCAACCTGACGACGAGCGCGAGAAGGTCGATCACGAGCCGGGCTACATCCGGCCCTCCGTGAACGAGCGCTGGCGGGCATCCTGCGCCTGCGGCTGGCAGGGCGAGCCGCACCGGCGACGCAACGAAGCGCGGCGGGAAGGTCGGCGACATGGCGTATGAGTCCACGAGCGTCCCGGTCGAGAAATCTCAAGGCCAGATTCGCAAGCTGCTGACCGACGCTGGTGCCAGCCGCCTCGCCTTCGGAGAGGAACGCGAAGAGGGCCAGCGCGTCGCGATGGTGACATTCGAGATCGGCACGAATATCGTGCGCCTGCGGGTTCCGCTGAAGCAGGTTCCCGAGAAGGCCGTGCGAGACAAGCACTACCGCTCTCGCACGAAAACGATGGATCAGGTCCGGGATGTCCTCTACGAGCAGGAGGAGAAGCGAATCTGGCGGGTGCTGGCTTGGAACCTCAAGGCGCGCATGGTCGCTGTCGAAGAGAAGGTCGAGACCTTTGAGGAGGCTTTCCTCGCACATCTCCTCGACCCGCAGACCGGCCGCACGATCTACGAGCAGCTCGCCGAAACCGGCAAGGTTCAACTGACCAAGCCGCTGCCTGCGTTGACCGCAGGGGAAGGCTAACCTCAGGCGATGGGCGACATCGGCACCGAAAAGGAAGTGACGACGATCCCCGAGCCAGACTGGACCGAGCCCGAGCCGACCCAGCCAGCCCCGCCCGAGCCCGAGCCCGAGCGCGCACCTGAGAAACCGCCCGAGCGCGAGCCGGTCAAGATCCCCGCATAGGAGGCAGCGGTGGGGGACATCATCATCCCCAAGCCGATTGCGGCCTTCCGTAGCTGGCGGGTCGATGGCCTCGGCAGGCTGATTCCCCTTCACCACAGCGGGGAGGATTCGCCTTGGAGACCGCGTCTGATCGCTCAGGCTCAGTGCGGTAGTCGATCCAGACACAAGGACCTTGTGCCACATGACGGCTGCATGTGCGGACTCTACGGATGGCTGGAACCAGGGGGAGTAAGCCACAACGCAGGCAGAACCGTAAAGGGCGTCTTCGTCGCCTTCGGCCGCGTCGTTGTTCATGGCCGCGGACTCCGCGCTGAGAAAGGGCGCATCGTCGCGCTGATCGACGACAGCGACAAGGCACGCGAAGTAGGCAGCCTCTACGAGTTGCGTCTCGTGCCCGACGATGAGGCGCTGAAGGAGGAGGCCGAGCGTTGGGGCGAGGTGCGTGAGCCGACTGAAGCGCTAGTGAACGACGCTCTGTGGGCGGGCCAGATCACCGCGGCGAAACTCGTGGGCGAAACGATCACCGCCAAAAGGATCGTCTCCGGCTACCGAACTCCCCAGCAACAAGCCAACCTCGCCAACCATCCGGGCACCAGCAACCACGGTGTCGGCAGCCACCTCGGCCGGCCGACTCGGGTCGTCGCCATTCTGGAGTTGATGCCGCCCGCGGAAGTCGTTCAGTACCAGCACCCCGGGGGAGGCGTCAGGGTCCGCGTCAAAAACCTCGATCCCTGCTGGACCATCCGCAACATCATCGAAGAAGTGGAACGCATCGAAGCGCCATTGCCAGGCAGCCAACAGGTCCCGGCCTTCCCAGGCCGGCGCAGCTTCAAGCTAGAAATCGAAGGGGACTTTCCGGGCTACATCGAGGGCGATCGAGCCCTACGCGCTCTCCTGAGCATCGGCAGGATCAGCCAGATTTCCCAAGCGCCAATCGTGTAGTCTTGATCTCGTGATCCGCCGCCTCCCAGACGCGCTTCGATTTCGACCGCCCGCCACGGCGGCGGACGACCACACGGGCAACTAGAGCCCCTCGTCCTCCGCCGCCTCACCCTGGGGCGGTAGCTCAGCTGGTAGAGCGCTGGCTTGAAACACCAGAGGCCGCCGGTTCGAGTCCGGCCCGTCCCATCCTCGGGCTGAAGTGTTGGTGGCCGCACACGCGGTTTGGGTCCGCGAGGCGAAGGTTCGACTCCTTCCAGCCCGATCCATTGCTAGGCTTCGACGACCGATGCAGGGTAGAGGAGCGGCTTCCTTGTCGGGCTCATAATCCGAAGACGCGGGTTCGAATCCCGCCCCTGCAACTCGCACCGCCCCTTGGGGGAGCGACAGGCGGGCGGCGCTGGCCTCCAAAACCGGCGCTGAGGGTTCAATTCCCTCCTCCCCTGCTGAAACCTCCCGTCGCAAACTCCGCGTTTGCCTCCTCCGTATAGCCGACGCTCTGGGTAGGGTGCTCCGCGCATGGACCCGACCGAGACCTGGGCGCTCCCCGCCTCGACGATCAAGCCTTCGCCGTTGCCGATGATCTGGCGCGGACGCATCCCAGTCGGAGCGCTAACCGTCATCGCGGGGAAGCCCGGTCTCGGCAAGTCAACGCTCGCCACGACGATCGCCGCGGACATCAGCGCCGATGGCCTGACGGCGATCATCAGCGATCTCGAGGACGACCTCGCGGGCGTCGTGCGGCCACGTCTGGAGGTCGGCGGCGCGATGCTCGAGCGCGTCCACCTGATCCCGCCCGAGGCCGCGCCGGTCCTGCCCGCCGACCTCAGCCGCCTCTACGGACTCATCACCCAGACCAAAGCCTCCTGTCTGCTCCTTGATCCGATCGGCGCGCACTTCCGGCCGGAGCGGCGCGTCCATGACCGGCCCACCCTCCGTGAACTGGTCCAGCTCGCGCGCGACACGCGCTGCGCGATCATCGGCGTCCACCACACCGTCAAGTCCTCGATCGACGGCACCGCCCTGGGCGCAATCGGCGGCCCCTCCGGGGGCCTCGCCGGCACCGCGCGCGCGGTCTACGTCTACGGCTACGACCCGAACGACGAGGATCGCCGCGCGCTGGCCTGCGCCAAGATCAACGGCGTCGAGGAGCCGCCGACGATGATCTTTGAGCACGACACGGTGGAGCTCGACTACGGCCCTGACTTGGGTGCCGGCGCCCTGCGCTTCGTCGGCGAATCCGATGCTCACGCCAAGGACGCGCTCAAGCGCGGCAAGAGCCGCACCGAGCGCGACGGCGAGTGCGGTGAGTGGCTGACCAAGTTCCTCGCAGACGGCGAGGAGGGTAAGCGCCAGGTCTCCGAGGTCAAGAGAGAGGGGACCGGCATCGGCTTCGCCTGGGCGACCCTGCGCCGCGTCGCGGTCGGCCTGCAAATCGAGCGCCAGAAGGTGGGCTTCGGTAGCGACGGCTTTTGGACCTGGGGATTGCCCGCCGACCACCCGCTGCGCAACCCCGATGGGCAAGCCCAGGAGCCATGAGCGAGGAGCCTCGCTTCGTCGCCGAGGAGGTCATCGGCTGGCGGGCGTGGAAGCTGAAGGGCCCAACGATCCTGCGGCCGCCTCGTCTGACCTCGGTGACGACCCGATTCCTCGGCTGGCGCACCGACGACTGGACCGTCGCGGAGTGCGCGCGCTGCGAGGAGATACCCGGCGAGAACTGTTCCTGCGGCATATATGCGGCAAGCACCAAAGAGCACCTGAGCGAGCTGGGCTATGGGTTGATGGGCGGCACGATCATCGGCGAAGTCGGCCTGGCGGGGAAGGTGGTCGTAGGGACGCAGGGCTATCGCGCCGAGAAGGCGCGGCCGGTCCGCCTCTTCGTCAGCTACTTCGACTGGCAGCTTGTCCGGCCGCTCCGGGAGACTTTCGGTGTCCCCGTCGAGCTGATGAACACCGACGAGGACGAGGAATGGAGGTAGCAAAGGACGTGGACATCGGCAAGGAGAAGGAGACGATCATCGTCGAGCCGGTCGAGGACCCCTTCCGGCGCGAGCCAGCCCCCGCGCCTGTCGAGCCTCCCGCGCCGGTGAAGGAGCCCGCGGTCCCCGCCTAATCGTCTGCTGCGGTTCCGTCCGAACGGTGCGGCAGCCTTCGGCCTGTGTATCGGGACGACGGGCTAGGACTCGTTCACAACGTTGAGGTTGCGCTTCGCGGGCCTGACGGCAAGGTCAAGCAGCGCGAGCTCCTCCACAACCTCATCCCGACGATCGGCAAAGAAGGCATTGCCGACAACCTCCTCGCCGCCCCCACGCTCGGCAAGCCGACGCACATGGCGATCGGGACCGGCACTGAAGAAGCCAAAGCCGGCGACACCAAACTCAAAACCGAGCTTGACCGAAACGCGCTGGCGGAAAAGACCCGCTCGGGCAAAGTCGTCACGATGAAAGCAGAATGGGCTGCGGGCGATGGCACTGGCGCCATTACCGAGGCCGGTTTGCTCTCAGCCTCTTCCGAAGGCACGCTCTTCGCACGAGCGGTCTTCTCGGTCGTCAATAAGGGCGCCGAAGACACGCTGACGATCACCTGGACCGTCACGGTCGAATAGGGGGTGGGCGCTTTGCGTCCCCTTCCCGAAGAGCTTCGCTAGATGGCGAGCCTCGAAAAGAAATTCGGCTTTAACGGCACGACCTCTGAACAGCGTCGCGAATCATGGGTTCCCACAGTCGGTGGCGCAACCGGCCTGAGCATGAACGACTCGGGAACCCTCGCTGACTCCCCCAACGATGCGGGCGCAAATGGCGGCTATTTCTTCCTTAATCGCGAAGGCAAAAGCCTCACGAACGGAGAACCCTTCTGGGAGTGGACCGGCACCTATGAACAATTGGGTGTACCAGCGGGGGCGACTATCACGGCGATCAACGTCAGCTATGACTGGCGCTGCAATATCTTCTCAACGGGGGCGTCTAGTACGGCTGGACCAATGGAGCTACGCGATGAAGCGGCCGCCCTGCGCAAAACCTTTTCTACTTCCCAGGCCTTTGCAGCTACGAGTGAATGGGCGACAAAATCGGGAACCAACCAAACCGGCCTCAGCGACAAAGCCTCTACCAAAATCAAGCTCCGGCTTAATGCCAATCCGAAGACTGGAAACGCAAGCAAAGCCGAAGTCAGCCTCTTGCTCGATTGGGTGGTCGTCACGATCACCTATGAAGAAGGAGCTGGTAAAAAACTCACGCTGGAATTGACGGATACCACGACGGTATCCGAGAGCCGCGCCGCCAAAGACGCGGCCAAAAGGGCGGACACGATCACGCCTACCGAGGCGCGTTCAAAGCGACCGGGCTTGAGACGCAGCGAGGCGGTAACGCCGGCGGACGCCCGCGCCAAGCGCGCCGGGCTAAAACGCACGGACGCGGCTACGCCCAGCGAGTCCCGCCAGTTGCGCCCGGGCCTGAAACGCGCCGACGCCGCGACCGTCGCCGAAACCCTTAAACGAGCGATCGGCGAGCGGCGCAGCGACCTCGTGACCCTGGAAACTACTCTGCGCAAGGCAGTCGGGGAGAAACGCGCCGACGCCGCGGTGCTCGCCGACAAACTGGTGAAGGCCCTTGGCTTGCGCCGCGCCGATGCGGTCAGCCTCCTCGAGGGGCTCAAACGCTCTGCGGGCAAGAAACAGGCTGACGGCGTGGTCCTCGCCGACCTGCTGGGGCGGGCATGGGCGGCGAAATTGAAACTCACCGAGACGATCGCGCTAGACGAAGAACTGATCGTCTTCCTCACCCGTGAACTGGACTTGGAAGACGCCCAGGCTGTCTCGGACGCCTTCGTGCGCGTCTGGGCGGCGCATGTGGGACTCGGCGACATCGCCCAAGGCATCGACGCCAAGAAGCTCGACGCGGCCCTCAGGAGGGCGGACATCGCCGCGCCCACCGATGCCCTCTCCAAGGCGCTCGCGCGCGCCCGTGCGGACTCATTGACGGTCTCCGACGCGCGCCACTTGGCGCAGGGTCTGGGCCTGCCGGAGTTCGTCGGCATCGCCGATGCGATGCACCTGGCCTTTGGCGTCGCCGTCGGCGTCGGGCATACCTTCGCTGTTCAAGACGCACTGGCGAGGGCCTGGTCGGCACGGCTCGCCGCAGCGGACTCCTTCGCCGTGGGCGACGAACTGCAGACGATCGATCTCGGGCGCCTCTTCAGCGAGGGCGTCTCCGTCTCGGAGTCGCACGCCTGGGCTGCGGCGAAGCTCCTTGATGACTTCTTCGAAGTGTTGGAGGCTATGCACTCGGTTGTTGGCAAGCGTCTCAGCGATTCGGCGGTGATATCGGAGAGTCGGAAACGAGGGCTGGGGAAGAACCTCGCCGACGGGGTGGCCATCCTCGAGGAGTTGGGCTTTTCGGGCGGCGAACTGCTCGCAGACGCATTTGCGCTGGTGGACGCCCGAAGGCTCACGCTGGCGAAACTCCGCACCGAGTTCTTGGCGCTCACCGAGACCCGCCATGCCGCTGTCTCAGCCAGCCGCAAGGACTCCGCCGTGGTGGTTGATTCGCTGCGGCAGGCCTCGAGCATGAAGGTCGCCGACGCGGTTCTGGTCGCCGATGCCTTGGCGAAGGCACTGGGCCTCAGCGTTGCGGAGACCATCGCTTTCGCCGATGCGCTCGAGACCTTGCGCGGCCTCGGCATATCTATCGACGAGTCAATCGGCGCGGCCGACTCGCTGCGGCGAGGTTCGACGCTGGCTTTCCACGAAGTCGCCCACGTCATCGACAAAGCCAAACCCCTCGGCGTCGCCGCCCACCTCGCGCTTCTGCTTCTCGCCGATGTGCTTACCACTCACCTGTCCCTCTCAGATGGTGCCGAGGGAATCGCTGAGATCGCCGATAGCTCAGCCACCCTGCTCTACCTGGATGACGCCCTGCCCGACGCGGATGTATCCGACCGCCGCAGCACTACCCTTTCCCTGGACGATCACGGATGACCGACAACCTCTACGACATCGGCGATCGCCCCGTCCTGACGGCGACCTTCAAGGACCCCGAAAGCAAAGAACTGGTCGACCCCGACGTAGTCGTCTGCACCGTGCGACCGCCGGATTCCACCGTCGCCGAACAGCTCACGCCGACCGTCGAAAAAGTCTCGACGGGCGTCTATCGGACGACGCTCAGCGTCGATCGAGCGGGGCGCTGGTGGTATGCCTTCGACGGCGCGGGCGACAACCAGGCGTCCCAGGAGCGCTCCTTCACGGTGCGCGAGCAGCAGGTTCCCCGCTGATCCGTCGTCGGGGGAGCCTAGTGTGTTCCTCGTGAAACGCCCGCGCACGATCCCGCGCAAGCGCAAGGCGAAGAAGTCGCCCAGCGAGCTCGCCGCTCGTCAGCGCCGCCGCCAGGCCCGCCGGGAAGGACACGGTCGACGCCGACGCCGCGGCGCTATCGGACCGGCGATCCGCTATGCGTAGGGTCGTTCTCTGGGGTGGCCGCGCCGGCGATCTCCAGTTCGGCTCCCCCGCCGATCGCCAGCGCCAGGTTTGGCTTCGCCAGCGCGCCGCATGGATGCGGATGTCGGTGAAGTGGGCCGAAGCGATGACCGAAATTCAGAAGGCGGCCCTCGCCTCGGCGAAGATCATGGCCTCGGCGATGCTCAGCCAACGCGCCAAGCTGCCCGAGGTGACGCGGTGAAGGCCGAGGGCGAGGGCGTCAGCCTCAGAAAGCAGGGTCTCAAGGCCGACTCCCTCTCTTGCCCGGAGGGTGGCCGTCACGCGGTCAGCGAGGCCGCCCTTGCCGCCGCCAAAGCACGCGGCGGGGGTGCCGTGACCTGCGTGAAGTGCGGACGCTCGGTTGCGATCAATCAGCGCTAGGCATCCCGCCTGCGCTCTACCCTGCTCCTCGTGCTGCGCGAACCCGTTTTCGAGCCGATCGAGCAAGCGGCTGACGAGGACGATCCCGAGGGCCTGCTTGGCACCGCGGCCGGGCGTCTCCTCGAGGGTGCCGCCCACAGCGGTGCGATGGTCGCGCTCTACCCCGACGCCGCCACGGCGGCCGAGCTTGCCATCTCTGACGGCGAGGACGCCGACGAGCTCCACCTGACCCTCGCCTTCCTGGGCGAAGCGGAGAAGCTGAACCTCACGCGGGCGCTCCAGGTCGTCGCCGAGTGGGCCGCAGCCTGCCCGCCCAGCCTCTCGGGTGAGATCAGCGGCGTCGGCCAGTTCGCCACGGGTCCGGTCACCTACCTCTCAGTCGATCTGCCGGATCTCCCGCCTCTGCGCGAGCGTCTGGTCGATGGGTTCGATGCAGCAGGGGTGCCGCCGAAGCGCGACCACGGCTTCACGCCCCACATCACGCTCGACTACGCGCGGCGCCGGCCCAAGATGGACAGGCCGATCCCGATCCGCTTCGACCGCGCGACCCTGGCCTGGGCCGGTTCCCAGTTCAGCTTCCCGCTCGGCGTCCGCTCGGCGGTGCCCCTGCAGGAGGCCCGGATGCTCCTGGAGGGCAAATGGGACGCGAGCCTCCACCCGCGCTGGCCGAAAGGCACCCCGCGCGCGGGCGAGTTCATGCGCGTGGGCCAGCGCTTCATCGGCTCCGACGGCAAGGAGTGGCAGATCGCCCACATCGCCGGGGGCAAGGTGATCGCCAACCGCGCCGAGGGCAAATACGCCGAGACGGAGACGGGGGTCTTCCATCCCGAGAAGGTCAAGGGCGGCAAGTCACCCCTCGAAGGCGGCGAGGAGACCCACGTCATCGCCGATGTGAAGAAAGAGGCCGCACCGCGCAAGGTCCAGGGAGGCAAGGGCAAGGGCGCGACGGTGCCGATCGTCGATCCCTACGTGGACGGGTCAAGCCACGACGCCTCTCTGCCGGTTCCGGCTGGCTCGAAAGTCAGCGCCGAGGAGTGGAAACGCTTCGGCAAGATCGACCAGGAGCACTACGCCGAGTTGATGCAGCGCTTCGGCAAATACAGCCCTGGCAAGGCCAAGTCGATGATCGACGAGGCCTACAAGGACTACGAGGCCGAGATTCAGGCGATCGTGAAGAACGCCTACAGCGCCCAGTACGGCTCCTCCTCGGGCTTCACGCTGAGCCTCACCGGCGTCTTCAAGGCGATCACCGGCCAAGACAAGAAGGAGCTGGCGAAGCTCGACGCCCAGCGCCAGCGCGCCCTCGAGCTTCAGGGCCGCCACAAAGACGTGATCGCCTGGGACCTCTACAACCGCACGCGCTCCCCTGACGTGGCGGTCTTCCACAAGTCCAACGACCCGCCGAGCTACTGGCAGGAGTTCATCCAGGGCAACCGGCCGGTGATGTCGGGGCTGTCGCAGTCGTTCAACTTCGGCGCGAACTTCGGCTTCGGCTCGAACACGCTGGCGACCCCGCTGGCGATCCGCCACGTCCTGATGTCCTCCTACTCCGCCCAGCCGATCCCCGGTCAGACCCACTTCGCCGGCGAGCTCGAGATCAGCGTCGCCGAGCAGCTCAAGATCGACAACCGCTCGATCACCTTTTCGCTGCACGACATCACCGCCAACCAGAAAAAGTGGCTGATGGGAGTCACCAAGGCACCCACCGGCGGGGACACCGTAGAGCGCTTCAAGGAAGCGCTGCAGTCCGGCGAGATGCTGCCGACCCCGCCCGCCCCGCCGGACATTCAGATGCAGGGGGAGGGGCAGAAGCTCTGGATCGATCCGCCGCCGGAGGCCGCCGATTACATCGAGCGCTTCGCCGACAAACTGCCGGCGCAGCAGGGGTCTCCGCTGGACCCCGGCAAACTCGACAAGAAAGGTCCGTGGGCCTTCAAGGATGCGGGCGGCTTGCCGAAAGCGACCGTCGCCAAGGAGTCCGAATACAAGCCCGGCGACTACATGCTGGGGCTGAAGGGCACGCTCTACATCGTCGTCGAGGACCCCGGCGACCCGACCGGCTTCGGCTTGCGCTACGTCAAGATCGAGAACGGCAAGTTCAGCGGGGAGTCCTACAACTTCGAGGGCGGCGGCGGCAATCAGTACTTCAAGCTCAGCGCCCACTACGAGCTCCCCGACCCCCACAAAGAAGCGAAAGCATCCGACCTCTTCGACCCGCACGCCTGGGTCAACGGCGAGAAAGAGAAGTTCGTCGGCAAGCTGGAGCCGGGCGACAAGTTCAAGGTCAACGGCAGCCCCTACGAGGTCAAAGCCCAGCTGAGCGGCGCCCAGACCCAGATCACCGACCTCACCAGCGGCAAGGTCGGCACGATCAACACCGACTACAAGACCCATGTCCTGGTGCCGAAGGAGGGCTACGTGCCCGAGGCACCCGAAGGGGAGAAGCTGGCGCCGGCCAAAGGGATGACGCTCGCCTACGACGGCACAAAGCACGTCGTGACGACGATCCTGAAGGACGGCACCGTCAAGGCGAAACCGACCGGCGGCGGCAAAACGGTGGCGATCGCAGCAGACGATCCTGAGCTGGACAACCTCTATGACCCAACCGCCCACAAGATCGGGGCCAAAATCAAGGCCGGCGACCTCGCCGTCGGCCAGCTCTTCCACGGCGGCCGCGGTTCCACGCAGCGCCCCTACGTCATCACGGGCGCGGAGGGCAACAAGGTCACCTGGCGATCGCTGGACACTGGCGAGGAGGGCATCTTCACCAAGGCCAAGCAGGTCCGACTGCTCGATGACGCGGAAGCGCCAGAGCCGGAGGCAGAGCAGCCGAGCGTCGAGCCGATCTCGCACGACCAACTCAAGCCGGGGGACTCAACGACGATCTCCAACTTGAAGGCGGGCGACTTCTTCTCGGTCGATGGCGAAGTCTTTAACGTGGTCTGGGAGCCGCCGACGCTCGAGGACAACGCCGGCGTGGCCAAGGTGATGCCATCAGGCGAGATCGGCGCGGGGAGCAGCGAGGGCGCTTACCCGGACAAGCTCGTCACCTACACGGGCACTGCGCCGCCGCTACCCGCCACCGATATGCCCGAGGGCGGATTCCCCGACCTAGTGGCCGAGGGCGGATTTGACCCCTACAAGTCGAAGTACGGCAGCGGCGGCAAATACACCCACGACAAGCTCGGCGAAATGGTCCCCGGCACGATCTTCCGCGACAAGGGCGGCAAGCTCTGGAAGATCAAGGAGGCCGACCACGCCGTCATCGTCACCGATGGCAATGTCCTCTACACCGCCGACGCTTCGCTGCGCGGGCGGGTCGTCCAAGCGGAGTTCGTCGACACGACCGGCCCGGTCAAGGGCCCGCACGCCGATCCTCAAGAGGTCGCCGCAGCGGAGGGCTTGGCCCCGAACAGCAAGGGCCTGACGATGGCTGATCTGCCAGCCGGTGCGACCGTCTTGGTCAACGGCGAGGTCCAAGTGGTCAAGGCGCCCGCCGAGCCCGGCGACGAGGTGAGCGCGCTGGCTGCTTCCACCGAACTCGCAGACGGAGGCGAGAACCTTCTGGGTCCGGCGATCATCCCCGATCAGATCAAGCTGCCACCGAAGGTGAAATCGTTGGGAGCCCTCAAGGAAGGCGACACCTTCGCAGGCGCGGACGGTAAGCAGCACATCGTCGTAGCCAAGTCCGTCGATGGCGACGTAGTCGTTAAGACGCCAGGAGGTCAGCTGTGGAAGCTCCCGCCCTCGACCCCGCGCGACGCGGTCGACGCCGGTGTCGATGGTGGCCTCGCTGCGCCGCCGAAACCGGCACCCCCACCAGGTGATTTGAAAGTCGCCGACCTCGAGGACGGCGCGGTATTCATGGGTGCAGGGGGCGAGCTCAATACGGTCGTCGCCAAGACGGTTGACGGCGGGATCGTCGTGATGAAGGGCGACAAGCCCGGCGGCGAGATGACGACCCTCCCCGGCACCGCGGTCATCAAGGCAAGCCAAGTCGATGTGGAAGCCGAGGGCGGCGTAGCGGGTATCCCGTCCGAGGGCGAGTGGAGCGAGGCAGTGCAGCAGGCTCTCGGCGAAGCAGGGGTCACGATGGAGGAGGTCCCGGTGGCGAGTGGGATCGAGGGCTACAAGTCCAAATGGGGCTCTGGCGGCAAGTACCAGCACTACATGCTGAGCGAGCTCGAGCCCGGCGCCGTCTTCGTCGACAAGCAGGGCAACAGCTACACCGTCGTCGGCGGCGGGCCGAAGGGGTCGATCCTGGTGCTCGGCTCAGCCAGCGGCCTGCTCAGCCTCGCGCCGGCGGGCCTGCGCGCGAAACGCCTCGAAAGCTGAGGCGGTATTTTCGGGCGGATGCCCGACCAGAACCTCCTTGCCCTCGCTCGCGCCAACCAGGTGCGAGAAGAACGGAAAGCGATCAAAGACAAGCTGGCGCGGCGGGAGCTTCTGCTCGACGATGTGCTCGAACAGCCGATCCCTCGATGCCTCGCCAACATGCGCGTTGTCGATCTGATCGCCTCGGCTCGCGGTTTCGGACAACCCAAGGCGAAAAGGGTGATTAAGCGCTTCCGCCACCCCGAGAGTCGTAGGCTCGGAAGCCTCTCCAAGCCTCAGCGAGTCGAGCTGGTCTTGCTCCTCGCTCGCCACAACGGACAGGCGCTCTACGGTGCAGCACACCGCGAGTACATCTGCTAACTTTGTTGGCACCCGACCAAGGAGGTGCCCCATGCAAAGGGCAGCCGTTTTCATCGTTTCAGAGGGCTTGCCGATGCTCTGCGAGCTCGCCATCCGAGAGTCCACGACGGCACCTGGCAGGATCAAGGTCGGCTTCGTCGCCGACATCCCTGAGGAGGGCGAGGTGCTGGCGACCGGAGCTGCGGCGGAGCAGCTCGGCGAGGTCTCCACGCTCCCGGAGGGCGCGGGAGGAAAGAGCCTGATGGGTCCCGAGTTCCGCCTGGAGATGAACTGAATGAAGCTCGCCACGAAGGTGATCTTCGACCGCGAAGAGAGAGCGGTGGTCCGCTCTGCCTATACCCACATTCGGATCAGCTTCCCTGACCCAACTGCGGCGGAGGAAGACGCCATCTTCCGCGCCTTGAACGCGATGGTTGAAGGGCAGGAGGTCGGCCGAGTCCAGATCGAAAACGCGATCGGGGGTTTCACGACTCTGGCCGAGGATTGCAAAGCCCAGTCCGAGCGTGCTTACTGGCGCAGGGCAATGAAGCTGGAAGAGCCTCAGGTCGAGCGCCCTAGTCGAGTCGGGGGCGTCGCCTTGATCGCCGACCCAGAGCAGACGGCGATGATGCTCGCCGAGACGCGCCGCTTTCAGCAAGACGACGCTCAGCGCGCAGTCGAGTTGCTGGAGCGGGCGCTTAGGCACGTACGCGACTGATGGGCCGCGCCAGTCGCCGCAAGCAGGAAACTACCCGCGAGGAACGCATCGCCGGGCGCGAGACTCAAGCGACGCCGATGAGCTTCCGGGAGTTCTCGGACATCGTTCAGGAGGCCGAGCGCAACGACTACGAAAGGCGGCGCGGGGCCGCCAACGACCCCAATCCCAAGCTGCTGCTCGAACGCGATGGGAAGCTGAAAATCATCTTCTTCGATCACGCGATGTTCAACACCGAGGAGGGGAAGGACGCCGCCGCCGCCGCGATTCTCGAGGCCGTAAAGAAGTCTGGGGCGCGCAAGGTCGCCTTCGCTCAGCCCGGATGGGGTCTCTTCGATCCGGAGGCGAACCAAAAAGCCATCGATGGAACCGGCCCGACCCCGATCGACCACCCAGACCGCAAGGAGATCCATGTCCTGATCGTCTTGGACGCTGAGCGTGTAGAGACCTACGTTGCGGAGGTCGAGCGCCTCGGCAAGAAGAAGCGCGGCCATCTGCGCCCCTGGAATGAGCATGTTGGCGGCGGCCCCCTGCTTGACGACATGGCCGCTGGCAACTATGTGGACAGCCGGTTCATCAACCCAGTGAAGGAGGCTTTGCGATGAGAGAGACGCGCGCGCAAAAACGTATCCGCAAGGCTATGGAAGCTCGTCAGCCAGAAAAGATCACCTATGAGGAACTCGCGAACGTGGTGCAAGAAATCCGCGAACCCTGGCGGCCTCCCCCGGTAAACTCGCCGAGGGGCTCATGTCCCCGGTCAGGAGCGACGGAGGGCCGAAGTCTGCGGGTTATCCCTTTCCTTTTACGAAAGAACTCCCGTCGGCAACAACATGCTCGCCGCTCGCTCGTGCGCTAGGCTTTCTTCGCTTCAAGAGCCTGGTGTCGGGCCGAAGCGGATCGGTTATCAATTGGACAGAGCGCTCGCGCAAGCGAGAGGTTGCGGGTTCGATCCCCGCCTTCCACCGCTCCAACGGTGGATGTAGCTACACCGACTGCACCCCACGCTCGGCACCTTCGCTAGACTCGGCTCCGCCGGGCCGAAGTGAATCGGTTATCTCATGCCAAGAGAGAGGTCGCGGGTTCGAGTCCCGCTCCGGGCCGCAAGGACCGGGTAGCTCAGCTGGTAGAGCGCTAAAACTCCGATTTGCACCCCATGCTCGGCGCTTCTCGCTAGACTGGCCCCGCCAGGCCGAAGCGATCGTCGGTTATCACTGGTTCGATTCCTGTCAGCCCGCACTTGGGCTGTGCTCATGGGAGCTTCCCGACTCGCACCCCACGCTTGGCGACTTCCACGCGCTAGACTCGCTTCCGCCGGGCCGAAGCAGGTTGGTTATCGGCTCATAACCGGGTGGCCGCGGGTTCGAGTCCCGTCGCACCTCCGCCTTCGGGCCACGGGTGCGTAGCTCAGTTGGTAGAGCACCTAAACGCCAATCGGCAATCCCACGCTCGGCACTTCCTCGACGCGACACCGGACCCTTTGCTAGTGTCGCGCGTGGGCGGGCCGAAGCCCTTCGGTTATCTCTTACGGAAAAGACCCGATCGGCAACCCCACGCTCGCTCGTCTCTTGTACTCCACTGACCGGGAGGACCCCAATGGGCCAGTATCTGCGCCAGCACTCCACGCGCTCCACGCCGCAGTCCGAGCCGATGAGCTCAGACCAGCGCCAGAACCCGGCCGGCGGCTTCGCTTGGCCGGTCGATGACTGGACGCGCGCGCGTCGCTTCCTGATCCTCGGTGCCGAGGGTGGCACCTACTACGTCGGTCAGCGCGAGCTCGTGAAGGACAACGCTGCGGCGCTTGAGCGCTGCCTCGCCGAGGACCCGATGCGCACGATCGAGATGATCTGCGACATCAGCGACGGCGGTCTGGCGAAGTCCAACGACCCGGCGCTGTTCGCGCTGGCGATGGCGGTTGGCTCAAACGACCTGGAGACGCGCCGCGAGGCTTGGCGTCGTCTGCCCCAGGTCGCCCGCATCGGCACGCACCTCTTCCACTTCGTTGCCTACATGCAGCAGTTCCGCGGCTGGGGGCCGCTGGCTCGCCGCGGCGTCAGCGCTTGGTACGAGGGCAAGGAAGCCGACAAGCTCGCCTACCAGCTCGTCAAGTACCGCCAGCGCGACGGTTGGAGCCACCGCGACGTTCTGCGCCGCGCGCACCCCAAGGCACCGAGCGAACTGCACAAGGCGCTCTACGACTTCGCCTGCGGCCGGGAGTTCGGCGGCGGCGTGATCGAGGGCGAGGGAGGCGAGCGAGCTCTCAACATGATCGAGGGCTACCTGGCGGCGCAGAAGGCCGCAAGCCCGGCCGAGTCGGCGCGGCTGATCGGCGAGCACGACCTGCCGCGCGAGGCGGTCAAGACCGACCACCTGACCTCGCCCGAGGTCTGGGAGGCGCTCCTGCGCAACATGCCGATCACGGCGATGATCCGCAACCTCGCCAACCTGACTCGCGTGGGGATCATCAAGCCGATGAGCGACGGCGAGAAGCTCGTGGCAGAGCGTCTCGGCGACGAGGAGCGCCTGCGCAAGGGCCGTGTACATCCGATCGCGGTTCTCTCGGCGCTGACGATCTATGAGCGCGGCCATAGCGCCCTCGGTCGGGGCGAGGACTGGACGCCGTCGCAGAAGGTTGTTGACGCTCTCGATGCCGCCTTCTATACGGCCTTCGGGTCGGTGGAGCCCGCGAACAAGCGCACGCTGATCGCCGTCGATGTCTCCGGCTCGATGGGCTGGGGTGACATCGCTGGCGTTCCGGGGCTGACGCCGCGAGTCGGCGCCGCTGCGATGTCTCTGGTGACGGCGTCGACGGAGCCCGATCACGCGATCACCGCCTTCTCGCACACGATGGTCCCGGTCTCGGTCTCGCCGCGTCAGCGGATGGACGATGTGCTCCGCACCTTCGATGCTCTGCCGATGGGCGGCACCGACTGCGCGCTGCCGATGATCTACGCGGAAGAAATGGACCTCGAGATCGACACCTTCATCGCCTACACCGACAGCGAAACGTGGGCTGGGGAAGTCCACCCGGCTCAGGCCCTGCGCACCTACCGCGAGAAGACTGGCATCAACGCCCGCCTGATCGTCGTCGGCATGGTGTCGAGCGAGTTTTCGATCGCCGACCCCAACGACGGGGGGATGCTCGATGTCGTCGGCTTCGACAGCGCCGCGCCGGCGACGATGAGCGCCTTCTCCCGCGGCGAGGTCTAGAGCCGGGTCTATCCTTTCGGCATGTCTGAGGAGGTCCTGATCCAGCAGTACCCGCCCTTCGTCGTCTCGGTAGACCAGCGAGAGCGCTGGGATGCGGCGAAGGGCATCGCGGAGGCCATCATGGGCGACGCTGGCGACGAGGCTGTCTGGGGCGCGACGCGCGCGATCTACTTTTCGCCAGCACCGACCTGATGCGCGACCCCGACCTCGAGGGAATCGCCCGCGCCTGGAAGTCCAACGCCGCCGGTGACCCACGTAGCTCGACGAGCCTCGTCTCCTGGATCGTCAACGGGCCCTTCCATCCGGCTTGGGTCGTGGTGGCTCGTGGCGCTCATCAGCCTGCACGAAGTACCTGGCATCCCTCCTGCGCAGAAAAGCTACCCCGACGCCGAATACGAGTTGATGATCGCCAGCCTCAACCCCGAGTGCTGCCCGCCGGACCCAGACATGCCAGGGCAGTTGATGGTCTTGACGCCAATCGATCTCGTCTACCAGTTCGACGTGCGCGACCAGGAGGCTGCAGAAGAGATCGCCGACTTGGCCGTGAAAGCGATCGTCCAGGGGAAGCTCTCACCCGACCAGGATTACCGCCCGGTCTGGCAGCAGGTCCTCAAAACCACCGTCGACCACTACAAGCAGGGCATCCACTGACCATCCGGCAGCAGGGCTACGTTTTCCCCGATGGGCGAGGCTGATCCGACCGCCAACCTTCGTGCCCGCATCGAGCGAGCGAAGGCAGAGCACCCCGATCCTGCCGAGCGGGACCAGGTCCTCGCCGCGCTCGAGGAGGACCTGAACGATCTCCTCGGCCGCGTCCGCACCTATCGAAGCGATGCCCGTCTTCAGCTAGAAGGCGGCGGCGGGGAGGCCTCGAGTGGCTGACGGGTGCAACGGCAAGCACACCATCGATCCGTCTGACCGCAAGCGAGCGATGGAGTCGTCCAAAGGCGCGACGGTCAAATGCAAGACCTGCGGCAAGCGCCTGCGACTGAAGCCCTCCTCGGGCGAATCGGTCAAGGACGAGGCCAAGGTTCAGGAGGCAAAGCTCTCCAGCCAAGCCCGCAACGATCTGCCGGCGTCAGCCTTCGTCTTCCCCAAGGAACGGCGCTACCCGATCCACGACGAATCCCACGCCAAGAACGCGCTGGCGCGATCGTCGGGTAAGCCGGAGGAGGCGACGGTCCGCGCTGCGGTTTACCGCCGTTATCCCGGCCTCAAGAAGAAGGAATGACGGTGATGATCGGACTCCCGACGCCTGCGGCCCAGATTCGGGAGGAGCTCGCTCGATTGCGGCGCAAGGGCCTGAGTTTCGAGATCGCCTGGCGGCGAGCACTTGAGCGCGTGAAGTGGCCCGAAGAGAAAGGGCCGCGCGACGAATGGAAGGCGATCCTCGCCGACGGCAGGCCGATGTGGGAGGACGCCTACCTCCGCAACGGCAACAAGCCGAAGGGCATGGAGGCGATCACCGGCTTCTTCCTCTCAGACGCCTCGGGCGAGCGCCAACCGCTCGAGGTCCTCGCCTAGCGCTTCACCCGCCGGAACCAGAAGGGCAGCAGGTACCCGATGCCGGTCGCGCAGGCGATGTAGAAGCCGGAGAAGAACACGCTGTGATCTGAGACGCTCATGGCGAAGTTCCACACGTAGCTGACGAAGAAGAGCAGGCAGAAGAACAGCATCACCGCGGAGACCGCCCTGTCGTACTTCAGGATGAAGCGGTCACTGCGGTCGAGCTTGATGTAGACCACAGCAGGGTGTTTCTTCGAGTGTCCGGGAGGGCAGACCTCGCCGACGTACATCACCATTCCCTCGCGCTCCTCCGGCGTCTTGTCGCCAGAGAGGACCTCGATCTCGTAGTTGCCGCGGGCGCGCGGCCTGCCATTGATACGAATGAGACCGCCTTCGCTCAGCGTCATCGGCGGCGCCCAGAAGATGTCGTTGGGGGTGGTGTCGAGCTCTGGCCGCATCTCCTCAGGAACGACATCGCCGTCTGTCTGGGACTCAACCCACGCGCGCATTGCTTTGGGCTTCGGCTCGATCACCTCGACTCCGTAGCGCCCGACCGCGCGTTTGAGCGCCGCCGCCAGGTCGTAGCTCGCCCCCTTCTCCTCGATCATCGCTTGCACCGGGGTACAGAGTGCGACGATTTCGGCGTACTCGGCTCGGATGCCCGCGTGGTGGACCTCCATGTCACCCCAGGCTCGGACGATGCCCGCGACCGGGATTGCTTCGCTCTTGCCGAAGCGGACCAGCTCGACATCACGCGGGTCGTGGTAGGCGTAGAGGCCGCAGCCGCAGTTGGCGAGGGGAGCGCGGTGCCCGTCGGCGAAGTCGGCCACGCAGACAGCGACATTGCGACCAGCCTCCCAAGTGGTGTTCCCCTGTCCCTGCGAGGTCAGGTATCCAGCTGCGTCAAGTTGCCAAGCGCGGAAACCGTAAACCGCCCCGACGAGATCCGGCGGAACCTCCGGCCGCGCCGGCGGCTCGAACTTCAGAGAGGCCGCTTCCCACTCTTCGATCGAAGTCTGCTCCCAATTGGTGCGCAAGTCGGTGACGCTGAGGACCAGCGTTTCGCCCATCCCACCAACCCGAGCAGGCAAGGTCTGTACGACCACGACCCCAGGAGCGACAGGGACATGCTGAATTACGCGGACGAGCTTTAGCGGGTCCGCTGCGTTGCGCCAGTAGGTGCTCTCCAGCACCGTTTAAGCGGGGACCTTCTCGGGTGCCTTCTCTGGTGCCTTTTCAGGCGCGCGCTCAGGCTTTGGCTCCGTGCGCTCTGGCGGTGGCGCGGGGGCACGAGCGGGGTCGTCTACGCGGATGCGCTGGGGCTTGCCTGGAAGGGTCATCGAGATGTCTCCTTGGTCGGTTCGTTGGAGACTACATCCTGGCGCGCAACGCAGACAACAAAGCTGTGCAGCAGGTAGTCTGCCGCTACCCCGACCAAGGAGATTCGTGGCAGACCCGTTTCGCGTCTATGGCCCCGAGGAGTGCGGCCAGGACGGCTATCCCTTCATCTGGCATCGCAACGACGGCTCGCTCGACGCTCTGATCGCAGAGCTAGAAATCGCTGAGACCTCTGGCGTCAAGCACATCGTCCGCGCCCAGGCTGCGCACCGCTGTCTGCGCTGCAACCACCCCTTCGTGGTCGGGGAGTCGGGAGTGATGGAGGGTCCTCAGGCCGAAGCTAAGTCCTGGGCGGCCGAGATGGGCGTCGATGTCGAGGTCCTCGATGAGGTCTTCGCCGACATCGGCGTGCCCGGCCTGACGCGCGAGCAGGAGATGAAAGCCCTTGAGCGCGCGCGGCGGATCAACTGGTCACGCTGCGACAAGCTCTGTACCCACGGTGGCCCGATCCGGGCGGCGTGGGAGAACAAGGAGACCGGCGAGACCGAAAAAGGCGATACCTGGTCGCCGACCAGCGTCGCCACCGCCGGCGAGCTTCATCAGGAGTGGCTCGGCAAGGGCAGGATCGAAGCCGCCTGGCGCATCCTCACCGTCCACCACCTCGACGAGGTGAAGGCGAACCTGCGCTGGTGGAACCTAGTCGCGCTCTGCCAGCGCTGCCACCTCCTGATCCAGCGCAAGGTGACGATGGACCACCCCTGGCCATGGGAGCACTCGGACTGGTTCCGACCCTACGCTGCGGCTTGGTACGCGCTGAAGTATCGCGGCGAAGAGCTGAACCGGCTCGAAACGCTCGGCCGCCTTGAGGAGCTGCTGGCGCTCGGCCAGCGCGAAGAGTCCGTAGAGAGGATGCCGCTTTGAGCGTCCCCAGCGCCCTGCTCGACGAGCACCCGCCGATGGCGGAGTGGAGCATCCTGCTCGCCTACCGCGGCTCGATCGCGCACGGCATGTACGAGCCCAACGACATGCCGACCTCGACCGACGACAAAGACCTGATCGGAGTCTGCGTGCCGCCGCTCGACCACTACGTCGGCTTCCGCGAGTTCGGCAACCAGCGCACCTACGAGGTGATGAGCGACCCCTGGGACATCGTGGTCTACGAGGCGACCAAGGCGATCAAGATGCTAGCCGACGGCAACCCCAATGTCCTCAGCTTTCTCTGGCTGCCCGAGGACCTTTACCTCTCCGTCTCGTCGGCGGGGCGGCGCTTGATCGACTCCCGCGACATCTTCGCCGCTCGCTCGACCTACTTCCGCTTCATTGGCTACGCGCGCGAGCAGATGCGCAAGATGGAGAGCGGCGCCTACCTCGGCTACATGGGCGAGAAGCGCAAGCGCTTGGTGGAGGCTTTTGGCTACGACACCAAGAACGCCTCGCACCTGATCCGCATCCTGCGCATGGGGATTGAGTTCCTCGACGACGGAACGATGCGAGTTCAACGCCAGGACGCCGCCGAACTGATGGCGATCAAGCATGGCGGCTGGCCGCTGGAGAAGGTGAAGGCGGAGGCTGAGCGTCTCTTCGAGCTGGCCGCAGAGTCCCATGTGCGATCGCCTCTTCCCGACGAGCCAGATCGCGCTCGCGTCAATTCCCTGGCGGTCCAAGTCGTCCTCGAGGCGCTGACCGAACGGGCCGAGCTCCCCAAGACCTGACCAACCGCGCTTCGGCGCAGAAAGAAGGACAAGAGAACCCAATGAGCAACGAAACGAGTTTCCCGATCGGGTGGCTTATCGCGGTCGTGGTGGCTTTCCTTTTCGTCATCGTGGCGATCGGTAGCTGTTCCTCGCTGAACCGGACCGGCCCGACCGAGGTCGCGCTGATCCGCAACGGCGGCCCCTTCGACAACAAAAGCATCCGGGAGGTCCGACCGCCGAGCCAGGGCTACAAGGTCAGCGGGCTTGCCTCTGAAGTGCGCAAGTACATCGCCGGAAACGAGCAGCGCTACTACAAGGTCTCGAGTGACCCAAGCCTGGGTAGCGAAAGCGGCTCTGACTTCATCAAAGTCCCTACCAAGGACGGCGTGAACGTCGAGGTCGACGCCCAGATCAGCTTCCGCACGAACTTCACCAACGAAGGCGGAGAACTGACGCCCTGCGACTGCCCCAACGAAAAAGGCGATCAGGAATACGAGTGGTTGCTGGAAAAGTTCGACACCAACTACGGCAACCGCAACTACCGCGCCAAGGACGGAGACCAGTTGAAGGTCTGGGAAGGCAACGATGGATGGAACGCCTTCCTCGACAGCATCTTCCGGCCGGTCGTGGAGAACGCCTTCCGCGAGCAGGTCGGCTCGGTCAACTGCGCCGACCTGGTGAGCAGTTGCGCGCTCGTCCAGTCCTCCAGCCAGGACCAGTCCGTCGCCTTCACCGGAGCTGACAACCGCAAAAACTTCGAGCGGATTCAGAACTCGGTGCAGGCTCAGATCGACGAAGGCGTCGAAAGCGCCCTCGGCACCGAATACCTGACCGGCTTCAAAGTCCAGCTGACGAAGGTCTCGCTGCCACAGAAGGTCCAGGACGCGATCGACGACGCTCAGGCCAGCTTCGCCAAGATCGCTGAGGCACGAGCAGGCAAGATCCAGGCCGACTACCAGGCAGAAGCCAACGAACGGCTCGCCGCCGCCTACCGCGGCAACCCGATCCTCGGCTACATCAAAGCGATCGAATCCCTCAAGGACTCGACCGCGACGATCATCGTCGGCGAACCGGGCACCGGGCTCAACATCGGACGCTGATGTAGATGGGCCGGCTCGTCCCCTTGCTCAGCGTGGCGGCTTCGGCGACGACCCTCTTCCTGGGCTGGATCAAAATCAAAGCCTGGAAACAGGAAGAGCGGAAGCGAAAGGGTCCCGACCAAGACGGTCGGGACCCTTAGCGCCACAGACGCAAGCCGAGTCTATTTCGCGGCGGCGAGGCTGGCCTCCAGCACATCGGCCACCTTGTCGCTCTGGACGGCGTCGGCCGTCGCCGTCACCGGCACCTCGATTGCCTCGCCCGCGGCGGCCTGCTCGACCAGCTCGCGCTTACGGTCGATCGCGGCGTCGATCGGCGCGTCCCAGTCGCCCGCGTCAACCTCCATGAGGGTGAGGACGACCTTGCGCGCTTTCTCGACCTGCGGTTGCTCGACCTGCGCGACCTGATGCGCCAGGACCGCCTCGTCGGGCTCCCGCACTTCTGCGGCGAAGGTCAGGGTGTTGAGGACGAGGCACCCTTTCTCGGCGTCGGCGTAGACCACGCCGAGTTTCTGGCGCGACCGGGCGGTGAACTTGACCCGCAGGGCGAGCCGCTGTTTGTCGGCTTTCGTCTTGCCCTTCTGGGGTAGCAGAGCGCGGTAGATCAGGTTGTAGACCTTGTGCGCGCCGGATTTGGCGGGGACCTGTAGGTAGTAGAGGCCGGTCGCCCGCTCGAACGGGATGTCCTCGTAGGGCACCGCTCTTTCGACCCGCATATCGACCAGCTTGGTCGCCTCCTCGATTGCCTCGATCTGCTCCTCGGGGATCGGCTTGAACTGGTCGCCGACGCGGACCCCGCGCTGACGCTCGGCGTAGTCGAAGACCTCGCCCGTCGCTTTGTCGACGTATTGGGTCTCGTACTCCGCGCCGCTCGGTGCCGCACCGTCGTACTTCACGTCCACCGAGCCGGTCGCTTTGCAGATCTGCACCGGGAAGTGGAGCAGGGGAACATCGGTCTCCGTAGCGGCGTCGAAGCTGGTGGTGATGACGAGATCGTTGTTGGTGCCCTTCATCGGGAACCTCCTTGGTCGGGTTGTGCCAACAAAGTTAGCACAGAATCGCCTAGTGCAGCAGCGTTAGGCAGAGCGCTTTAGCTCGCGCAGGCGGGCTGTCGCCTGCTCTCGGTAGGCAAGCTCGGAATCCGTGAGCTTACGACCACCAGAGCCATAAGTGAGGATCAGGTCTGCCAGAACTCCAGCCTCCGCCTTCTTAACGACCAGATAGGGCTGTATCGCGTCAAGTACCTCACGAACACCCTTAGCCCCCTGCACTGACCAAGCGTAAACAGGACGGTGCTCGCCCTTGCCTTTGCAGCGCTGGTAGACAGACCCGCCGAATATGCCTTGAAGCTTCTTCAGTGCAGCGAGGTTCGTATTGCCGACCGTGATTCGTGGCATATGCCGCTGGCGAGAAGCCAGATTCCGATGAACATCGAGACATCCCTCACCGTCGATGAAGCCAGCGGCCCATGCGCGGTCAGTCTCTCGCATGGTCAGGCAGCCTACTGGCTGCGATCCAGCCAAATAAGTGCTAACTTTCTTGGCACCGACCAAGGGGAAGCAATGAGCAAGACCGTAGCAATTCCTGCCGCACCGACTTCACCGATTGATCTCGTCCAGAAGGCTGAGACCAAACAAGGAATGAACCCAGAGCAGTTAGGCGACCACTGGACGATGGAGCCCAAGTGGGACGGCTGGCGCTTGCTCGCCCATGTGACTGAGACCGGCGTGCATCTCTACACGCCCACCGGCAACGTCCAGGACGGGAAGCTCCTGGAGATAGAGGCCGAGCTTTCCCGGCTCCCGGCTGGAACCTGGATCGACGGCGAGGCGGTCGCCCTGATGCTCGACGGCGACATGGTGGTCCATGAATGGAACGCGGTCCAGAAATGCCTCGGTTGCTCTGACCTCACCAAGGCTCGCGCCCGTTCTGGCCCGATCACTTTCGTCGCCTTCGACCTGATCTCCCACGCAGACATCGACGCGCGCTCACTGCCCTTCGTCAAGCGGCGGGACCTGCTGGAGCGCGTCTTGGACCAGCACTCCTGGGAGCGGGTGATCCTGACCCCTCAGGTCGCGCCGACCGACGAGCACCTCGCCTCCTTCATCGCCCAGGGCTTCGAGGGCGGCGTTGCGAAGTCCTTGACCGCCCCCTACGCGAGCGGCCAGCGGGGACAGGGGCAGATCAAGTTCAAGCCTCAGGCGACTGACGACTTCGTCGTGATGGGCTTCAAAGAGGGTGAGAACGGCTTCACTGGGTTGATCGGCGCGATCGTCTTTGGCGCCTACGAGAACGGGGAGCTTGTCGAACGCGGCCGGTGCTCAGGGATGGATATGGCAACGCGCGTGCGGATTTCCAAGGACCGTGACAGCTACCTCGGCAATGTGCTGGAGGTCGCCCACATGGGTTTCATCGGGGCTGGCTACCGCCACCCACAATTCAAGCGTTGGCGCCCAGACAAAGCGCCAGCGGAATGTGTCGTCTAGCGAAAGGAGCACCGTGGCTGCCGATCTCATGGCAGGACTGGATCGTCTTATCCAAGAAGCAGAAGGCGATCTGAACACCCTCAAGGAGGCCAAGCTGAGCCTCCAGGGGCGCAAACGAGCAGGGCGGAAGAAAGGTGCGCCGAAGGCGCGCAAACGCGAGACCCGACGCGGGCGCAAGACGCGGGCGGTGGAGGCACTCCAGATGATCGAGGAGAAGCCAGGCATCGGGGCGACCGAGATCGCCAAAACGATGAAGATCAAGTCGAACTACCTCTACCGAGTCCTCGGCAAGCTGGAGGACGAAGGGAAGATCAAGAAGAGCGGCCCCCGCTCCTACGAGCCGGTTCCGACGGCCTGATGCCACCGCAGTCCGAGCCACCCACTCCCGCGAGCGACCTCCAGGCGAAACTCGCCAAGGACATCGAGCGCGTGGGGTGGGTGGCTATCGGGGTGATGCCGACCGAGGACGATCCGATCGACCCCTTCACCTACACGCTCAACCTCTGGCGCAAGTTCGACCACCCCGAGCTGATCGTGACCGGGATGCGTCAGGAGGTCGCCCACTCCATGATCGCTGGTTTCATCTCACGGATCGAACAGGGCGATCGCTTCGACACCAGCCTCGATCATCCCAAAGCGCTGCAGGGCCAGGGAGACAAGACCTACACCGCCGCGATACGGCCGGTCACGCCGACACAGCGAGACGAGCATCTGCGCTTCGCAGACTGGTGGAACGGCGGCGAGGACTTTCCAGCGATGCAGATCGTCTGGCCGGACCCCGCTGGCCTCTTTCCCTGGGAGGACGGCTACGATCGCCGCTATCTCCAGCCTCTGCTGACCGACGATGGATGACGAGCAACCGACAGAGGTCCTCGAACACCAGCTACCCGCCCACAACGAGCGGGACCCGCTGAGCCGAATCGCCATCGCCGTCGAGCTCATGGCGGCATCTGTGATCGAGAGCACGACGATCTTGCGCGCGATGGCCGCGCGCGACCCCCATGTCAGCGAGGAGGTCCGGCGTCTTGAACGAGAGCGCCACAAGCCGACTCCGCCGCCTCCGCACCGCTAGGTGCAGCGTGCAGCGAAAATCCGCTTGGGGGTGGTAGCCGTAGGCGGGGCTACGCTTCGCAGCAACGATGGCCGCCTCGCCAACGAATCGCACGCTGCAGGAGGTCAGCTCGTCGGTCTACCCCAAGCTCGAGCGCAAACCGGGGAAGCAGAACTGGGTTGACTACGCCGGCGGTCTGCCGTCCTACATCGAACGGATCGCCAAACACCTCCACTACGAGAAGGGCAAAGACATCTCGACGGCGATCGCGATCGCCGTCAACACGGTCAAGAAGTGGGCGACGGGAGTCAACCACAACGGCTCGAAACTGAAGCCGGACACCGTTGCCAAGGCGCAGGCCGCCGTGGCGGAGTGGGAGGCGAAGAAGGCCAAGGCGAAAGGCAAGAGCCTGGCCGAGGCCGCTTACAACGAAGCGCCAGGCGGGATCGAGATGAGCGCGGAGGACCGCGCCTCGGTCGTTGGCACCTTCTCCCACCGCCTGACGCTCCTGGAGGGCTTCGCGCTGAACCTCAAGGGCGCCTCGACCAAAGGGAAGAGTGCGGCGCTCGACAATGCGATCGCTCTGCTGGAGGGCCGCGAGGTCAAGCTGGCGATCGGCGGCGGCAACGCCGACTCGCGCGCTCTCGCTCGCGCTCAGTCAGCGCTCGGCAAGGAGGCCGCGGAACTGCGCTCGGTGCTCGAGGCCTTCGAAGGTCCTCAGGTCAGAGCCGCTCGCCGCGATGTCAAGCAGCAGGCGAAAGGCCGAAACGGTCAGGCGGTCTTCGACGAATCCAAACACCCTCGCGCCGGGAAGGGCCAGCCGACCGGCGGGCAGTTCATCCGCAAGGGCGCCACCGGCAGCGAGGTCAAGGGCATCCAGCGCGCGCTCGGGATCAAAGCCGACGGGAAGTTCGGCAACAAAACCAAGTCGCGCGTCGAAGAGTTCCAGCGCAACCACGGCCTGACGGTCGACGGCGTCGTCGGCGCTCAGACCGCTGGCGCTCTCCACGGAACCGAAGCGGTGCCAGGCCCGCTCCTCTCCCACCACCGAGGGCGTCTGCGCAAGATCAGTCAGAAAGTCGAGAAGCAGTACTCGAAGGCATCGTTGGCGGCGGCCGACGCCAAGGAAAAACGCGAAAACAAGGCGCGCAAAGCCCGCAAAGAAGCTAGAAAAGAAGCAGAATCTAAGGCGAAATCTTCGTCTTCTTCGTCGTCCTCCTCCTCAGCCACGGGTACGGACAGTGGTGTCGGCTCGACGCTCGGCCCGGACTCAAGCCTGCCCGAGAAAGTCGTGCAGCTGATCCAGCGCAAACTCGGCATCGACACCAGCGGCTCCTACGACGAAGCGACCGAGAAGGCGATCCGCAAGTTCCAGCGCGACCACGGCCTGCTCGTCGACGGCATCGTCGGCACCCAGACCCTCGCCGCGCTGCGTGGCGATGAATCCCCGCCGGAGCCGGGTGCCTTCAGTGAGTCCGACTGGAGTTGGCTGACCCAGCACCAGGCCGGCGGCCAGCGCGAAAGGCGGCATGAGCGTCAGAAGGAGCATCGCCAGGAGCGTCGCCAGCGCCAGGAAGAAAAGCAGGAAGAACGCGAACTGCGGGTCGAAGAGGCGATGGTCAAGGACGACTTCGTGCGGCGCTACGGCGCCGGGATGACTGGTGCGCCCGACGAGGCGACCGGCCACCTTCAGCGCCGCCTCACCGAGCTTGGCTACGAGCCGGGTGCTGACGACGGCCGCTACGGAGAGAAGACCAAAGGCGCGGTCTCGAAGTTCCAGGGCGACCACGGCCTCAAAGAGGACGGCGAGGTCGGTCACGACACGAAGCTCGCGTTGCGCGGCACCGACCCCGAGGAGGTCGCCCGTCGGCGCACCAGCGAGGAGTCGGAGACCTCGGAGGAGAAGTCCGACGAGAAAAATGCTCAGAAACCTGTTCAGAAAAGTGACCAGGAACCTGCTGAGGGCGAGCAGGAGGAGAAGGAGCCCAGCGAACGCCACAGCCTCGCCGGCGCAGTCCTCACCAAGGGCGCGGGCGTTGATGCCGAGGACGCCGATCCTTCGGTCGAACAGATGCAGAGCATCATCGGCACCGAGGTCGATGGGCGCTTCGGCCCCGAGACCGAGAAGAAGCTGAAGTCGGTTCAGCGCCGCTACGGGCTGAAGGCCGACGGCGTCGTAGGGCCCAAGACCGGCCGCCTGCTCGACCGCATGGCCTCCAAGCACAAGCCCGACCCGAAGAAGATGAAGGAGGCTGCTCTCGATGCCGCGATCCTCGATCGCATGGAGGCCGCCGTCGCGGGCGACAACACCGCCTTCATCAGAGCACGCGCTCGAGAGGAGCACGCGCGCCAGAACCTCGCCGAGGCTTCCCTGCGCGGCATCGGCGGCGATCTCGTCCGCAGCTTCTACCGCCTCGACGACGGCACCTTTGCGCCGAAAGGGATGGGCCGCATCCTCAAGCCGGGTGAGGAGATCAAGCTCCCCCACCGGAACGGCGAGGGCTCAGTCCGCGCTCGGATCGAACCGGGCGGCAACAAAGGCCGCGGCATCGCCAGGATTCTCGACGGCCCCGACGAGGGCCAGCTGGCGGCCGTGCGGACCGCTGCGCCAGCGGGGACCAGCCCACGCGGCTTCCCGCGGCCGCTCTCGAGGAAGCCCGCGCCACTGCCGCCAGGTGACCCCAGCAGCGGGGCCAAAGTGCAAGAGGTCAAATCGCAGAACTACCGCGACGCGATCAACCACCACATCACCAAGGGCGAGGACCACGCCGTTCAGGACCACCTGGACGACATGGAGAGCGATCACCAGTGGTCCGAACGTCAGGGCTACGGCAAGGCGATCGCCAACTACGACGCGGCCAAGTCCGCAGGCGAGCACTTCCTGACCCACGGCGAGCCCCCTCAGCGGGAGTTGACCGGAACCGACGAGATCGCACGCGCGATGCGCGGCGGCGGGGAGACGATCACCACTCCAGCCGGGACTTTCAAGATCAGCGAGGACGAGGGGGGCTGGTATGCGCTCGACACCAGTGATCCAGAATCCGAGCACCTGGTAGACCAGACCCGGCACGGTCTGGCCCGCCAGCTCAGCGGGCCGCAGCGAGCACCGATCGACTTCACCGCCAAGTCCGACGCCGAGCTCGACCAGCTCCAGGCCTCGATCAGCGACGAGAGCGGCGTGGTCCGCACCAACGGCCGCGACCGGAGCATCTTCCAGGCGATCACGAAAGAGCGCAAGCGCCGCGCTGAGCGCGCATACCGCGACGCCAAGAGCGACAAGGAGCGCGCCAGCCTGGCCGACCTCGTGGCCCAGTGGACCGGCCGCAGGCCGCAGGGGGCGCCGCAACCTCAGTACTCGCCGCCGGAGGGCTACGCGCCCAACGAGAGCGCGACCCAGATCAAAGAGATGGGACCTGGCGACACCTTCTACATCGGCAAATACAGCACGCCGTTCGTCTGGCACAAGCAGGTCGGACCAGAGTTCATCGTCGCCAAGCCGGTCGGCGGCGGCAAAGCGAAGCCCTTCCACATGGAGATGGCGCCGACCTTCCTCGGGCCGCACGATGACAGCTACCCGAATCAGCCCGCCAGCGCCAGCGCGCAGGAGCCGACGACGGCTGGTGACGACGACCTCTTCGACAAGCTGAAAGCGAGCATCAAGCCGAAAACCGGGCCGTTCGGAGAAGGCGAGTCCGGTCCTCCGCTGGGAGAGGTTCCGTCCAAGCCGAAGAGTCCAGCGCGATCGCCGTCGGGCAACCTGCGCAACTTCAAGGCGATGAGCGACAAAAAGCTCTACGACCTCGCGGTGGAGATGAAGCAGCACCCCGACGACACCGACGCGGTCAAAGCAATCGTCGCCGAGATGCAAGTTAGGAGCGCATCGCCGACAAGCAACGTCACTGGCGAGCACCCGGAGAAAGAGTCGAAGCCGTCGCTGCCGAAAACCCACGAGCCGCCGAAAGTCAAGTCCGCCGATGAGAAGATCGCTGCGGCTTGGGGCGCATACCAGACGAAGAAAGCGGAGTTCGACGCTCTTCCCGATGACGCCGACAAAGCAACCCGCGCGAAACTTGCCTCGCAGGTCCGCGCGGCGAAGTTCCGCATCAAGCGCGTCGGGGGAGATCCCAATAAGCCGCCGTCGGCTGCGCCCTCACCACCGAAGAAGAAGGCGAAACCGGCCCCGAAACCGAAGCCCAAGGAGGTCGCCAAACCGGCACGAGAGACCCCGAAGCCGCCCGCAGCAGACTTCGAGGACCTGGTCGCCCAAGGCGTTGAGAAGGAACACGCCAAAAAAGCCGAGATGGTCGCCTCTCAGGCTGCGATGAAACTTGGCCCCGACTGGGGCTCCAAACAGATCAGCGCGGCGCTCGACCAGCTAGAGGAAAAGGGTCTTTCCTTCGATCGTGAGCAGGAGTCCCCGGACACGCTGGCCGCGGTCATCAAGGCCGCTGGACTGAACCCAGCCGATCTGAAGACGATCGGCACGACGAGTTAGGAGAACGATGAGCTTCAACACCAGCGACAGCCGGAGCTTCACCACAAAAGACGCCGACTCCTCGCCTGAGGTCTTCAAGAAGGGCAACACCAAGACCGCGACTCTGCTCGTGCGCAACACAGGCGAAAAAACCGCGACCTACAAAGTCGAGGGCTCGATCGACGGGGAACATTTCGTCGACCTGGTGGAAGCCGCGGACCTCGCCAAAGAAAAATCGAAAGTCCACTCGATCACCGACTACTGGCCGATCCTGCGGATCACCGGCAAGTCAAAAGAAGCCGGGAAACCGACGACGGTGGCGATCGCCATCGCCTCGATCGAGGCCTAGTCCAGGAAAAGTCAATCCGGGGGGGACCCTCTGCTGCGCTGCTACGGTCGGCGCATGACGACCGCAGCAGTGCCAAAGGATGCCCTCCGTCTCCAAGAGGCGATCGCCTCCCGGCCCGGCGCTCTACAGCAGGACGGAGAGCACGCGGGGACGGTCATCATCGACGTAATCCGTCCTACGGTTGGCCTCGGTCAGGGTCGCCATCTCTACGAGGCCAAGATGCTCGAGCAGTACGCCGGCATCTTCGGCGAGCACGTCGAGGAGGGCGAGAAGGTCCGGGGTTGGAAGATGTACGCCGACCACGAGGACCCGAAGGCGATCAAAGCCCGCAATGGCCTGCCCCGTCCGATCGCCCACACCGGAGGCCGCATCGAGGAGTCCTGGTGGGACCCCGATGTTCCCGCGGAAGGCCGATTCGGCCAGGGCGCCGTTCGCGCCCGAGTCCGCCCCGTCGGTCTGGTGCGGCGGCTGCTCGAAGAGGACCCGCAAATCCTCGAGGCGAGCATCAACGCGCAGGCGACCGCTGTGCGCCCCGACCTTCACGATGGCCAGCAGGTCTGGGTCGTTGAGGGAATCGAGGGCGGCGGCTCGGTCGATTGGGTCTCCGAAGGCGGCGCCGGCGGCAAGGTCGTAGAGCTGATGGAGGCAATGGTCCGTGAGATCGGTGCCGACGACGAGCACGATCCGCTCTCCGTTCTGGAGTGCCTGACCGACAACGAACTTGGCGACTACATCGCCAGCAAACGCTCGGGGCTGCTAGAGGCTGCCGCCGGCGAGGAATCCACCACGCCTGAAGGAGGCGAGATGGCAGAAGTTACCCCCGAGGACATTCAGGAGGCTCTCCGCGATCCCGAGAGCGGCGTACGCGAGTACGTCGGCGAGCTCGTAGAGGCTGGCCTGAGTGAGCGCGGAGAGGTGATCCGGGCCGAGGCGAAAGCCGAAGCCGATCGCCAGGTTCAGCTCCGCGACATGCGCGACGAAGCGCACCGCATGATCGAGGCCACCGATCTGCCGGACTCCTGGAAGAACAAGCTCCGAGGCGAGTTCTCTCTCGTAGAGGGCAAGCCGACGGCGAAGCTCGACCAGGTGGACGAGGTCGACGACAACGGCGAGGTCACGAAGGGCGCTGCGGCGTTCCTGGCCGAGGCGGTCGAGGCAACGATCACCGAGCAGCGCGAGCTGCTCGCCGAGGCAGCTCCCACCCGCATCGAGGGTCAGGGCGCAGGCTCGAGCGAGGAGGGCGCCAAGAGCGCCGAGAGCGGCACCCCCTACTGGAAAGAGTTCCTCCAGGAGGCGGGCGTCCAGGACCCCGACAGCGTGTACGGCGGCGCGGCGAAGGCGGAGGTCGAGGAGGAGAAATCCTCCGAGTCCGAGGCCGAGGCTGCGGCGGCGGCGGCGTAGGGGAGAAGGAGCTACCCAATGCCTTACAAGAGGCCGGGAGAGGGCGTCTACGTCACGAACGAAACCGGGGGCAATCTGACCCACGGCCAGCCGTTCGTAGACAAAACCAAAGCGTTCGTCGGCGTTGCTGTGAAGCAGAAGGCCGTCGGCTTCGCGGAGGGAATGGCCGCCCAGGCCGTCATCCCTGACGACGAGGAGTTCTTCCTCATCACCAAGGGTGTCGTGCAGGTCGCAGAGGTCTCCGGCTTCGCAGTCGGCGACGACGTCTGGATCGACCCCACCGACAACAAACTCACCGAGACCGCCGAAAAAAACGTCAAGTTCGGCCGGGTCGTCGAGATCGAGAACGAACGCGGTACGCCCGCCAACAAGGTGCGTATCGACCTCGACGCCAAGGACAGCTTCTAAGCCGTCCGGCTAGAGGAGAAGGAGACCAAGAGAATGTCCAAATACGGTGAGTATCGCCGTCCCGTTCTCCTCCTGGAGGCGTACAAGGACTGGTACGCCGACCGCATCGGCGGTCTTCAGGAGGGTAGCGTGGAGCTGCGAGAGGCCGCTTCAAAGGCGGACTTCCCGGAGTTCCTCTTCGGGCCGATTCGGACGAGCGTCTACCAGGGGTACACGCGGGTCACGCCGCAGTACCGCCGGTATGCACGGATCGAGAACGCCACGGACTTCCGCGAGCGCCGCATCAAAGGCCTCTGGGGTCTGACGGGCATCGGCTACGTCGGGGACCACGGCGAGTACCCCGAAATGCAGCGGACCGAGCGCCCCTCGGCCACGCTGGTGATCGACACCTACGGGGCCGTCTACGCGATCACGCGGCAGACGATCATCAACGACGAATCGGGGGACCTGCTCAGCAAAAACCCCGACGACATGGGCTACGCGGCAGCGCAGTTCGTCACCGAGGCGATCATCGCCTACATCGAGGGCAACCCGACGGCGCCGGACGGCAACCCCGTGTTCTCCGAAGCTCGCGGCAACCAGATCACGAGCCCGCTGAGCGAGGACTCCCTCGCCTCGGCGATCTCGACGATGGAAATCCAGCGAGACGGTGACGGTCGTCGCATCGTCGTCCGCCCCCAGGTCCTCGCGGTCCAGAGCGTCCGCATGGAGCTGATCGCCAACCGGATTCTCCGCTCACAGGAGACCGGCACCAACGCCGCCTACACGGGCGCCGCGGGTGCGGGCTCGAACGTGTTCGACAAGGGCACGATCAACCCGCTCGCCGGCATCCTGCCGCAGGGCGCCGTCGTCCGCGACCCCTACTGGTCGGACGCGAACGACTGGTACCTGTTCGCCAACCCCAGCGACGTTCCGGCCTTCGCGGTCGGCTTCCTGGGCGGACGCGAGGAGCCTCAGGTGTTCAAGAAGAACAGCGAGACCTCCTCGGCCCTGAGCGGTCCCGACCCCTACACCTGGGAGCTCGACTCGGTCGACTTCAAGGTCCGCCTGGACTTCGGCGTAGGAAACGTCGATCCGGCGGGTGCGTTCCGATCGGTGGTCGCCTAGATGCCGGCCGGGAACGACGCACAGGCTGCCTACAGCGAGCTCACCGATCGCTTCGGTGCCGGTCACGGCCGCGCCGAGGACCTGATCGAGGCCCGCCGGGATGCCTACCCCGAGGAGCTGCGCGCTGCGCAGCTCCGGGGGGTAGACGAGAACGCCACGGCGCTGATCGACGACGCTGAAGTCGCCGATGCCGCCGGGGTAGACGAGGCAGCGATCCAGTCCAAGGCAGTCCGCGGCGATGCGGTAATCGCCGTGGTCGAAGGCGACGATGGCCGCACGGCGAAGGTCATGCTGCCCCTGTCGGTCTTCGAGGACGTGGCGGAGGAGGCTGGTCAGGAAGACAGCGGCCCCACCGCGATCTTCGCCTCGGACGCCGCGGAGGAGTTCGCCAACTCGAAGAACCTGACGGCAGAGACCATCGCGGTCTACCTGCCCGATGGCGGTTCGGGCAAGGACGGCTCCTTCACCAAGTCCGATGTCGCCAAGGCGGCAGAGGCAAAGGCGGCGGCCGCGGTCTAGCCGCTCGTTCAAAGCAAGGCTCTGACGAGGGCCGGGGCCTGACGGTCCCGGCCCTTGTCACGTAAGGAGGAAACGTGGAAGCACCAACCGTCACCGAGATTCGCCTCTGGTCCCGCGTTGACTTCGCCGATCTCGAATACGAGGCGACGACCGACCCCGAAAAAGATCCGCTGAAAGTCCTGGTCTCGCGCTCGATCGACTACGTGATGGACGTGACCGGGCGGACGCTCGAAGATGTGCCGACCGAGCTCGTCACGACCGCGCAGGAGGCGATCCAGCGCCGCGTCGAGCAGCTGGCCTACCAGCAGCAGGAAGACCACGTAGAGACCGCAGCGGACGAGCTGATCAGCTCCTTCGGCGCCGGCTCCTACAACGAGCGCAAGCGCGAAGTCAAGGACCTCGGCGTGCAGCAGACCAAACAGGTCAACAACTGGCACCTCCTCCACGACTTGCTCTGGCGCCTGATGACCGAAGAGAAACGCGAATGGTGGGAAGAACAGATCACCGGCAAGAACCGGCCCGCCTTCGCCGTCACCGAGGTCGATTGGCAGGGCGGCGACTACCTCGGCCCCGCCAGCGATCCCTACCTTCACGGGGCGTAAGTGGCGCTGGGCAGCGCCATGAAGGACCGCGGGCGCATCCTCCGCAAGGAGGCCGACGCCAAGCGGGTCGAGGGCCGCACCAAGTTCAATCCGCGGGCTCTGCCGCTCTTCCGCTGCCGCCTGACGATCCAGGATGCCGCGGAGAGCCCGGAGGAGGGCGGACTCGTGACCAAGCGCCCGGTGCCCCAGCTGATGACCCTCGCCAAAGACACCGAGCGCAACAAGCTGGAGTTCAGGATCGGCGACTCGGTGGAAGTCGAATCACGCGACCTCGGCGTCGCCGAGGAGAAGGGCTGGCACCTGGTCGGTGTCTTCGAGGTCGAAGGGGAGCCCAAACCGATCCGCAAGAAGCGGCGTGTGATCGGCTGGGAGCTTCGCCTCGCCCGCCTCGACGAGGACAACTTCGATCGCGGCAGGACGACCTGATGCCCTACATCGGCGGCAAGCTCGCGCCCTGGTTCGATCGAGGCCCGATCACCCCGACGCTGAAAAACATGGCGCGGCTCGGCGCTCACCGCGGGCGCGAGCTGGCCGAGCGCTTCACGCCGGTAGACACTGGCGACCTGAAGCGATCGTGGAAGGAGAGCCGCGCGCACAAAGTCGTCGGCTCGACCTATCCGGGCTCGGGCTACGGAGCCTCCTGGTACACCGAGGTCGACTACGCCCCCTACGTCGAGCACGGCACCGGCCTGTGGGGACCCGAGCACCGCAAGTACCTGATCCTGCCGAAAAAACCAGGTGGCGTCCTGCACTGGGTCGATGCTGGGGGCCACGATGTCTTTGCCGCCAAAGTCCTCCACCCCGGCTCGCCCGGCGCCCACATGCTGGCGAAGTCTGCAGCGAGGTTGGAAATGAGCCTCGAGAGCGTGCTCCGGCCGGCGCTGCGCAACTGGGCGCGCGTCACCGAGCACCAGAACCCCTACGCCGTATGAGGACCAGCCGAGATGCCATCCGCTCGCTCGCCCGCTACATGTCGCGGGCCTTCGGCCCTGACTGGGAGGTCGGCTTCTTCTCGGAGGAGGGAACCTTCGGCAGGCCAGGGGTCATGGTCAAGGCGACTGGCCCACAGCTATCCAGCGGCTCCCGGCACACGATCGATGTGATCCAGCCCTTCGCGGTCTACGCCTACCCCGCCGAAGCGGAGGGCGTCGAAGACACCTTCGACAACGCAATGGTGGCCGAGGAGATCATCTGGCACGCCTTCAACGTGGGCGTCGGAGAGGGAAGACCAGGCCGAGTGCCGCTGTTCGACTACGAGGGCGTCCCGATCGACGAACCGACGAGCCTGCGTCGCTACCCCGACTACATGCGGGTGCTGGATCTAAGCATCGACCGCGCCCAGGCACCCGAAGACGAAAAGAAGTGGACCGTCACCGCCGAGCTCCGCCTCGGCTGGCGCCGCGCCGGCGAGCTACCGAGCGGCACACGTCTGGCCCAGTCATTGAGGACGCTCGAAATCACCCCGTAGTCAAAAAGTCAATCCGGGGGTGGACCCTTGCTGCGCTGCTACCTTCGACGGCAGTTGGCGCAGCAGACCAAGACCGACTTCTCGTAGGAGAGACATGGCCGACGACAAATCCACCGCTTCGGAACCCGGCAAGAAGGAGCAGGCGAAGGAGCCTGCCGAGGAGAAGGTCGAGCGCGAGCGCCTCATCGCCGAGTCCCACCAGTTCTTCGGCTTCGGCCCGCATGTCGTGGCCGGTGCTCTATACGGCCTCGACGATCGTGCAACCGCCTTCAAACCGTCCGATGTCGAGGAGGCGATCGAGAAGTTCCTCAAGCGCAAGGTGAAGGAGGCCTAAGAGATGCCCTTCTCGAAATCAAACCGCCCCACGCTGCCGGACAGCTACTTCAACTTCGAAACGACCCCGACCACGGTCATCCCGCCGGCAGCGGGCTCGACGGTCGCAGTCCCGATCATCAACGACTGGGGTCCTTTCAAGGAGGCGCACCTAGTCTCCTCCTTCGCGCAGTACCAGGCGCTCTACGGCTACTCCGACGACACGCCCGGCTACCTCGCGGTCAAGCAGGCGTTCCTCGGCGAGGGCCTGGCCGGCCGCCTCGGCGCGGGCGCGGTGCTCGTCTACCGCTTCGGCGACACCGGCGCTGCGAAGGCGACGAAAACGCTGAAAAACACCGAGGGCTCCCCGGCAGACGCGATCAAAGTCAGCGCCAAATACGAGGGCACGCGAGGCAACGACCTGCGGATCACCACCCGCGACAACGCCGCCGACGCGACCAAGGACGACTTCGTTCTGCTCGACGGCACCGCCGTCCTGGAGACCTACACCTACCTCGAGGCCGACATTGCCGACCTCGTGGCGAAGATCAACAAACGGTCCAACTGGATCACGGCCGAACTGAAAAAAGATGGCACCAAACTGGCGACCGTCACCAGCACCGCGATGACCGGCGGCGACGACGGCAACGAACCCGTCGCCGAAGACTGGACCGACGTGATGGATCAGATCGCCCTCGAGCGCTTCGGGATCTTCGCGCCCTACAACCTCACCGACGAATCGATCATCGCTGCGATCCAGGCCTGGGTCCGCGACCAGAACGACAACAAGAACAAGCGCTTCATGGCTGTCGTCGGCGGCAAAATCGGCGAGGAAGTCGAAGAAGCCAACGAACGCTCCGAAGCGATCGCCGACCCCGAAGTCGTCAACATCGGCGGCGGCACCTACCGCGACGAGGACCTCGGTCCCGGCGGAGCGGAAATCGAACTTTCGACCGCACAGCTCGCGCCGCGGATCGCTGGAATCCTCGCCGCCAAGGGCGAGTACGCAGCGCTCACCTACGCGCGTCTGGCCGGTCTGTCGATCGTCAAAGGCGCGACCGACGCGGAGATCGCGGTCGCCTACGACGCGGGCACCGTCGTCCTGGCTCGGGACGACGATCCGGATGCGCCGACGCACATCAAAGTCGGTCACTCGACCTGGACGGAAGCCGACGCGGAGGCCGAAGACCTCAAGCCCTACATCATCTACCGCGAGCCGAAGTACGTCCGCACGATGCACGGCATCCAGTCGGACCTCAGTGCCTACTTCCGCAGGGAAATCCTCGGACGCCGGCCGGTCAACGACGACACGCGGGACGCGGTCATCTCGGAGGCCAAGCGCCTCCTGGACGAGCGTCAGCGCCTCGGCGTGATCCAGCCCGGATGGAAGGTGGGGATCGACCAGGACCCGCCGCCTTCCGACGATGACGAGTTCGTCGCCCTGATCGTCGAACTCAAGTTCGGTCGCGCCCTCAAGCAGGTGTTCGTCTCGCTGAAGATCAGCTAGAGCCGCGCGCAAGGGATCACGAAAGGAATCTGACCAATGCCATCACCACTTGTCACCAACGAGGGGCTCTTCCGAATGGGGGGCATGTGGGGGGCTGCCTTCGACTCGGCAGGAAATCTCCTGGCCGAGGTCACGGAGGTCTCCGCCACGGTCGAGGTCAACCGCCTCGAGGTGCCGCTCGTCGGCAAAACCAAGCAGGGCTACAAGCCCGGTCGTGAGTCCCGCGAGGGAACCTTCCGCGTCCAGAAGATCGACGCGAAGTGGGAGCTGCAGGTCTACGACTTCATCAACACCGACATCGAAGCGCGGCGCGCGATGCGCGGCACGGTCAACTCGGTGCTGAAACCGTTCTCGCTGCTGGTCGGCTACAACGACCCCGAGGCGCTCGGCGAAGAGAAGTGGCGGCTGGATGGCTGCCTGCTCTGGCGCCTGCCGCTCGGGTTCTCGATCGGCGACGACATTCGGGATCTCGAGTTCCCCTTCACCTTCGAGTCCGAGAAGCCGATCACCGCGTTCGTCCGCACCGGGACGACCGACGCGACGACCGGGCTCCCCGCGATTTCGTACCGCTTCTCCAAAGGCGTGCCCTCCGGGGCCGCGTAAGCCCGCTCACGGGCTGAAAGGCCGACATGAGCGAGCTCGTAGACCACGAGCGGGCATGGCTTCACCTCAAGGCCTACATCGCCTCCAAGCGATCGCATGGAGGACGAGAACTGGCCGAGGTCATGGCCCGGCTCGAGGTCGAGTCGATGTACGGGGACGAGGCACCCCGACCAGATGCCTCAACCGATTCAGGACCACTCACCTCCGACGCCGATGAGCCGTCGGGCGCGATGTCCGAGACCCCAGACCCACTAGCCGCCGAAGGAGGCGACTCATGGCAGACACCAGCAAGCCGACCGACGAGCGCGAGGAACGCATCGAGGAGGCCCCAGAGAAGTCCGAGTCCAACGGAGCCGGAGGGGGAGAGTCCGAACTCTCCGACCAGAAGCTCCAGGAACGGCTCGAGGCCCAGCGTAGCGGTCTGAAGACCGTTGGCAGTGAGGGCGAGGAGCCACGCGCGGGCTCCACGGCCGTAGCCGCAGCGCGCGACGGCCGCAAGCTGACCGACGGGGAGAAGTCCTCGGCGCTCAACTGGTTCCTCAACGAGGACCCTCGTGCAGCGGACGAAGAGACCAAGCACCTCGAACTGAACTTCGGAACCCAGGACGAGCCGAACTACATCGACTGGACGATCAAGCCCGTGCCGATGGAGGTCATGCGGGCGGTTCGCCGCAAGGCCGCCAACACGCGCCTGGCGCGGACCACGGGGGAGGTCGACGAGTACCGCGTCAACCTCGAGATCGTCGTCGAGGGCACCCTGGACCCCGACATCCGCGCCGCTGCTCAGCAGCTCGCAGAGGAAGGGCGAGGACCTGGAGACCCCGTGGATGCGCTGCGGGCGAAGTTCCAGTCCAAACCCGGCTACATCGCGCAGCTGGCGGGTCAGATCATGACCCTCTCCGGCTTCAACGATGAGGACGTACGCGAGGCGGAGAAGGCCGCAAAAAACTAGTCATGGCGGGAGGGGAGGCACTCGTGCTCGCGCTGGCTATGAAGGCCGGGCACGACCCCTACCGCCTCTACAACTCGCTCGACGCCGAGTATCGCCGGACCACGGCCCCGCACCCGTGCCCGATGTGCTACTCGCTGCCGCTGAAACGAGGTGTCAGCGAGTGCTCCATGTGCCGCAACCGCGGGGTCGTCTTCCTCCCCACCGACGAGCTCAGCGAGCCTCGGCTGCCGCCTTACCCGCACAGGGTCAAGGCGTTCTCCTACGGCTGCATCTGGGCGCTGAACGAGCTGGAAGGCGGCCGGAGGTAGGTCATGGCCGCCACGGTCGAGGGGCTCTTCAAGATCATCGACGGCGCGAGCGGTCCGATGAAACGGATGGAGCGCCAGGCCAAACAGACCGACAAAGCGATCGACAAACTCGGCGATCGCCTCGACAGGGTCGGCTCTGACAAGCAGCTCAAGCAGATGGACCAGGTGGATCGCCAGATCCGCTCCATCGACCGCGACTCCCGCACGTTCGCCGGTGGCTCCGGCGGCGGCGGGCGTCTGCGCTCCACCCTGCAAGGCGCTGGTGATGACTCCGATCGGCTGAGCACCAAACTCGCGCGAGTCGGCATCTCGCTGGCGAGCATCGGCAAGATTTTCCAGGCGCTGAAACTACCCCTGATCGTCGCGGGGGTGGTTGCCCTGGTCCAGGGCGTCTCGGCGCTCGCCGGTGGCCTCGTCGCCTTGCTCCCCCAGCTCACCGATGTCGCCGGCGTCGCCGCAGCCCTGCCCGCCAGCCTGGCCGGAATCGGCATCGCTGCGATCTCGGTGAAACTGGCGCTGGGCGGGATGGGGGCTGCGCTCAAAGGGACGAAAGGGGCGATGGCACAGCTGACGCCTCAGGCGCGTGAGTTCGTGCGCACCCTGAAAGAGCTGAAACCGATCGGCAGGTCCCTGCGCAACAGCGCCCAGGCTGGTCTGCTGCCAGGGCTGACCGAAGCGCTGACCCAGCTGAAAGGCGGGGTCCCGATGGCCCAGCGGCTCCTGAAACGGGGCGGTGCCACCGTCGGCGGCATCGCCGATCGCGCAGCGACGGCCTTCACCCAGCCTGGCTTCATGCGTGACCTTGAGGGGATCGGCAACCAGGGCCTGACGGTCGTCAATCGACTGGGTTCGGCCTTCATCAACGTCGCCGAGGCGATTCGCCATGTGGCCGTCGTCGCCCGCCCCTTCACCGACTGGCTGACCAAAACGATCCTGGGCTGGACACAAATGTGGGAGGTCTCCGCGCGCGCTGGGCGTCAGACGGGCGAGATGAGCCGCTTCTTCGATCGAACCCGGGCCTCCCTGGAAACCTTCGGCTCGATCCTCTCGAACCTCTGGGGGACCTTCCGCGGTATCGGCAAAGCGGCGCGCCCGCTAGGCGAAGACCTCTGGGAGAGTGCTGACAAAGCGACCGACCGCTGGGACCGCTTCGCTAACTCGCTCGCTGGACAGAACCAGCTGCGCGAATACTTCGACGGGCTCAAAGACAACCTGCACGCAATCTTCGACTTCACCGGAGAGCTGAGCAAGGCGTTCCTGCGGCTGGGTACCTCGAGCGGCTTCACCTCGACCGCCGACGCGCTGACCAAGGCGATCCAGCCGCTCGAGCATCTCTTCCAGATGATCGGCGAAAAGTTCGGGCCGCGCTTCGCCGTGACCCTCGAACAGCTGATCCGCCTCTTCGACAACCTGGGTGGCACCTCCAGCTCGCTCGCCACGTTGATCGACATGCTGAACCTGTTGCTGGAAGGGATCAACGCCCTGCTGGAAAAGATCCCTGGCCTCTCAAACCTGCTCGCCGGGGTGCTGAGCGTCGCCGCGATCTCCAGCCTCGCCTCGCGCCTGCGTGTGCTGGCTGGTTCCTGGGGCCTGGTGGCCAAGGGCGCCGCCGACGCCGCGGTCGCACAGCGCGCGGCGGCGACCTCCGGCGCGGTCGCCGGCGCGGCCGGGGCCACCGGGGGCTTCCTGCCGATGATCTTCGGCCGCGGCCGCGGCGGCGTCGGGCGTGGAGGGGTGGCGAAGCCAGCCGGGATGCTGAGCGCCGCGGACATGGAGGCGATGGGTCTCGGCGCGGCGGCGGGCGGTGGCTTGGCGCGAGGAGCCGGCGGTATGCTCGCCAGGGGCGCTGGGAGCCTCGCACGCTTCCTCGGGCCGGTGGCCCTCCTGTTCGGTGGCGTAAGCGCTCTGACGGGTCCTGGTGGCCTCTCAGCGGCTCCGCAGCGCTTCGCCAGCGGTGCGACCTTCGGGATGATCCCTGAACCGCTTAGCACCGATCAGCAGCAGTCCAAAGGCGGGACGATGGCTGGCGAACTGTCGCGGAATGTCTTCCGCAACGTCAAAGGCAAAGGGCTAGCGGGACTCAAATTCGCGCGCGGCTACCTGGGCATTGGAACCGGCGATCCCCGCGAGCTTCTCGAAGCAGGCAACACCGGGACCTCGATCCTCGGCGGTGACACCTTCAACCAGAAGCTCAGCGACTCCGGCATCGAGGCCGCCCGCGCTGCCTTCAAAAAGGCGATCAAACAGATCAACATGGAGATCGCCAGCCGAAGCGCCGACGCGGGCGTCAAATCGATCGAAGACTTCTCCAAAGCCTGGGCGATCCGCGCGAAGGCCCAGAGCGCTCGCCAGGCAGCCGATGCGCTCCTGCAGCCGCTCCTCAAACGCATCGGTCCGGTGCTTGGCAAGCAGGGCTCGACCGAGCTCGCCAACGCCTCGCTGCGCTGGTACGCAACCGCGGCCAAGCACAACCCCAAGCTGCGCGGCCTCTACGACGAACTAGCCGATGGCATCGAGCGCCGCTTCCGCCGGATGGGGGAGAACATCGAGGTGGTCAACGGCCGGATCTACACCGGCTCGAGCAAGGAATGGAAAGCGATCGCCGACGGGATGAGCTCGCAGGCCGAGCGCGCCAAGCAGGAAGTCTCCTCGGCCTTCACCGCGCTCCAGCGCCAGGCTGTCGGCTCCCTGATCGCTATGGGCTACGACCGCCAGCAGGCGACCAACATCGTCAAAGGGCTGGAGCACGGCGGCGCGGCTGGTCGGGTTGCTGAAGCCAACGCCGAAACCGGCCCGGTCCTCAACGGCCAGCTTCCCTTCACGCCGCCCGGTCAGCAGGCGAAAATGGGCCACCACGGGGGCCACCGCGCCCGCGGCGGCCGCGTACCGGGCTTCGGCAACCAAGATCGCTACGCGCTAGGCGGCGGTCATGTTGGTGCTGCGGGCGAGCTGATCGTCAACAAGCACACCGAGCGCGACGCGAACGCGCTGCTCGGCATGTTCGGCACCTCGCTCGGGCGGATGGTCGGCAAGGAGGGCCGCCCGCACTCCGAACTGATCGCACACGCGCGCGGTGGCCGGGCCGGAGGCGGCCTGGAAAGCGTAGGCCAGTACGCCTCGGGGATGGGGCTCTCGGTCAGCGGTGGGCCTGGCTTCGGCGGCGTACCCTCCAGCGGTCACGTCGGCGGCTCCCTGCACTACTCGGGCCTCGCCTACGACGTTTCGGGTGCGCCGGCCCTGATGATGAAGTTCCGCCGTGCAGCAGAGGCGCGTTACCTGGGCCACGGCCTCAACGAGCTCTTCTACGACCCCTACTCCTACTACATCGACGAGGGCCAGAAGGTCCCCGGCTCGATCGGCGGCCACTCCGACCACGTCCACATCGGCTTCTTCCCAGGCGGACCCAGCGGCGCCTCGGCGGTCCGGGGGCTGATGGGAGGCATGGGTGCTTTCAAAGCGCTCAAAGCGCCGCGGGCGAAAACCGGCGGCGTGCCGGGTGCGATGGCTCAGGCGGGGATGAACGCGATGACCAAGGCGATGAACGCGAAACTGCGCAAACGAGCCGGGGTCTCCGCGCAGGGCGTGCCAATGCTCGGCGGCGGCAACCTGCGCCGCTACAACCACATCTTCCCCTCCGGTGTGCAACTGAGCCCGAAGGTGGTCGAAATGATCGCCGCTTCCGCCGGGCTGCCCCCGGTTCTCTTCCAGCAGCTCGCACACGGCGAGTCCAACTACGAACCGGGCGTCGTCGGCACAGACCCCGGCGGCACCCACGGCTACGGCCTCTGGCAGATCACCACTGGCGTCGGCAACGACGCGATGATCAACAAGCTCGGCGGGCCTCGAGCGATGCTCAACCCGCTGATCAACGCGCGCGCGGCGAAAATGATCTACGACAGCGCGGGGGTGGGTGCCTGGTACGGGACCAAGTTCGTCACCGGACACTCCCGCGGCGGCCGCGTCCCCGGCTTCGCCGGATGGTTCGGCCAGGGCGGCTCGGTCGAAGCCCACGGCCCGACCCTCCTCGGCATCGGCGATGGTGGCTCAGAGATCGCCACCGTGCGCCCGAAGGGACGCGGGCGAGCAGGCGGTGGCGGCGGCATCCGCATCGGCTCGCTGAAGATCGAGAACCACCGACCGGGCGACATCCGAAAACAGCTCGAGCGCGAGGTCAACGAAGCGTTCAACCGGCTCGCCGACGAGCTCGACATGGCACCCGACACCGACGATGAGGAGGTGCTGGCCTGATGGCGAAAATCGGCGTCGACCCCGCGCGCGTTGTCTCCCGACCTGACGATGACCGCGGCGGCAGCGGGCACGACTCCCAGGACGGGCGCTGGCACGAGGAGGGCCTGCGCGTCAGCCTCAGCCGCTTCAACGCCACCAAGAAGGGCGTGTTGGAGGACGACCTCGACTTCCAGGTGCCGCCGCTCGAAGAGTTCTCCTGGACCCAGGCTGCATCCCACCAGGACTTCGACACGCTCTCCCGCGGCCAGTTCAGCCGCCGCGGCGCGCGATCGCTGCTGACCTTCGAACTGCGGACGATGGTGCTCGACTACCAGCCCCACTGGGTCGCCTGGCGCCGCGCGCGCCCCAACCAGCCGCACCCCCAGCGCGTCGCCCAGCTGCTCAAACACCTGGTTCAGCTGGGGACGCCGATCATGTTCCACGCTCGCAGCGCCTATTGGGAAGGTCCCGACCTGCGCCTGCCTGTGACGCTCCGCTCGGTCACGGTCGCAGAGCGCGCCGGCGAGATCGAGACGCGCTACTTCGACATGTCCTTCGTGGAGTGGCGCGAGCAGGAGCTGGACCGCAAGGACAAGGGCAAAAAGCGCGATCGCCACGCCCTGCCGACGACCGTGGAAATCCAGGCCTCCGGTGTGGTCGTGGAAGCGGACGGCGGCAAGATCGGCTCGCGCACCGATGCGGCGACCCTCCAGGACCTCGCCCAGCACTTCTACGGCGACCCGACCTACTGGCGCCCGATCGTGCGCGAGAACGGCATCGAAGGCTTCGCGCCGAGCCGCCCGCTGAACGAGTTGAAGAAGAACGGCAAGACGATCCGCAAGCTGCGCATCCCCGATCTCGCCGACCCGAAGACCGGCGGCCTGGAATCGCCTGTATGAGCGCCCGCGCCAACAACGGCAAGCAGGGTCGAGGCCGCAACAAGCGCGACCACCTCCCCAACTACTGGCAGCGCCCGGCCGCCGACCTCAGCTTCGGTGAGGAGAACTTCCGCGTCACGGCTTTCCGCCCGGAGCGAAAGAGCGCTGACGAGCGAGTCGTCTCGCTGGACGCCTATGTCACCGGGCTCTCATGGGAAGACACCGGGCCGATTCTCACCGGCTCGATGGTCCTCCAGAAGGGTCGCGGTAAACGCCCCCTGGCGATCAATGAGGGGCACCGCATCCGCCTCGAGGTTGCCCCTGAGCTCGGGGGCCGATACCAGGTGGTCTGGGAGATGCGTATCACCGACTCGGGGATCACCGCCTCCTCTGGGACACACGAATACCAGCTCGCCGACGAGCTCGCCTGGCTGCAGAAATCGCGCGATGACTGGCAGTTCCGCAAATCGAAGAACAAGAAGGGCGACAAGAAGACCAAGCGGCCAAACGGCTGGTTGGCCCATCAGATCGCCGCCGAGGTCTGTCGCCGCTACGGAGTGAAAGTAGGGAAGCTCGCCAAGGGGACGAAACGGATCAACAACCTGACCGAGCACAACGCCTCGCCGCTGGACATCATCCTAAAGGCCTACAAGCTTGAGCGTCAGCACTCTGGCCGCCGCTTCGTCGTCAGGATGACCGCAGGCAAGCTCGAGGTCGTCGCACTGCGACGTTCCAAGAGCCTCCTGCTGCTCGGTGAGACGCTGATCGAGGCGAGTATCCAGCGCTCCCTGCGCAAGGCTTTCGCCACTGCTGCACATGTGCGTGCGACGGTCAAGGACGGCAAAAAACAGAAGCACAAAAAGCTCGAGGTCGATGTCGTCGCCGACCGCGCCTCCAAGCGCTACGGCTACATCCACAAGACGATCCGGCTTGACGACCCCGTCCATTCCAAGGCCGAGGCGCGCAAACTCGCCAAGCGCGAACTGGCGAAAACCATGAGGCCAAACCGCGAAGTGACGATCGAACACTCCGGCATCGCCACCTTGCGCCGCGGTGACGCTGTGAAGCTCCGACTGCCCGAACTGGGAGTCGTGGAAATCGTCTACGTCAAGTCCGTATCTCATAGCGTCAGCGCCGGCTCGTACAACATGAGCGTGACCTGTCGCTTCTCGGACCCCTACATCGACAAAAAGGGGAAAGAAATCCGCAAGAAGCGCTGCGAGGCGGCGCGCAAAAGCGATCGTCGCCAGCCGGACTTCTGCAGTGGGAATGAGGAAAGGCCTCAGCCCCACCGCGCGCAGAGTCGATCCGATCAAGCCCGCGCGGGGAGTGGTCGTTAATGCCGGTAATCGGTTTCCGCCGCCACGCAACGCCGGGTACGCCGAAATCTCTGGCTGCCAACACCAAGTACCTGACGCGGGTAAACGTGCCCTACGAGGTTCGTGTCCCGAAGCTCACCGCTCAGCTTGACGGGCTCGCCGGCGGCAGCGAAACGCAGCCCCTGCGTGCGGTGATCTACCGGGTCTCGAACGGCTTCCGAATCGCAGAAGGAGATGAGGTAAAAGTCACACCGGGCACAGATGCGGCCTGGGTCGACCTCACTTTCCCCGACGCGGGCGGCGTTGTTCTCTCCGCCGGGGAATACGACATCGGCATTATCGCGGGCAGCCCGTCGACAGCGCGACTGGCGACGATCGAAAGCGTCGGCTCGCGCTTCTTTGGCGAAGACACCTACGGCCAGGTAATCACTACGACGACTGAAGACATAACTCTGCCGGTCACGTCGATCAAAGTCGTCTCGACGACCGGCTTCGATGGCATCGGTCTCCTTGACATTCTCGGTCAGAAGGTTCTCTACACGAGCAAAGAGGCGGCCAAATTCAAAAGCACGAGCGGTGGCTCAGGGGTGGTTCCGGCTGAAACCCAGGTGATCCAGGAAGGCCCTGGAGCACTGCGCGGACAGCCCAAAGCGCTCACCGCCGAAGCAGGGGAGTTCCAGGTCTTCGCCACCTACTTTCTCGAGTCGAAGGTGCCCGAAGTTGACGATGCACATATCGCCCGCTACCCGTTCTCCTACGCCCAATCGATTCTTGGCGCCGAACCGCCATTGGCGGGCACCTCGCGCCTGGCCGCTTGCACATGGCATGGCACGCTCGTACATCCTGACCGTGGCAGCTTCGCCCTAGTCCGACGCGATAGCGAGTTCTCGAATCTCGTCGGCGAGCGGATTCGGATTACTACCTTCGCCGGGCGCGAAGTATTTGCCTATGTAATCGCAGAAGCCGACCTTGAGGACGACATCAGCCTGACTCGGCGGGTCTTTATGAAGCTTGCGCCGCTCGCCACTGATCAGCTCAGCGTGCGAGCTGAGGTCCTCGCGACGAAAGGTGAACCGTGAGCGGGCTGAAATCAGCAGCGCAAGCGATCCGCCGAACCTCCCACGATGTTGCCAATCGCAAGCAGCGGACGATGGTCGCCGTCGTGCGCCAAGTCGCTCCGCTGCGAGTCGAGCTAACCGAATCGCGCATCTTCCTCGATGAGGACGATCTCAGCCTCGGCCAATGGGTGAGGCGATACGAGAAGGACAAAGGGCTAAAAGTCGGCGACTCTCTGGTGGTTACGCCCCTGCACTCCGGTGACTGGGTGGCCTCGGAGGTGCTGAGCTCTCAGGAACCGCCGATCAACGTCGATGCAAACGACAAAAAGCCGAAAATCACCGGCTCCCGCGACAGCAACGCAGCGCTAAAAGACCTGCTGAAAGCCCTGAATGACCTGGGCATCGTCAAAGACGAAACCACCGCATGAAAGTCAATCAAAGGCAAACGCAGCAAGGGGACCTAGACTGGAGCGCAGCAGATGCCTGATGAGTTCGAACAGCTTGAGCAGGAACAGATCGTCCCCGAGCTCTTCGAGGAGCCCGAGCTCCCCGATGAGGCTGGAGACGCTTTCGCGCGCGCCGAAGAAGGGGTCGAATCCGATGATCTCGTGGTCAGCGTCGAGCCGCCTCCGGCGCCGCTAGGCCGTTCCTGGGCTTTCGACTTCTCAGCCAAGCGCTTCGTCATGGCCGGGCACGCCCCGGTCGAGACCCGCCGCGAGCAGACGCTGCTCTACTGGATTCAGAAGTGCCTGCTCACCCCGCAGGGCGGCTCGCCGATCGAGCCCGCCGACTACGGCTTCGACTCCCCGACCAACATCTTCGGCGACCAGTTCGACTCCTCGGACATCGGCACCTTTGAGGACCGCGTGCGCGAAGCGCTGCTCTTCCACCCCTCGATCACCGGCATCGAGAACTTCCGCCTCGAACCGGACGCCGACGACGAAGAGGCAGCCCAGGTCTTCTTCGAAGCGGTCCTCGACGACGACACGAGGCTCGATGTCGCAGCGGGGGTGACGCCCTAGATGCCCGACATCACTGATCGCATCCCGCTCACCAGCGTGACCGTCGAGGAGGTCCGTGCTCGCGTCGATGCCGACGCCAACGCCGGTCTGGACCCAGACGACGACCGCTTCATCGACACCACCGAGGGGGGCTTCTACTGGGACCTCACCCAGCCGGCGATCCTCGAGATCGCGCGCCTGTGGGACTTCGCTGCGGCAGAGGTGCCGGCGGCTATCTACGTCGCCTCCAGCTGGGGCGAAAACCTCGACGACCACGGCGAGACGATCGACGTGCCCCGCAAGGACGAGAGCTTTGCGACCGGCCAGGTGACATTCCTCGGCGAAAACGGAACGATCATCGGCATCGGTACCCAGGTTGGGGTAGCGCAGACCGACCCAAACGAGGACCCGCCGAGCTATGTAACTACAGCAGCGGGAACGATAGAAGAAGGCAAAGTTCTGCTGGCCGTAAAAGCCGAGGAGGCGGGTGCGGCTAGCAACGTGAGCGCTGGCGCGGCCTCCTTCCTGCTCTCACCTCTCGAAGGAGTTTCGGAAGTCGCAAACGAAGAAGCAATCACCGGAGGGGCCGATGTGGAGACCGACGAGTCCTACCGAGCGCGCCTTCTCATCGAGCTTGGGGCCGCCCAGGGTGCCGGCAATGTCGCCGACTACAAACGCTGGGCGCTAGCCCACGAAGGTGTCGGCTTCGTCAAGGTTGTGCCGTTGTGGGAAGGTGCGGGCACAGTACTAGTCGTCATCACCGACGACGAAAACAACCCTTCCTCCGCAACCGTTGTTGAAAGCTTGCAAAACGAACTTGACCCAGCGCCGGGCGAAGGCCAGGGCAAAGCGCCGGTTGGCGCGATCGTAACCGTATCTACGCCAAGCGCAACCAACGTCACCGTCCAAGCAAATGTAGATCTAGAACCCGGTTACACCCTAGATGGTTCTGGCGGCACGATAGCTGTCCGTGAATCCCTGGAAACAGTGTTGGCGGAATATATAGATCGTCTCTCTCCAGGCGATGACGTTCTCCTGAACAAAACTGAGTCGCGCTTCTTCCTAATCGAGGGCGTCCACGATGTCAACGGAGTTGAACTCAATGGCCTTGCTGCGAATGTGTCGATCACTGACACACAAGTTGCTGCAATGGAAACGATCACTCTGACGGAAATCTGATGGCTCATCAGCCGAGGAAAATTCGCAGCGATAGGAGAACATGATGCCCTTCACTCCCAAGGCTTGGAAAAACGACGAAGCAGGCCACACTAAGATCGACGCGGCTGCGCTCATTGATCTTGAGCAGCGCCTTGCTGGATACGTCGATGCCGCAGATTCATCCCTAGCCACAGCCGACGCGACAGAGCAAGAACGCGCCGAATCCGCGGAGTCAACCAAGCAGCCCCTCGACCCAGACCTAACGGCGATATCTACGATCGAACCTAAAGACGGCGACATACTCATATGTTCGAGCGGAACTTGGGCGCCACTAGCGGTCGGTTCACCTGGTCAGCATCTAGTCGTGAGGTCCGACGGAACAGTGAGGTGGACGACGCCCGCCGCTATCTTGGCATCCGCCTGGGGGGTAAAAGCTGACGGAGTAACTAACGATTCAACGGCTCTACAGGAAGCGTTTAACGAAGGCGTCGCAAAAGGCTTGCCTGTTCGTCTACCTAGCGGCGAAATAATTACTAACAAAGAATTGACTTGGAAATCTAGTTATATCGCGATCGAAGGAGCAGGTTCTAAGAAAACCAAGATAGTCACCGAAAAATCCACTTATCACGCGCTATCTGTTGGACCTGGCAATGAAGGGCAGGACAACAGGCTGGGCGGCTTCCTGCGCGACTTTACTATCGCTGGTGGTAATGCCGAACGGCTGAAAGCTGGAGTTGAACCTGTAACGGAAAAGTCTGCCCTCAAACTTAACGGTGCCCGGCTACTACAGGTCTCCGATATAGAGATCGAGGGCACGCACGATATTGGCGTTTCGCTAACCAATAACTGTTATGGATCGAGCTTTACAAATCTTCGTTGCGAACTTGATGCCTGCCGGGTTGGTGTCTACATGGCAAAAGGCAGCGAAAACGGTGAAGATATCGACTTCAACAACTGTTGGATCTCGGGCGAGGTTGCCGCACTACATATAACCAGCGGTAAAAACTACCGCGTGCGCGGCGGGCAGCTCACCGCATCTCGCCAAGCTGCAGCCGAAGAGGACTTGCGTGGTGTCGTTATCCTCGGCAAGGATTACCTGGGTGCAGCGGGCGCAGAAGACACCGAGATTACTCTCGAAACCAGCTTTGAGGGCTTCAAGCGTTGTTGGGCTATTCGTGCTTTCAAACTGGTGAAGATCACCGCGCACTCAACCTTCAACGCCAATGCCGCATCGGCTGCCATTGGCTTTTATAAAAACGCCGCGCACGGCGCCAGCTACGTCACCCTAGACGGATGTGGATTTGTTGGAACCTTCTCGAAGGCGTCTACCGAAATGGTAATTCGTGAAGGTTCGACCAGCGGCTCGACATGGCATGAGCGGGGAAGCTGGGGAAGCTACAAAGACGGCACTGGCGAAACGAGTGCTCTCTTCAACAATATGGCTCGCCGAGCCGAAGTTTCCAGAGCACAGGGAACCCGTGATGGAAACATCTTTTACATGCAGGGAATGGAATTTAAGGTTACGGGTGGAATCCTTGAAGTCTCGGAACTGCATAAAGAAAGCTGGCGAGCGGTCACTGGACGGCTGGAAGAAATAGCGGCGTCGAACACCCTCGCACCAAAAGCTACTGCCACCCTAGTGAAGGTTAAAGAAAACACGGAAATTAAAAAAATAACTGCTACCTTTGCGTCTCATCGGATCGTCCTTCTCTTCTCCGGAACCCCGACCGTAAAAGATGGGGAAAACCTGAAACTAGCCGGCGACCTTGTTGCGACCGTAGATGACACACTAGAGTTGATATGCGATGGAACTAACTGGTATGAGATCTGCAGGTCGGTTAACTAGATGAAAAAACCAGCGCTATACCCCTCGGCAGCGCTATACCCCTCGGCAGCGCTATACCCCTCGAGCGGGCTAGCCGCTGGCGCGAGAGTACTATCGCTAGCGGGTAAGCGCCACATTGACTTGATGCCTCACTACTATGCTGAGGACCCTGCGGCGCAGGCTGTTGTAGACTCGCTCGCGCGCGAGCTAGAGCGCCTTGAGGACTTCCTTAATCTTGTTCGCAAACAGTGGTTCCCCCAGAACGCGGCCGATGATTATGGACAGCTCGGACTGCGTGAGGCACAGCTAGGTATTCCGGTCGAACCGCTGGGTGTCAGCCTAGAACAGCGTCGAGCTATCGTCCATGCCTATGAACGTGCGAGGCTCTCGGGCTCGGGCGAAGACTGGATCGTCCTGCTCACTATCGCGCTTGGGGCGACTGTCTGGGAACACGAGGAGAACGACCCTGGCGACTACGACCTGCGTATCACGATCCCCTACGCCGCTGAAAGCTATACGACCGCCCAGGTGGAGATTCTGGCCGATGTCGTAACCCCTGCCCATCTCAACATCGCCATGCAGTTTGAACAGGGATTCGTAGTTGGCGTCTCCCGCATCGGCGATCTTATGTAGGAGCGAGCATGTCTCAGAACGATCCACTCGACCACGGCCAAATCCTCCATGAGGGGTTTACGGACGCAATCCAGGAGCTTCTCGGTGCCCACGCTCCGACGAACTTCAAGCTCGAACGGGTTAACGGCACGACGATCAAGGTCGCCGCCGGCACCGAAAACAGCCAGGTCTCAATCGCCGTCAAAGGCCGCTATCGCTGGCGCACGACCGAAACGACAGCGGTTCTCCCAGGAGGTCTTCCCGACGGCGAGCATCCTGTATTCGTCACCGCGTCGGACAACGACTACACCGGTCCGATCGAAGACCCGGATGCCCCGACCGTCTACACCTTCGGCCTCGAAATCAAGGAATCGGGGAAAACGCCCGCGACAGCCCTTTGGCGCGAAGTCGGCAAAGTCACCGTCACCGCTGGCGCGATCACCGCGATCCGCCAGACGGTTGCCTCGGTCAGCGGAGCCCAGATCGAGAACGGCGCGCTCTCCTCGGAATCGCCCAGCGACATCGAATGGACGCGGGCACCTGGTGGTGGCCTCGTCGCCAAGCTCAGAGCCGCGCTCGCCGCAGAACTCGGAGTTGATGGCTCGAAGGCAGATAGCTCGCTCGTGACCAAAGAAGAGTCGCGGAGTGGCGAACCATTCGCCTCGATGGCGACAGAAGATAAAGCGGTGATCACGCTCGCGACGGCAGGGCTGATGCGCATTGGTGTGATGGCCGAGATAAAATCCTCAAAAAGCTCGGCTGGCTTGATCGCCGTTGAGATCAACGGGGTGATCGCAGGTGTCACTGCTGGAGAAAGCATCAAGATCGAAGGCAAAAGCATCGAAGAAAAATGGACGAAGATATTCACCAGCCCGGAGCATCTCATCTCAGTAGAAGCGGACGAAGACCACGTCCTGACCTTGGAGCAAATGGGAATCTCGGGTACAGCCCCCGCAGGAACACCTTGGGTCTATCGAGCGCCTGCGGGCACCTATATCGTCAAGCTCAAGTACAAAACAAATAGCGGCACGGTCTCCGCTCGTAACCGCTGTCTCTACGTCGAAGGTCAAGAGTTCCACTAAAGGTTTTCCAGCATCCGGCAGATTTGGTTATGGCCGACGCGGCCCCCGATCCCATTGGTCTGACCGAAGGGTCCTAGCCCAAGGCGAGGTAGCTGGCGCACATACGGCAACTTTGCGCATTGGGCATAGGCATCAGCGAAATGCTCACTGGGGTCATATAGCTTCGGTTCGGAGGGAATGTTCCATTCCCCTTCGAGGCCGAGTATTTGCATGAACCGTTCCCTTGCCCACCCGGGCAAGACATTGGTGTCGAAGTTATGACCTAGCTCGTGGTAGAAGGTTTCCCTTGGGAAGAAGCCGACGACCATTGCCGGAGCTATCCAGATCATTCTTTCGCTTGGTTGGGTGCAGGCAGCGTAGTTCAGCTCGCGGCTTGGACAACCATGCTCGGCGGTGGTCTCAACAACCGTAATCGGCCCGTCGGGCATCGGCATCTTTGCTTCATCGGCCCAACGCTGGTAGGGCAGAGAGCAGGGTTCGCAGTTGATTGTCAGCGCCGAGGCGGGTGCTGCTTGGACGGCAAACGCGGCACCAGCGAAAGCGAAAACGAGAGTGATGAGGCACTTCCTCATGTGGTCCTCCTTGGTCGGGTACGCCAACAAAGTTAGCATCTTTGGTCTGCCGCAGCAAGTGCGTCCGATGGCGGTGCAAGGCTGATTTCGGTGTCTGTGCCACCCATCACCAAGCGAAGTCGCGGCCCGCGCGTCAAGAAGCTCCAGACCGGCCTTGACCGCGAACTCAAGCACTTCAAGTTCGCTTGGCGCAAGATCAAGATCGACGGCGAGCCGGGGCGGCACACCTTCGACGCCGCCAACATGGTCGCTTGGCTCAAGGGCTTCTCGCCCGCCGAGCTGAAGAAGATCGACGGTGGGCATATCTCGCAGCGGGACTTCTTGATCTTGATCGGCGAGAAACCGCGCACGAAGGCGATGGAGAAGCGCGCCGAGGCGCGCAAGGACGATGCCCGGAGACTGCGGCGCAAACACAAGTGGCTGGAAGAACATCCAGACCCGAAGCCCGCGCCCGCTGGCGGGGGCTGGGTCATGTTCGACGGCCACGAAGTAGCGGGGTGGATCGCGGAGATTCTGCAGGACGCCCGCGACAGCGGCGAGTGGAACGGCGTCGTCTTCAGCGGTCGTCGCTCCCCGCAATACTGCCGGGAACTCTGCGAAAACATGTGCGGAGCCCCCTCGTGCAGCGGCACCTGTGCAGGGGAATCGAGCAACCACTGCGGCCCTCCTTCCTTCAAGGGCGAGCCCTACGAGGGCGCTGTCGATGTGAGCGACCCCCAGGGCCTCCGCTCCTACTGCGAACGCCACAACAAGCCGCTCAAGGGCGGCGGGCAAGTCCTGCCGCGAGACCTGCCGCACTTCTCCCACAACGGCAACTAGGTTGACTGGGCACGCTGAAACCGGCCTGTCGTTTGCCCAGCCAAGCGAGGTCGCTCTCGCGTATCTGGCGGGCATCCTCGACGGCGAGGGGCACTTCAAGCAGGGCGAGCGCACAACGGCACGCGGATCGCTGACCCGCAGCGGTGGTCGATCCTGCGGCCTCCAAGTCACGATGACCGACCAAGGCGCGATCAAGTGGATCGCAGAGAACTTCGGCGGCCGTCTATACGTCAACGGCCGGGCGAAGTCGGGTCGGCGTGTATACGGCTGGGTTTTGAGCCGCCAAGACGACTTGCGCTACCTGCTGCCGCTTTTGATCCCGCACCTGAAGGTCAAGGGACCGCAGGCGTGGGCACTACTTCGACTCGTTGAAACCCTGCGGGCACAGCCCCGCTACGACAACCGGAGGGTCGGCCCGCGCGTTGAGCGGGTCATCCGTGCGGCGCTGCGTCTGCAGTGGCGCTACGAAGTCGCGCTGGCGCGGACCTCGGTCGTCGGTTCCCGCAATGCCCTAAAGGAGGCAACAGCATGATTCTCGGATACTCACTGGACGAAGCGAAGAAGTTCGTGATTGCAGCAGTCGCTTTCGCTGCCGCCATCGCGGCGATGTTCGTCGCCTACGACCCCGGCATAAACGAAGCAGCAATCTCCATCGCAGGAGCGCTCATCGGCATCGTCGGTGTTTTCCAAGCACCGCAGTTCAGCGTCGAAGACCTGTCGAAGTACTTGGAGGCTCTCAAGGGAGCGCTTATCGCGATGGCGAACTTTTGGTTCGTGGTCGATCCGTCGTGGAGCGTCAAAATCTCGACCGCCATTGCAGGCGGAGTGGCGCTGTACGCGGTCTACAAGGCGAAGAACAACAAGCCGCTCAACGTACCCGCTCCCGCTTAACTGGGAGGCGGGTGCGCAATGATGCTGCTGAAGCCGACTCGCGACTATAGATACGCCTTTCGCAAGGGCATGTCTGGCACCGATGTCGCCGCGCTCCAGCTCAACTTTCCGAGCTTGAGCGCGGACGGCATCTTCGGCGAAGAGACGCTGAAAGCGGTGCGTGCCTACCAGAAAGGGCATGGTCTGAAGGTCGATGGCATAGCGGGCCTTGCGACCCAGAAGTCCCTCGTCGTCCAACGCTCGACCAACGCCAGCCGCAGCAAGGACCTACCGGCCGGGATGTTGCCGTCGATCGCGCAGAACGAGAGCGCCTTCGCAGTAGCCGCTTGCGCCTTGCACGGTGACGATGAGGCCGACGGCTTCGACCTGGGCGCCTTCCAGAAGTCCATCCCCGCCGGGTCCGGCGGGAGCCAAGCGCAGTTCCGCGGCGCATACACGATCACGACGATGGCCGATGAGACCGCCGCTCGACTGCGCCAGAGGCGAGACACCTTCCTCAAAGCGGCTGCCATCAATCCGAAAAACCGCTACGCAGAGGACTTCCCCGACAGCGAAACGTTCGATCCGATCCGCTTCTGCTGGCAGCTGGCGGTGCTCTCCCACAACTGGCCGGCGGCCGCGGAAGGGATTGCCGAGCGCGGATCGATCTTCAAAGACGCCAGCAAGGACGACGAGACCGAGGCCTGGATCGTCAAAGCGAGTGGCGGACGCCTGGCAACGCCCAGGGAATGGGCGATCGCCTACGTCGAGCGCGCGACCGCTCTGGTGGTCTGGTAGCCCTGCTGCGGGGACCATCCGCAGACATCCGGTACTCTTTGTAGGCAGAGGAAGGCGAAAACTGGCGCGGCCCTACCCTTGGTCGGGTATTCAGCCGGGTCTCCCCGGCTAGGGCCAGACCCACTTCCTTCAGACGGGCCGCTCTTTGGGCGGCCCGTCCCCTTTCTGGGCGTCCGGCTGCGAGCGTAATTTCCCTGTCTCAGTCGTTCCCGACCAAGGAGGCAGACATGGCCGATCAACAGGCCGCGCTGGGCGAGGATGCTCAGGAGGAGGAGAAGCAGCCTGAGGCAGTAGCCGAGGAGGGAGCCGCCGAGGAGGAAAAGCCCTCCCGCGAGGTTCTTCCCGACACCCGCGGCGCCGCGATCACGGTGCCGGCGAGGCTGGGCTTCGAGCAACAGCAGGTCGTGGCGATCAAGAACACCGTCGCCGCCGACTGCAACGACGCCGAGCTGGTGATGTTCCTCGAGGTCGCCGCCCGCTACGGGCTGGACCCCTTCGCCAAGCAGATTTACGCGGCCAAGATGAAAGGGCGCGTCCAGATCATCGTCTCGCGCGACGGCCTACTGGCCCACGCCCACAAACAGGACACCTTCGTCCAGATGGACGGCGACATTGTCCACGCCAACGACGACTTCCGCGTCGTCTTCGAAAAAGGCGAGCGCGACATCCACCACTCCTACAGCACGAAGGTCGATCCGGGCAAGAGCGGGCCGGAGGGCGAACCGCTCGGCGATCGCGGGCCGATCGTCGGCGCGTGGGCTCGGGTTGTGCGCCGCGGCCACGGCACGACGTTCTTCTTCGCGCCGATGGACGAGTACAAGCAGGACCGCGACGGCCCTTGGCAGAAGACCCCGAGCGCGATGATCCTCAAGTGCGCGGAGACCTACTCGCTGCGCAAAGCCTTCTCGATCAGCGGCGTCGTCGGCGAGGACGAGGTCGAAAAGGAGCGCAAGCGCCTCACCGAGGTCGAGGGCGAGCCAGTGGTCGCCCAGCTCGAGGAAATCGACTTCGGCGAGGAGCCTCGCGCTTCCTACATCCGCGAGCTGGCTAGGATCGCCAACGAAATCAAGCCCGGCGCCTACCGTGCCGCAAAGCTGATGGGACTCTCGGCCGACCCCGATGGGCTGGTCAACGAGCTCAGCGCCTTCATCACCGAGAACGGCGGCGAGGTCCCCGCCGAGCCGGTCGATGGGGTCGCCGTGGAGGTTGAGGCCGAAGAGGAGGTTGACGCGGCGGCCACCCCTGCGTAGAGTGCCGGGCGCACTGTGTGGGCTTGCCCGCATGGCGCCTCCTAAAGGGGCCGTCCTCGCGGGCGGCCCCTTGTTTGCCCCAAACAGGCGATTTCTGGCCGCAGCAAGGCGTCCGATGCAGCGTCTTGACTGACTCGCATACCCGACCAGGTCCCCTACCCGACTGCGCTTGAGCGCTTCCCGACCGTCAGGCAGTCCACGTTGTCGAAGTTCGACGACTGCGCGTTGGCGGCCCGCTTCTACCTCGACCACGAGCAGGGCTGGAACGGGCATCCCCAGGGCCGGGGCATCATCTTCCACCGCTTCGCCGCCAAGGCCCTGCTGGCGATGGAGGAACACCAGGAAAAGACCATCCCGGTCGACCTGGCCCTGGCCATCCTGCGCGAGTGCCTGCGCCAGCACGATGTGCCGGCAAACGACGTGGTGAACATCCCCCACAGCGAAATCAAGGACCTGCGCTGGACGGTCATCAAGTTCGCCAACGACAACGCCTTCGACATCGACCAGCTGGCCTCGGTGGAGGAGCGCCTCGAGGGGCTCGTCGAATACGAACGGCCTGAAGGCGGCATGGTGCAGCGCCGCGTCAGCGGCCAGCTCGACGCGCTGTTCCTCCCAGACCCCAGCCACGCCGTCTGTCTGGACTGGAAGGACACTTGGGCCCTTCCGCCGGCCAAAGAGCTCTCCGAGGACGGCTACTTCCAGCAGCGCATCTACGGCTTCTTGGTCCTCGAACGCTACCCCTCGGTCCACTTCGTCACCCTGCGCGAGCACTACGTCCGCCACGATCCCGGCGATTCGATCGGCACCGGGAACACCCGCGAGGCGACCGTCAGCCGCGAGGAACTGCCCGACATCAAGGACGAGATCGCGGCGTTGGTGGAGCGCTTCGACCGCGCCGTCGAGCACGGCAACTGGCCGCCGAAGGAGGACGAGGAACTGGTCCTGTGGACGCCCTCACCGGGCAAGCACTGCTCCTTCTGCCCTCGCCCTGCAGCCTGCCCGATCTTCCCGGATGCGCGCGTAAGCGGCGCGATCACCGATCCCGAACAGGCCAAGCGCTACGCCGCGGAGGCTGAGGTCGCCAAGGCCGCGCTCGACCAGCGGATGAAGGCGATGAAAGCCTGGAGCGATGTGCGCGGACCGATCCCGGTGCGCCACGCGAAGGACCCGAACCGCGTCTGGGGCTACAAGCCCACCACCCGCAAAGAGCGCCCGACCCGAGAGACGCTCGAGGCCGCGCTCGCGGTCCACGGCCCCGATGTCGATCTCGACTCTCTCTATGTCACCCGGCCCGCGACGCGCTTCATCCAGCACACCAACCCTCCCGTAGCGCCGGAGCCGGTCGACGCCGAGCTCATGGCGGCGCTTGATGAGTCCGTTCGCCAGGCCGAAGAGGACTCACCGCAAAACGCGAAGTAAACGCAGCGGCTGTCCGGGCGGGAGAGTAGCTTCGCCTCCATGCCCGACCAAGGAGGAGAGAGATGCTGATTCAGGTGGGAGAGACCACTGCCCCAGGACCAGACGGTGCCCCGATGCGCTTCCGCGTCTTGCAGGCGCTCGACCCTGTGAGCGAGCTGCCGATTGCACAGGTGCCGATCCCAATCGGCGCAGCGGAAGCTGTCGGCAAAGCGATCGCCGGCGAAGCCCCCGGCGCCCGCATCGTCGTCCCTGGACAGAACGGCGCACCGCCCGCACCGCCTGACCTCAAGAGCTGAGGTGAGGCGCACCCTCCTTGACTCGCCCCTCTGGGGGTTGCTCGACAGCCGCATCTTGCGGGGTGACTGCGTGGAGCTGATGGGCGCGCTTCCGACCGACTCTTTCGACGCGATCGTCACCGATCCTCCCTACGGCCTGGAGTTCATGGGGAAGGAATGGGACCGCCTGGCTCCTGTTGACCGCGCTCGAGCCGAAGGCAAGCGGCGCGACCACGGCACCGCCAGGGTGGGCGGCTTCGAGCGCTCGGGGGTCCGCTACGTCACCGATGGCGAGGTGATGCAGCGCTGGCACGAAGCCTGGGCCGCCGAGGCCCTGCGCGTGCTGAAACCCGGCGGCCACCTCCTCGCCTTCGGCGGCAGCAGGACCTACCACCGCCTCGCCTGCGCTGTCGAGGATGTCGGCTTCGAGTTGCGCGACTCGCTGATGTGGATCTACGCGCAGGGCTTTCCGAAGTCCAAAGACGCGGGGGAGGGACGAGGGACGGCGCTGAAGCCCGCCTATGAGCCGATCGTCGTCGCGCGCAAGCCGCTGGTCGGCAACGTCGCGCAGAACGTCGCTCGCTACGGCACCGGGGCGCTCAACATCGACGCCTGCCGCATCCCGGTCGCCGACACCAAGCCCTACCAGCGAAATCACTCCGGTGACCGCGGCCACGCCGGCACCCGCGGGCGCGAGCAGGAGGGAGCGACCAACATGCACGTCGGCGGCGGCTCCGCAGCGGAGGGGCGCTTCCCGGCGAACCTGTTGATCGACGAGGTCATGGCGGCGATGCTGGATGCTCAGAGCGGAGACCGTCCGGGCGGCGGCTACCCCGCCGAGAGAGGCGACAACAGCATCTTCAACAAGGCCAGCGGCGGCAATGCCGGCCCACGCAACATGGGCGATCGCGGCGGCGCCAGCCGCTTCTTCTTCTGCTCGAAGGTCACGCGCCTGGAGCGCGACCTCGGGTTGGGCGGGTTCGATACGAAGATGCTGCGCTGGTCCAGCGGAGACCAGTCCCCAGGGACCTTCCAGAGCGAGGGCACCGAAAAGAGTGCCCGCAACCACCACCTAACGGTGAAGCCAATCGACCTGATGCGGTGGCTCTGCCGACTCGTCACCCCACCAGGTGGGCTGTTGCTCGATCCCTTTCTCGGCAGCGGCTCGACGGGCTGTGGAGCGGCAATGGAGGGCCTCGAGTTCGCCGGGATGGAGCGGGAGGCCGATTACATCGAGATCGCCGAGGCCCGGATCGCCCACTGGTCGCAGTACGCCGGCGCCGACACCGAGGCCGCGACGCGCTCGGCGCTCGTTCAAGAGCTTGCAAAGGAAGCAGGTCAGCTTGACCTGCTCGTGGACCGGGAGGAGCCATGCCATACAGGAAGTTGAAGCGACCCAGGAGGGATGCGACCGACGAGGAGATCATCGCCTATCGCCGCCGCATCGCCGCCACGCTGGAAGAAATCGCCGTCGACTACGGCGAGGAGTTCGTGATCTTGCCCGCGGCCGACCTGGCCAACGGAACGATCTATGAGCTCGACGCGCACGACCAGACGAAGCTCGGCGGCTTTCGCAGCGGCTCGGACTCGGCGCGCAAGGCGGCGATCGACAACTACCCGCGCTCGGGAAGCCAGCGCCACCGCGTGCTCGTTGCCCTGGTGGAGGCGGGCGAGCGCGGCGTAACCTCGGATGAGATACACGCCTCGACGGGGATGAATCTCTACTCGGTGAAGCCGCGGCTGATCGAGTTGCGCGAAGGCGGCTGGGCTGAGCAGAACGGCAAGACCAGGCCCTCACCGCGAGGCTCGGCCACCGATGTCTACGTGGCGACCGAGCGCGGCAAAGCAGCGGTGAGAGAGAAGGAGCGCCAGCTCGTCGGATGAACGCCTTCTGGCGAATCGAGACTGGCGACTGCCGCGACCTGTTGCGGGCGATGGAGCCTGCCAGCGTCCAGTGCGTCGTCACCTCGCCGCCCTACTGGGGCTTGCGCGACTACGGCCACGAGGGTCAACTCGGCCTGGAGCGGACGCCCGAGGAGTACGTCACCCAACTCGTCGAGGTCTTCCGCGAGGTCAGGCGGGTGCTGCGCAACGACGGAACCGTCTGGCTGAACCTCGGCGACTGCTACGCGAGCAGTCCGCCAGGAAACGTGACCAAGGGGGTCAGTGCCAGTTCAACCCTCCACGGCATTGACAGTGATCGCTATCGAGAGAGCCTTGATTCCGGCCACGCCACCAAGCGAAATACGGTTGTTCCAGGGCTGAAGCCCAAGGATCTCGTAGGCATCCCCTGGCGCGTCGCCTTCGCCTTGCAACAGGATGGCTGGTATCTGCGCGCGGAGACCATCTGGGCCAAGCCGAACCCGATGCCGGAGTCTGTGGGCGACCGACCCACCAGGGCGCACGAGCAGGTCTTCTTGCTGACGAAGTCACAGCGCTACTTCTACGACGCCTTCTCGATCCGCGAGTCAAGTGTCGGCGGCCACGGCTCGGGTGTGACCGAGCGAGCCGACAACCACCAGGCAGATCGGAGCGATTTAAGCACCCGCGTGCCCTGGGAGCACCAGGCGGCACGCAACAAGCGCTCGGTCTGGGAGATACCGACGGTCCCATTCAAGGGCACCCACTTCGCCACCTTCCCACCGAAACTCGTCGACCCCTGCGTGCAGGCCGGGACACCGGAGG